CTGCCTGTCTCGTGGGCTCGGAGATGTGTATAAGAGACAGATTATACATATTTTATATATTAAGGGGAAAGCCGGTACAGGTACTTTATATAAATAGCCCCCTGGGGTTATTATAAATTCCGACTTTTATATTTGGAGGGCAATTACCTAGATTCCAAAAATTCATAGAGTGAGTGTAGTGGCGGTCCACAACCCCTTTAGTCCCCCCCCTGTATATTGATATAAAACTAAAACAAAAACAAAAATCAATTTCCAGTATTAACATTTTAAAATTTTAAGATTATGACACTCGAAGAATTGAAAGACCAGAACGTAAGCGCAGTAGAAAGAGCTAAGGCAGTAGTATCAGCATTGGGACTGAAAGGTGATGAACGCTCAGTTGTTGTCGGCTTGTCAAAGGGCGATAAGTTTAAGTTGGTAGCAATGAACAAGGTAGATTTGCCTGCAAATGCCAACCAACCAAACCAAAGCAACTTTACACCGATTACATTTAGCACTGACACAGGTGCAACCATTGGTGCAAAACACTTTGCGGGCGTAGAAATCGACGACGATGCTCCGGCAATCGGTTCAACTCCGTTGGAAAATGCCGCTTTCCTTGTTTATTGCATTGACCACAATGTAACATTTAAGGTAGACAAAAAGGTAACGGAAGACATCGAAGCTACCACTGACCGCCAAGCCTACAAGAAAAATACTTACAAGCTGGTAGTGGAAGACTATGATTAAAAGATTGGGGAGAAATCCCCTTTCTTTTACATACAAATAATCTTTGTAGAAATGGACATAAGAAAAAAGTTTAAGACTATAAAGTGTTTGTATAATTGGGGCATAATCTATGACCCAAAGACTAATGAAAAGTTAAATTTCAAATCCAAACGTGTTTATTGCGTAACTTCTTGGGCTTGGATTATGACCTATCAAAAGTCAGAAGAAGATATTCCTGAGATAATTAGGATAGTCTTTGTAGATTAACTCTAAGGTACTATGAGTTTTAAATAAAGTGCCCACATGAACCCCATCATCGGAACGTTGGTTAACGGGGAAAACAACATCACAACAAATCAAATCAAAGTTTTTGTTTAGTTTTAGGATTGTATCTGGCAGCTTGGAAAGACAAGCAAAATCTTTATACCTATCTGCTAATAGGTTTAGTGTTCAACGCGAAAATTCGGTAAAGGAAGGAGAGAAATTGTCCACTAAAAAGACCCTCAATTTCCGGACTTTTTCCGATTTTCAAAAAAATCCGCCAGAGTAGGAGTTATATAGCTCACACTCTCTATAGACATTATTTAGTATTTAGCCTATAAAAAGGCAACAAAAAGCGAGGCTACGCAGAAGAGCCTAACACCAAAAATAACTGCTACAAATTCTATGTGCATATTCGCAAACTTGAGCACTATAGGATTTAGGTTGAGCTATAAGGATTGGTCACTTATAGCAATATTATGAGTACTGCTGATATGTCAGTGACCGTACATATCACATATAAAATATGTTATACAATTATGTTAGAAGTTGCCAGGTCTAAGAAGCCTGATTAAAATCTCTAGATAGTAAGAGAGAACCTCATAAGGGTTCATTTTCCATCTCGAATCTATTCGCAAGTTTTGAGATTAGCTACCTCAGAATTTAGTGAACGTTGATAACGTGGTATGTCTGGAAAACATACTAAATAATCCCCTATCTTATACTAGTTACCAAGATAGGGCATACTCTCAAGATAAGAACAACCTTTACGTGGTTTGAGAGATAAGTAAGCTATTTAAGCTGAAACTAATAGTTCTAGTAATAACAATTAAATTTGACAAATCATGGAAGTAACAAAATACGTTGTAACTAACAATCTCTCTGTATTATATAATACTAGAGAAGAAGCAGAAACTGCATTTGAAGCAGAACTAGCTAAACTGGAATCGGACTTCGCAAAGGGTGCATTCAAGCTCGTATACACAGTTGCTCCTTACATAGTAAAATAACAATCTAAAACCTCGCGATGCAGGTCAATCGTATATAATCATGGATACAATAATTTGGTCAGACGGACATACAACTACAATCAGCAGCGAAGAAGCTTTCAGAAGACAATATGAAGTTTATACTGACAATGGTTCTGAATGGCGAATGAGAATTGGTGATGCAGAATTTGCCTGGCATGGTAACTGTTGGATGCAGGTATAAATAAACAGAAGGCCAGTGCTGTAAAGACTGGCATATAACATTGATCGAGCTCCTGTCAAGTGCCACGGATGACAGATTTGAGTCCTAATACAGTGGTTTACGCTGTTCCTTGAGAAAGAACAGTATAACTGAGTCTCAAAAGATTGTGTATATTCTAATATTTAGAAGATTGTGCTATACACTCTATAATCCGAAGTATTCGCACAGTACAAACTTGGATAGACAAAGTACAAGTCTATACCTAAAGTTCTAAGTTATCTCTCACAGAGAGGATTATAAGAACTTTTATAAAAAACTCAATAACTTCCCAAGACATTGAGGGCACCAGTTTCTTATGAATAAATACTCTGAAAAGCCTATATATGGGCAGGACAGAGCCTCGAAAGTCTTAGACCAGAGAGATAGTAAGTTTTAGGTGTAAAATGCGATTAATAAAAGAAAAAGATTATGGAACAGTATTTAGATGCAAAAATTAAGAGATTTACTCAAAAGCAATTATTCAAGAAAATAACTAAAGTTAAAACTATGCTAGGTTTGGGAGGATTACATCCTGAGAAATACCTAGAAGTTGTACCCAAACATAAAAATTGTGTCCTAGTTGACTTCAATCCAGCAGATGCATTAGTAAGAAGAAATTCTCTTATTGGAGAGTTTGATTTACTTACTAATTCTCCAGCGGAGAGAAGTCCGCTTAACTTCGTTGATTGTGATTTCTGCAAGTCCATTATAAATAATGGAGCAGATTTACTATATATTTATACGAAGATGCAGCTTTCTCCAATTAGAAACAAGTATATCACATTTACTTTTAGTTGTAGAACTGCGGGAGACGAGAGAACGATTGAGTGGTTGGCAAAGAATTTCCCAGAACTTGATATTCCAAGAAATTACGTGTTTATAAATGATACAAGATGTAAGGAGATTGGATATCGTCAATATGTTAAACGTATGTATGATCCAACTAGAGACAGATTCTTGGACATATACAAATACAGAGATTCTGGAGATAACATGATTACCGGACTAATTAAAATCCTCTGATGAGTCTTTGAAAATTAAGACGAAACTACCCATCTTTGGGTAGTCAGGATTAAAAAGAAAAAGAAATGAGAAAGTACAACAGATTAAATTGCGATTCAACTGTTCGCGCAAGATTTATAGATACTTGGGGACGAGTAATAACTTTAGTCGGAACCCATGCCTTCGAATATGCCATTCACATAGAAGGAGTAAGAACAGTTACTGAAACATTCGAGAATGGAACATTAGCAAGAAAAAGATTTAACGAATTAAAAAAGAAACCATGAGAAAGAGATTTAAGATGAGCAGAATTGCTTCATCAGACAACTATGAGTTGTCAAGAAAGATTCACGCAATGTACCTCCAAAGATTTCACGAGGAGAACATAGAAGTGATTACAGAGATTTCATCTACATTAGTAATTAAAGAACAAAAGTATATTCGGGTATTTGGGAAGTTAATTCCTGTTTCCGAAGAAGAATTGAGAATACATAACACTTTAATATCTGTGAAATGATGGAAGATTTGTTAACAATAGTAAGATGGGCAATAACATTGCCTGTTTGGTTGCTAGAACATATACTTAAGGCTATAACCTTAATAGTTCTGGTATTGGTAATCATCGTCATGGCGGTATTATATCCGCTATTTCGGTCTATCTGGCGTAAGACAGGACAGTCTGTGATTTTTAAGTATGCAACAAAATGGAGAGGAAACTATCCGCTAACCAAAAAAGTATTTGACTTATGGCAATGATGAGAAGAATTACCGAAATAAACGGTGAGATAATTATGGTAGAAACTATGATTATCGTAGGAGAGATAGTATTGATTACAGTACAAATAAATGGAGAACTAGTTCGCTATGAAATATTATCTGTTAGACAGTTATGGGAAGGTCGTTAGGGCCTTCTCAAGCTGGTCTGAGGCTAACAAATTTCGTATAACTAGAAATAGACCAGATTGGAGGATTGTATGACATACATCGTTGTATTTATAATATTAATCATCATGTGGAAAATGATTGAAGACGAATGAAAACAGTATTAACCCATACAGGAAAAATCTATGTTGATACAGAACATAGACTAGAGTTCTTAACTGTAGGAGACTATGGTAAGGAGAACAACATCAAGGCTGATTTCTTAGGTCTAACTAAGGAAATCAATGGAGTAGAGAATACAGCAGTAGACCTAAGCAAGAAATGGGTAGCAACTATTTCAACTCAGAAAGGCTGTCCTATGCATTGTAAATTCTGTGATGTTCCCAAGTTTGGATTCTATGGAAATGCTTCTATAGAAGATATGGATAGACAAATCCGAACTATTATAGAAGGCGAAAGTGTCAGAGAAACAGACAGGTTTAATGTGCACTTTGCTAGAATGGGAGAACCAACATGGAATGATAATGTATTAGCATTTGGGCTTGCTCTCAGAGGTGTGGTTAAGTCTGCAGGGTTAATAGCTAAAACTGTTCATCCAGTAGTTTCTACGATGCTTCCGAAAGCAAATAATAAGCTTGGAAACTTCTTACAGGTTTGGTGTAGCATAAAAAATGAGTTCTACAATGGAGAAGCAGGCTTACAGTTTTCAATCAATTCTACAGACGATGAACAGAGAAACGAGCTGTTTGACTCTAAGAGTTTGTCACTAGCACAAATTTCTCAGTTGGCTAATGAGTTACCAATGCCAGTAGGCAGAAAGTATACTCTAAATTTTCCAGTAACCTCACAAACTATTCTCGATGCGAAGGAATTGTCAAAGCTATTTGATAGGGAGAAATTTATTGTTAAAATCACTCCTATACATGAAACAGCTTCTGCTATAGAGAATGGTTTCCAGGTAACTGGATACTCTGATTATGACGTTTATCGTCGCTTTGAACAACCTTTATTGAAAGAAGGTTGGGATGTTATAGTGTTTGTTCCATCTAAGGAGGAAGATTCTGACCGAATTACTTGTGGGAACGCACTAATCTCTGAAGAAAAGATTTAACAATTCTTAACTAAGGAGAACGTAGTTCGCTGTATATAATAGCGAACACGATGTCCCGTTAGCTCAGTTGGATAGAGCAACAGCCTTCTAAGCTGTGGGTCGTAGGTTCGAATCCTACACGGGATACTAACAATTAAAAAACAAAACTATGATACTATTTATTTATATCTTAGGAGTACTAATGGCATGGTTTCTAATGTATTTAGAAGAGAAATATCGTTATAAGAAGGAAAAGACCTATAAATTTACTTTAGGTAATCTATTGTCAAGCATATTCTTTTCTTTATTTTCATGGATTGTAGTAGCAGCGTGCCTAATATCCTTGTCGGATAAAATAATCTTAGTAGATAAATCCGACTAATTAATGACTCCGTAGCTCAGTTGGTTAGAGCACGATACTTTTAATATCGGGGTCCCGAGTTCGAATCTCGGCGGAGTCACTCTTTTTCTTTTATTCCGCTAGTAAACATTTGTTGTGAAACACGTGTTTGCATCTGGGTATAGTCGAGTTGGTAAGATGCTACATTTGGGATGTAGAGACCGCAGGTTCGAGTCCTGCTATCCAGACAAGAAGTAATCAACATTCACTATTAGTACAGCAATTAGGACTGTAGGGTGCCTTTTAGATGAATCCCTGATTACTCCGATTAACAGAGGCAATGTCCTTAATATCGTTACCACGCACTGCGGCTATTAGCTGTTAGATGATTTGGGGTGCCAAATGGAAGAACGGTAACAGCTATGTTAATTAGAACGAATCTGTTAATTGTATGGGAGTGCGCCAACGTTGGAGAGTTGGGCTTGACTGTAAATCAAGTGCCTATGGCTTAGAAGGTTCGAATCCTTCCACTCCCACAAATTTAATGAATATGTTAATAGGATTTTTAGTATTTATTACTCTAGAAATAGCTATAATAGCTACTATAGGGTTTACTTATTTTCACGAAGATGATAAGAATTTCAAGAATTATCGCAAAGGAAAGAATAGCTGATTTGTTAGACTTAAATTTCGTGTCTAAGATAGAAATTAAGACAGGGAAAACAAGGATTTAATAATCCTGCTATTTGTAGAGTAGAAATCTATTTACTACTTGAAAACGACAAAGAGTACTTTAATTCCAAAATGGCTGATATTATGTCATGGGCACAAAAGAACAAATGTAACATTGCTTTTTACTACTGCTAGTTATGGCTCTCAAAGACGGATTTATTAAAGAATCTGCTTTTTGATGACTTTAACTATCCAGTTCCTAAAAAGTATAAGGCATTATGTGATATTTATTTCAGCAAGTTACTTTAATCTATTTAATAGAAGAAAGCTATAATGGAAGATTAGTACGAAGGATTATCTGACGAAGAACTTAAAGAGATTTTCGAAGATATGGAAGCAGACTATTGGATAGACTACTATCAGTCTCTCTGTGAGTAAAACTCTGTTAGCGAGATGCGCAGAGTTTAGACCTAGGATATGGATTTTAGAAATATGTATACCCACTGCATATAGGTTAGTCATGTTTAAACGAGGAAACCAGGGTTCTCTACTAGGTCGATTCGGGATTGTAACCGGTAATTGGTAGCCGCGCAGACTGTAAATCTGCTCTCTTTTGAGACTGGAGGTTCGAGTCCTCCCAATCCCACACATTTTAATTAATTAGATTATGACAAAAGAAGAAGCAATTAGAGCTATGTCTGAAGGAAAGAAAGTAAGGCATAGATACTTTAGTAAAGACGAATGGGTAACTATAAATTCCAGCGGACTATATGAGTTCGAAGATGGTGTAAAAGTTGACTCATCGTTATTTTGGATGGACAGACAGGATTCCTATTGGAATGATGGATGGAGCTTAGTTTAACTTTAAATAAGAATAAAATGACAACGTATGAGTACGGAAAAGGATACTTGCCAGAAATCTGGTACTAGTGTAATATTCCAAAAAGAAATTACGCAGTGTAGGGAATGTCCTCATTGTAGAATCGCTCCTGACCCAGACCCCGATGACTGGTTCAATGACGATGATGAAAAAGCGCTTTGTAAAGAAGCAGGGAATAAACTAATTGAGGGAATGTTAAGACCTTACGAAAGGGTATTAATTCCGGATTGGTGTCCATTAAAAACTAATAAACAAAAATGAATAGAATTAAGACAAAAGCCTATCTTGAGGTAACTTTAGAGCAGGCACGCGAATGGTATGAAAGCGGTAATGAAGACTTGAAGAAATTAGCTCTTACTACATTTAGTGAAGAAATGCTAATTCCTTCTTTTCTAGAAGTATTAGAATCAGAAAAGTGGACTGTATCAGCATTACCTAGAAGTACATCGGAACAATTTGCTTCCCTAGCCCTTCTACAACTAACTGCTAACTATCTAAATAAAGGATGGAGCAAAACAGAGGGCAATACTGGTTATTTTCTTGGAAAAGGTTCTTCTTTATCTGGAAAGACGGAAACCGATATAAAAGGAGTATACGTTGGTATGCATCAAAATGTAAAATATCCAGGTGTTGTTTATTTTAGAACCGTAGCTGATGTACAGAAAGCGGTGAAGATACTAGGAAATAAGTTGCTTCCACTATTCGAATAATTTGATGGTGTTATTAGTTCAGTTGGCAGAACGCTACATTGTGGCTGTAGAGGTCAGCGGTTCAAATCCGCTATAACACCCAAATCATGTTTTATTAAATACTATAACAAATGAAAAGAACTATTGAAATTGAATGTCCAGATGGCTACAAGCCTATCTACAATGCCAAAACAGGTAATGTTGAAATTGTTCCAGAGAATATTATGGGACGAATAAAGACCTATGAGGACGCTAGAGACTATCTTGGGTACTTATTTAATAGTGAAATCCATTACACTGAATCTGTAAAGGCTCTAGCTAAGTTGCAAACAATTCTGGATGCGCTGAACGAAAAGCACAAGTTCAATCTGCTGACTGGAACTGTATGGTATCCTTGGGTTCGGTTCTTTAGAATGAAATCAGTGCCGAAAGATGCAGAGGTCATTGGACACTTCCGTTATCAGGGCGAGAAATTCGCGTTGGTGGGCGGCGGCGCGGGTTCTGGCGGCTATGCGGGTCTCGGCTATTTCTATTCTGACTATGGCGTCAGCTATGCCGATTCCGATGTCGGGATGCTTGCGTGCAAATCTGAAGAGATTGCCAAATATGTGTCAACTCAGTTTGGAAAGCTAGTGTTTGATGCTTGTTTTGCAAGACATTTTGAAGGTAAAGAATTTGAGTGGCTTGACTGATGAAGAAGTTTTTTGTACTTACGCTTGCTATGCTCTGGATGAGCGTAGCAGCATTTTCTCAGATAACTATATCTCAGGAAGATTATGATAAGTTACCCAATGAGACTAGAACTCAAATTGAGAAGATAACAACAGAGAAGGCTATAAAGGGTGAAATCAAGGAAGTTTCTGAGTATGCAAATCTCGGTAAGGAGATTGGAGTAGCCGTTAATGAAACTTTGAAGGCAGTTGAAGATTCAGCCATAAGAATAGCAGAATCCAACCTGGGACAAACAGCAATAACTATCGTAGTATGGAAACTTCTCTATAAGGAGATAGCTGGAATTGTAGTAGGCACCATACTATTAGGAATATCAGTATTTATGCTACTAACTGGTAGAGGAAAACTATCCAAAAACGATGAAGATGCTGGAGGTTGGATAAGTGTGGTAGGAGGAGCTGTATTCTTTATATCTTCAATGATTTGTATATTTGGCTGAGGAGCAATCCAGGCTATAGGCTGGTGTATTCTAGCTATATTCTGTGTATTATTGCTTCTTGGATGTATATTAGGCTAACTAATTGGTTAGCCCTCTGGAAGGGTGGCAGAGTCAGGTTTAATGCAACGGTTAGATGAATAGTTAGAAACTTTAATGTTATGTAAATGAACGCTTGGGAAAGCGACTACAAATCACATCAAGGCAATTTAGGGTTAGGCAGGGCTATAGCTTATTATACAACTAATTGTATTCCTGTCCTGATTCCTTTAAATGATACTCAAAAGTATGATATAGCAATAGATAAAGATGGGTTGAAGAGAGTTTCTGTTAAAACTACTCAATGCCTATCAAAGAGTGGCAACTATGAAGTTCTATTAAAGAATTGTGGTGGCTCTTCTGGACAATCAAAGATTAGACACTTTGATAATTCTACATGCGATATATTATTTATTGTAGTAGTCAACGGTGATATGTATGAGATTCCTTCAAGTGAGATTATAGTTAAAAGTACTCTAACTCTCACGGATAAATGGGACAAATATAAAGTTTCATTGTAATGGAAGTATAAGCCTAATTGCTAAGGCAGTAGTCTTGAAAACTACCAGTAATCGTGTAAAAGCGATGTGTGGGTTGGAGTCCCACTGCTTCCTCAAAACCGTCGGGCGGTAAAACGTCCCCAGGGTTCGAATCCCTGTCCTTCCGCAATTAACTATAGGATTGGTGTTAACGGTTAGCACGTCGGTCTCCAAAACCGAAGGTAAGGGTTCGAATCCTTTATCCTATGCAAATATCAATAACTAAAAACTTATGAAGAGAATTAGATTAATTTGTATGATGGCTGTTGTAGCAATAGTTACGGCAGTCTGTTGTTCGTTTACTTCTAGGGAAGACCGAAATCATTTTTCGGTTGAAAAGGTATACACCGACCCTAATAGTCACATGAATGTCTATAGAGTCTCCGTTCCTGGGAGAATGTATTACGTACTTCATAATACGACTCAAGGAGGGTTATGTAAATTACAATGAGCGAAACTTATTATCTCTTAGCAGCCATTTCGTATGGCATTTTTATTGTTCAGTTCATACTCTCTTGGTTTGGTGGTGACACTGACTTGGATGTAGATTTAGATGGAGAATTGGACATGGATGTGAGTGATATTGTCTCTTTTAAAGGACTAGTACATTTTGTAATGGGAGCAAGTGGATGGCTTTGTATTAAGCATTCCGTTTCTCATTCTATAGAATGGTACGATTATTTAATCGCATTAATATGCGGTATTCTTTTTGTGGTTATACTTTACTACTTATATAAACTTTTGTTTAAAACTCCAACATCAAGTTATTCCTGAAAAGGGTGAAGCCTTAATCGGGAGAATTGGAACAATCATTATTCCTAATGATATTTCTGGTGGTAGTTCTGTTATCTTAGTTGAGAAAAAATGGAATGCTTTCAAGAATTGTCAGCTTTATGCTGAAGAAGAGCATAAGACGTATAAAAACGGGGACAAAAGTGAGAATTTCAAAAATTTTTGAGAATGGAAAGTATTATTTTAACTAAAAAAAGAATTTTTTAAAGATGACAACAGAAACTCTTATTGTAGCGGGTGTTATTGTACTCTTAGTAGTTGTAACTTTTATCGGACTTTTGTCTCGGTATCGTAAGTGTGCTAGTGATGAAATCCTGGTAGTATTTGGTAAGGCAGGAAAGAAGAAGGTAGTTAACGAGAAGACTGGTAAAACGGAGGAAGTTATACTGCCGTCTAAAATCATCCACGGCGGAGGTACATTCGTAATGCCTGTCATTCAAGACTGGGCTAAAATGTCCTTGAAACCTATTCAGATTCAGGTAATGGTAGAGGGAGTATCCAGCCAAATGATTAAGGTTAGGATTCCTGTGACATTAACTACTGGTATAGGAACCGATCAAGTACTAATGCAAAACGCTGCAAGCAGATTCTTAACAGCTAAAACTTCTGAAATCTCAGACCAAATCAAGGATATTCTCATTGGTGAAGTGAGAAGCTTGATGGCAACAATGACGATTGAGGAAATAAATGCTGATAGAATCAAATTTATCGGCAAGGCAAAAGAGAATATTGAAACTGAGTTGAACAAGGTAGGTTTCAGTATTATCAATATTAACAACGCTGATATCTCGGACGATGCAAACTATATCAAGAATCTTGGTCAGAAAGCTGCAACTAAAGCTCTTGCTCAGGCACAGGCTGACATTGCAGAAGAGAAGAAGAAAGGAGATATTCAGATTGCAGAAACCAACAAACAGCGTGAGATTGCCGTAGCCGATGCTGAAAAGGAAAGAGAAACTACAGTTGCTCAAACTAAGCAAGAACAGGAAGTAAAGGTTGCTGAGATTAATCAGGAGAAAGCTATTCGCTTGGCAGAAGCAGAAAAGAACAAACAAGCTGGTATCGCTGAACAGAAGGCGGAACAAGAAGCTAGTATTGCTCGTGCAAACACTCAAGCAGAATCAGCTAAAGCTGAAGCTGAATCTCAGAGAATAGCTAATGTAGCGAAATCCGCTTCAGAGGCTGCTTCTAAGAAAGCTGCTGCTGACGCAGAAGCAGAAGCTAATGTAGCTAAAGCTAAGGCAGAAGCAGATTCTAAGAAAGCTGAAGCTGAAGCTCTGAAGCAAACTCGTATTGCTCAAGCTAAGCAAAAGCAGGAAGCAGACACTCAGAAAGCAATTAATGAGCAAGAAGCTGCTACTGCAGAGTATGAGTCTCAGAAGAGAATTAAGGCTGCAGAAGCTGACAAGCAAGCTGGAGTAGCTGAGCAGAAAGCAACTATTGAAGTATCAAAGGCAAAAGGAGAAGCTGCACAGGCACAAGCTGAAGCAGAAAAGGTAGCTGGTACTTCTAAAGTAGAAGCAAGAATGGCTGTAGCCAAAACAGAACAAGAACGTCAGATTGAGGTTAACGAAGCTGCTGCTAAGGCAGAGGAAGCAAAACTTCAAGCTGAAATGATTGTTCCTGCTCAGAAACAAAAAGAGAGAGTAACTATTGAAGCAGAAGCAATTAAAGCCAAAGCGGTATTGGAAGCAGAAGCAGAAGCTGCAAAGATTTTGAAAGAAGCAGAAGCGAAAGCTGACGCTACTAAACTGCAGTTAGAAGCAGAGGCAGAAGGTACTCGCAAGAAATTGCTTGCTGAAGCTGAAGGTAAGAGAGCATCATTGATGGCAGAAGCTGATAAGGTTCAAGCTATCGAAATGGCTCCAGCCTTGGCAGTTGAGAAGATGATTGAATCTGGCTTGACTCCACAAATGGTGGTTCAGTACAAGACTGTTGACCAATTGGCCGGTATTGCTCAGGCATCTGCTCAGATGTTTGAACACATTCACCTTGGACAGGTTACTGTTTATGGTAATGAGAATACCGCTGGTAATTTCATGGCTAAGACTGCTGAGAACTTGAATCCTGCTCTTGACTTATTACGTTCTATTCCTTTCGCTGACACAGTAAAGGAAATGTTCGGAAAGAAGCAAGTAGAAGCTACTGAGTTTGAAGAAGTGAAGTAATCACAGCGAAGGGGCTTTACAAAGAATTAGTAAAGTATAACAAAAGCCCCTTCGCAATTTGGAGGTATGGGTGAGCGGTCTAAACCAGAGTCCTGCTAAGACTCCGGGCCTCAAAAGGGTCCCGCTGGTTCGAATCCAGCTGCCTCCGCATTAACTTAAATAATTATTAGATATGAGCGAATGGAAATACATAGATTCAATCGCAGAGCTATCCGATTTTGAATGTGCACACTGCGATACAAGAGATTTTTATATGGTTACTTATGATACTATAAGTCAACCTTGGAAAGTATTAAATAAATTCCTGAAAAAGAATAGAATTATAGTAGAACAATGTTCGTTTAATAAGGACGAGATTATTCCCTTACTAAAGAGTTTAGAGACTGCATCGGGTGGTGAGGGAGACTGGAGGCATTTGGTATTGGATTCTATTGACCATTGGTGGATAAAGTATATCCGTTTCCAGAGACTTAGTAATGGACAATACTTTTGTTTTACTGATTCTGCTGATACTATTATTCCGCTTTATAAGGATAAACTTAAGGCAGAGTTCGTGAATCAGGATGAAAATCATAAAGTTCATGGAAGATAAAATTGAAATATTTAGAAGCCTTCATAAAGAATTTCTCAGTATGCTTCTAGATGATACTTGGCTATGTGAGGAGCCTATTGAACTAGCAGAAGTAGAAGCGTGTTGGCAGTGGGCTATAGAAGTAGGAGAAGAAGTTGTTCCGTTAGAAGACTTTGAAAAAGAATTTAAGTTTTCTTTACAGGATTTAACTAACTGGTGGAACAAAAAAATACTAGAATTGGAATAACTGATAGTTGAAAGTGCACTTAGTAGACTATCGACTGCATAGACCCCTTATGTAGTATATAGAGTGGATGGCTGAGGGATAAATCCAGCAAAACGTTATTAGTAGTGCGCAATGCTAATAACCTTAAGTCCGTTGAAGTCGCCTTAGTACGTGCGTAACATACTCGGAAATGCATAACTTGCTTTGGGGACTCTTTTCCATAGATGAAGGTTTTATCCGTTTACTTCATCTATGCCTATATATTATAAACGGACATGGGACGATAGCTCAGTAGGTAGAGCGCTGGACTGAAAATCCAGGACGTTAGCGGCAGTTCGATCCTGCCTCGTCCCACTTGCATTGTGTGTTTTTCATGGTAAATAGACTTAGTGGTTCGTGAGAATAGCTAAGCCAAAATTGGGCTATGGTGTAATGGTTAGCACTACAGATTTTGATTCTGTCAGTCTAGGTTCGAGTCCTAGTAGCCCAACAAAATTAACAAATATGGAAGAGATAGAAAAGATTAATATCATTAACAAGAGGCTTAGGCAAAAAGAAGCCAGAGCAGACTGGAAATGGGTGAATGATGGCAAACAATTTGGTTGGGCACGTGGTCGTTCTAAGAACCGTAAATCTAAGAGAGGATATGAGGTAGGAACTAAGGAAAGTAGGAAGCTTGAGAGGAAATGGTTTAAAAATATACACCACAAGATATTATTTCATATTCCATTAACCGAAGAAGAGTCTAACAGTCTTGAATTTCATTACAAATGGAGAGAACAAACTCATATGATTCAAGCGTTAATTAACGATATACGTTCTAAATTATGAAGCCAGAAGATTATAGAAAGGTTGTCAAGTTTTGTGACAAAGGTAAATGTAAAGTTCGAGAAAATTCATTCGGAGTTTGTTGGTGTGTTAGGTGTGGTAAGCTACACTCTGATGCAGCAGAAAAGTTAAAACCAGAAGAACAAATAATAGTAAGAAATGAGAGTAATAATTAATAGTTGTTTAGTTACAGAATTGTTTGCCAATTTTCAAACTTCTATAGATAGAAAAAGTATCATAGGAGAAACACATTCCGTAGAAGAAATGGAAAAGTTGATGCTAGAATTTGCTAAGTTTAATATAAAACCAAGCGATGTTCTAGGGAAGACGGTAATATTTGAATGCAAATCAATAAGTGCATACGAATAATATTTAGGACCTATAGCTCAGTCCGGTCAGAGCAGCTGACTCATAATCAGAAGGTCGGGGGTTCAAAGCCCTCTAGGTCCACATCTGTTTATCGGAAGATAGATAGTATAGATTGGTATAGCCTAGGACAATGTATTAATCTATGGGAGTTAGAGCAGTGGTCAGCTCGCTGGGTGCATAGCCCAGAGGTCGTCAGTTCGAATCTGGCACTCCCAACAAATATTTAAATTTTTGAGTATGAATTATCAGTATTTTGGATTGTTCTTAGATGAACCAACTAGAAACAAACTTATGCAAGTTATCATTGGAAATCCCATCATTTGCAATCTGGTGTTCCAAAGAGGAAGTACTATTTATTTAGATCATTGCACTCTTCTCCATAAAAATCAACATGAAGAAAAGATGGCTAATGACCTACAATATCGTATAGATGGTAATTTTCGATTAATTGTAAACAAAATAGGGATTTCTGAGAAAGCAATAGCTTTTGGAGTAGAATTGGGAGACCAATATCTGCCTTGTGCAAATGCTAAACCTCATATCACTATTTGTACAATCAACAAGGGTAAACCAGTAGATAGCAATGGTATTGCAACTTGGATTCCAATTCCAGAATTTAGTATTTATTGCCATCTTAAAGTAGTATAATATGTGGGGAAGAAAGAGTCCTATAGAAGAATATCTGGACAAGCATCCAGACAGCACTCTAAGAGAGTATAATGAATATGTTAAGGAAGAAGAACGGAAGAGACGCCAAGAGAAGGTAGATAGCGATAATAGACATAAAGCACTACTTAAAAGCTATATAGGAAAGTGTTTCAAGATAGACTTCACTGGTATGTCAACAATGTTTTTCAGACTTACATCCGACCCAACAGATCCACGAAGTAGTAGAATCGAAGAGGATGCCTATTCAGTTTATATTGATTCATCTAAGGTACATATGGAATTAGAAAAGAAGAGATATATTAATGTAATGTGGCTTCCTGGTCAAGAAGAGTGGTATGGAAACTCTCACAAAGTTTTTCAAATATCTGAAGAAGACTTTAATAAAGTAGTAGAGAAATATAACGAAATGGTTAAGGTTGCTAAAGAAATAAAAGCAACCTAACAGTTGGGGTAGTGGCGGAATTGGTAGACGCGCTAGACTTAGGATCTAGTGCCGCAAGGCGTGAGGGTTCGAGTCCCTCCTACCCTACAACTTTTATTTATTAAGTAATATGAAAGAGTTAAGTGAAATTATTCAGGAGATGGTAGACAATGGCAATTCCATGGGTCAAATGGACCTAAAAACTGCCATAGTGTTTGTTACAGAGGCTTACGAATCTGGTATGGAAAAGGCTCGTTCTCTCATAACTAATGAACATAACGAGGAGGATTACTAATGACCGTAGAAGAATTAGAAGGTAAGCTGACTAATATCTACCATGAATTTGCTGAAACAATCTCTGAAAATGAGACTGATGAGCAAATAGTTGCCCGTTCTAAAGAGTGGTTTGTAAAAAGACTCTCAGAGGAAACTGATAACAAAGAAGCTATAGAATCTATAGCTAATCAATTAGTAGGATGTCTCAAACAGGCATCTGTTTTAAGTAACCTAGAAAAAGAAAAAATGAACAAAGTTTGGATGTGTTCTGGGTCTACATATACCCAGGTAAGCTCAGGCTATAGCGTTGAGCAGTCTCTCCCAGTTGGAATCTACAGTATTTGTCTGACAATGACAGGTTATCACCTAGACAGATATGCGGATAAGTTTGTATTCCCGTACAAAATGTATGGTTTGCAGAACGAGTTTATTGACCATGTAATTAAGACGTATCACGCTACAGAAGGCAATCTCGGAATTATGCTTACTGGTACAAAGGGCACTGGAAAGACTGTTACCGCTAAGGAACTAGCTAACAAGCTAAATCTGCCCATCATTATCGTAAAGGATATGGGAGACCATAATCAATCTATGATTGAGTTCCTTTCTGGTATTGAAGGAGATTGCATTCTGTTCTTGGATGAATTTGAAAAGAATTTCAGTGAATCGGATTCTACTATCTTGCAAATCATGGACGGTGTTTACAACTCTAAGTATCGCAAGGTTTTCCTGCTTACTACTAATGCCATGACCATCAATGAGAATATGGTAGGACGTCCGTCTAGAATCCGTTATGTCAAGGAATTTGGCAACTTGGATTTGAAGGTTGTGAACGAATATCTGGACGACGCACTTCAAGTGCCGGAAGCTCGTCAAGATTTGCTTGATTTCATTGATTCTTTGACTATATCTACTATTGATATTCTCAAAACTATAGTTAATGAGGTCAATATTCACGGTATAGAAGGATTGAGAAGAGCTAAGAGCTTCTTCAATGTAGTAACTAATGAGTATGACTATTCCTGCGTCAGAGGTTATGCATATGCTTATGAGATTTCTTCTGCCGATAAGAGTAAATTCTCTATTGAGGAGTTCTCTAAAGCTGTTGAGAGATTCAACAATCCGATACCGAAGCCTATTGTAGACGATGAGGATAACTGCACTGTTGAGGAAAGAAAAGCTCTTAACGAGTATTATGAATATCGTCGCCACAATTTCCACAGTCTGTCATATTTCTATGTATCCTCGGATATTAAGTTCGCAAATCTGTCAGTTGGAGACGACTTCTATGATGAGGAAATCATTGCGATTGACAAAAAGTTGGGAATCGTAGTTACTAAGGAAAATAATGAGGTTAACTACTACTGGGTTAAAGATCCAAATAGTAAACCGTCTCTGTATCGTAGAGGTACTTACAACTCTTTGGTACTATAAAACTTGGGGAGCTAGTCTCCCCTTTATGTCTAGATGCCCGAGCGGTCTAAGGGAACGGTCTGCAAAACCGTGTTTCGTGGGTTCGAATCCCACTCTAGATTCTACACTAATCTTATTGCTTATGGATAGAGAATTGAGAAGAGAACTTTCTAAAAGAAAGTGGATTTCGAGAGCTAAAAAGGTTTACAACGCTTGCGGTAAATTTTACGTACCTGTTGCCGGGATTAAAGCCAATGTAAGGTATAATGTTCCTATAATAAGGAATAAGGCGTTGAAGGTCTGTGAGTCAATTACGGATTTCCTTGATAGTTCTAAATACGCAAAGATGCTTAAGAATTGTACTTCTCCTTATAGAAGCAGAATGATGCAATATGAATACAAGAAAGAGAATAGAAAGGACAGATATAAAGCAAAAAGAGATATTCAAGAAGGTATTCAAGAATATGAATCTAGGGACAATCTTTCGTGTTCATCCTGCATTTTCTATGATAAAGGCTTTTGCGAAAAGGGATTATTAATGACTGAAAACTGCCCAGAATATTGGGATTAAAGTATGGACAAGTATATTAATGGAAGTTTAGTAAAGAGAGTTTTAGTTTTTAAAACTAGAAAGCATCCTGATTGGGTACATTATGTGAACGATTACCGATTCTTGTTTTGGAAAATACATCGAGATTATTGGTATTATTGGGACCCATGTTTTGGAACTTATACGGAAGAAAAAATGATTTCATCTTTAGAGAAAAGATATGCCTTCTACAAGGATGGAATAGTATATCAGAAACCTCATATCATTTTAGAGTTCTCTAAAAGACATGATGAATCTATCTATTTTGATAGTGACGAAGAAATGGAGGGATGGTTTGAGTCCTTCATGGAAGAATTTGGAAAACCGTTTATTTACATAGACTAATACCTTTATCCCAGTTTAGAGCTTAGCTCAAATAGTGAATAATAGTAGCTATTGGTTAAAACGAGGTGGAGTGCCAGACGAAAGACTGGAATTAACATAGTTTAACTTTGAATCTCCGACTATGCGGAGTATTATTATGGCAGAATTGATTTTCTTAGCTAATGGAAAATGCGACTTGAAGTTCCACGCTCATCCCAAGAATTTCAAAAGGGTTGAGAAGTTCAACTACAAAAAGAACTTTTTCAAGGTTTACGTTGACCGAAACGACAGCGTTTACGAGATAACTCGCTGCGAGGTGGTTACATGGAAAACCATAGAGAAAGGCAAGAAGAAATTTAACGTCCCTGACGAGGTGAAAGAAACTCGTGATGCTCACTTGTTTGACAAAATCAAGGGGAATCCGTTCAAAATCGCTATTACTAAGGTAGCTGGCGAGATTGATATGCAGGAGCTGTTATCTGAGTAATTCGTTTAGGAGAGTATCGTAAAACTCTCCATTATGCAGGTGTGGTGTTAATGGATTGAGCACGCCAGACTTCCAATCTGGAGGGGAGAGTTCGAGTCTCTCTACCTGCACATTTGTGGGTATAGCACAATGGTTAGTGCATCGGCTTGCCATGCCGAGGATGTGAGTTCGATTCTCATTATCCACTCTTTTCCGATTTAGCTCAGTATGGTAGAGCGCCCATACCAATAAAGCATTAGTGGGAGGTCAGAGGTTCAAATCCTTTAATCGGAACGACGAAACAAGGCTCCACAGCAGTTACAAGTTGTAACTGGTCTTATCTCCGAATAACTAGTCTTACGGGGTGGAGAAGTAGTCACCTCGGTGTACCAGAGTGGTTTAATGGCTCAGACTGCAAATCTGCTGATTCGTCAGTTCGAATCTGACCACCGAGTCTCGACGTGCAAGTCTTTTAACTACAATAGTTAACGTGTCTGGTTACGTTATCACCCAGTCGTCACCTACGGTTAGAAGGGCGTCCCTTATCGTGAAAGGCATCTCTGAGTAGCGGATGTAAATTAGCTACTAATATCGTGGAGTAGAGAAGTTGGTCATCTCGCTAGGCTCATAACCTAGAAATCGTCATAAACGGTTCGAATCCTACCTCCGCAACTAAACTCCTTTTGTGGCTCTGTTATTAGATTAATTATTAACAATTTTAAACTTTAATGTTATGAAGAAAGTAATTAATGTTGTAAAGAAAGCTGCTAAATGGTATTTTGAACAGAGTTCTAAGAACTACACTTGGTTAGTGTCTGGAACAATACCTCCTCCATACAGAGGACAAGAGTAAAAATATCATTAAAAGGTAAGTACCAATGGGGTACTTACAGATGTCTGGGAGGAAATAATATGTATGGTTAGCCAAGTGGCCGACGGCAGCGGGCTGTTAACCCGTCGTGAGAAATCCCATCGCAGGTTCGAATCCTGCACCATACGCCTTTTTGCTGAACCCTCCTTAGTTTTTAACTAAGCAATAGTAATCCAGCAAACTCTAGACCGATGTGAGGAAGAGAGTCGTCTAGACGGTAGCTAGCACTGTAGTACGCAATGGTGGAATAGAAACGGCTAGCATCCACCAACTTTTAATTAATTAGATATGATAGTACAACCTATTGGAAAGTTTAAACTTACTTATGCAAATGGTATAAGTCAAGTTAAGCTGTTAATAACTCAGGAAGACTACAAGTCTATTGTCAAACCTATATTAGATAATATAGCTGAGTTAGAGGCACAGCGAAGTGGGATTAATAAAAAGAGTAAAAGGTATAAGGAAATTTCGGAAAAACTTAGAGAACTGAAAAAACCTATATCGGAACTTGGAGAGTTTTTCACAAGCACGTCTCCTCTTGGATTAGCACTATGGAGTAGTCGCTTCCCAAACTTGATACTTCCGCCTCAACAAGGCGGTGGACATTTTGTTAGATTTGAAAAATTAGATTTGTATGAAAATAAGGAAGGTTAACTCCACTATCAAAAGACGAGTTCTTAGGGAAGTGTCTAGAGAGTGCAGAAAGAGGAATATGATGGACAAGAAAGGTGAAATTCCAAATGATATTAAAGACATATGGGAAGCGATTAAAGTATTAACAAAGAGAAATAAACAATTTGCTGTTAGATATGCATCAATGTGATTATTGTTGTTGGTATAATCCTGCCAGTGGGTGCTGTGATTGTCCATACGTAATGAGACGGAAAGCGTGTGAGAAGGCTCGTAAACAGAAAGAAGAAAATGAAAAGCCTAGAAAGTTATAGCATATTTACTAAGCCTAAACTATCTAATCCTGTATCATGGGAGGATATGAAAGAATTTAATACCCATATGAAGGAAGTAGTTAGAGACTATAAGATTAGGCAAGCTAAAGCTAGAGAAAGCGCTAAGAAAGTAATTATTAAGTAAATACTAACCTGGCAAGGTAAAAATCCAGTCGGGGTCTGTTAGCATTTATGCTAATAAGTCGAAGCCAGTCCCTGCGTAGTTATAATAGGCAAGCTGAACTTGAGAATTGTTAAACGGATGGTTGCCGTTAAAAGATATATAGTTACAAACTTATGTATCCAGAATATAACTAATTAAAGACTTATCTGGTGATGTTAGGTTATGGAATCCTAACAGTGGAAATTTATGAGTTATGTCACCAATTAAAAAGAAAATCTCAAACATGGGCCGTTAGCTCAAATGGCTAGAGCGCTGGTTTTGCACACCGGAAGATAGGGTTCGAGTCCCTGCGTGTCCACAACAAAATTAAATAATTATGAAAGTATACGTAGTCGTAGTGAACCATCATCCAGCTAATGCGCCTCAGAACTATAAAACTGAGTGTCAGATATTTCTGGATAAAAAGGAAGCCGAAGGCTATAAGAAAGCCAAGGAAGAAGAATATCCCATACGTTGGGGATGAAGGCTATTATGATGACCGTTCAGATGTTCCAGAACTATGAGCGTAATACAACAGGTCTACTTAGCTGAATCAGGCAGTTCTATTTACATAAAGGGGATTAAACCTGATAAAGAGAATGAATATTCTGGTGAGATTACTCTAAACGGTAATCCCACTAGATTAGAGAGAAAAGAACGTTACCATATAAGTAACGGTATGCTTGTTACAGATAGTTATCATATCCCTATGGAGTTCATTATTAGCTTCTTGCAGGCTAACGGATGTGTTCAAGAAGGAGAAGATGGCAAGTCGTATGTTGTTTTAAGAGAAGTAGAATTTAAATTGAATAACTAATGTTATCAGTATTATATAGCGAATATGAGCTGTGGGGTTGTCCTAATTGTGGGTGCGATTCCGTTATAAGTAGTGGAATTTCTGGAGGAGGTCTAACATCTGGAACTTGTAGACATTGCAAGTTAAAATTTGAAGTTAGAAGCGAAAATCCAATGGGAATAGTCAAATATGGCTGCCATCCAGAAAATCCCTCAGACCCGAAATCTAAATGGGTTATGGAAAGCGCAATCAGAATTGAACATCCTAGAAAAGGTATTCCTGCATGGAATTGGGAACCAGTTGACGAACGTCCAGAAGAAGGAGAATATTGGAACTCTCGTGGTCCTGGCTATCCAGATGTTTCTGGCTTTGTAAAGACCAAAGCTGCTGGTGAGCGTATTCTAGCTATGGTGCATGAAGTGTTAGGAACTGACAAGTGTAAGACTTATCTAGATTTCAGACCAAGTGAACCAACGTGGATTCAATTCAAATTTCATAAAGACGAGTTTGATATAGAGAAACTAGATTCTCTTACTCGTGATAGTGGAATAATTACTAAAGACATAATCAAACAATGTATTTATGGCAAAAGTAGTAAATAGGGCCTCTGATATAATCCAACTTAAAGACCTAAAGGATGGGGAATTTGCAGAAGTGATAGAATGGTTTGAGGATGGAACAGTATCTAACGGAGATATAATTCAAAGATGTGGACTTGCACTATTTATATTAGGAAGTTGTTCTTACTATCCTGAGATATTTAGTAAGGGTGCTAGAGACTATACTAATACTAAGTTACGGACACTACCTGAGGGTACAACTATAATGTTATAATTTCTTTTTCCAGTTTTCTAATTAAAGATAAACTGGGTATGGGCCTACTTGGATTTGACAGGCGATTACAAATTATAAGGACGTGTAGAGCGCAATCTCTTTAAACGAAGAAAAAACAATAAATGCTACTTATAGCGAAGTAAGAATGGCAGCCTAAGCTGCTGGCTTGTTGGTAGACACTATTAACTAAGTCGGGTTACGGGAGAGACCTAGAAACAGAAGAGGTTGAGTATATTGATATAATGGAGAGCTAGGCTCTAATCCTAGTAATATGCTCTTAATCAGAACACTCTAAGAGTTAGTAAGACTGAATCTCCTACGTCATAAAACAGATGGAAGATGTGTTCCGTGAGATGTGACGAATCTCTAAAGTATCATCCCGTTCTCCAACGTAAATGGAGTGGTGGAACGTTGACTTCGGTCAGCCCTATAGTTTGGTAGCTTGTAGATAAGCATCTAGAGAAATACTTAGTATGGACTCTTGTAAGACTTATAAAACTACCTAAATGCTAGAACTCCCTAGCTGATATAATAAAAATGAGACGCACGTTATCCTTGTAACGAGGGTTGTTTGGACACGGGTTCGACTCCCGTTAGGTCCACATAATAGGGCTATAGCTCAACTGGTTAGAGCACCACACTGATAATGTGGAGGTTATCAGTTCAAGTCTGATTAGCCCTACAAAACCGCCAGCTCACGCGGTATATAAGAAAGGATTGCCGGACTCGCAGGTGTAACGAGATAAATACCTGCATTTTCGAGGCTGTGGTGTAATGGCTTGCATATCACACTGTCACTGTGAAGGTTGGGGTTCGAATCCCCCAGTCTCGGCATTTATTCCCCTGTAGTTTAGTTGGTTAGAACACGTGATTTGTAATCTCGAGACCTCGGTTCGAATCCGAGTGGGGGATCTTAACCATTAAATCAGATTAATTTTTATGACTAGATTAGAAAAGTATTTAGTAGCAACTGCTACTGAGATTATCGAAGCGGAAACAACTGTTTCTCGCTACTTTGTCATTGGAAACGTCAAAGTTAGAGTATCAGACCATTTAAGTAAAATGAGTGATGCAGACTTACAAGTGATTATTCCATTGAACGGAGGGACTAAGTATATAGTTACTGTTAAGGATAGTCCTGGAAAATTTCTTGTATGGAATGCAACTCAAATAAAAGACTTTATTCCTTCATTGCAGATTATTAAGGGCTTGAAGGAAGGAGTACAACTTAAGCCAAAACCTAAAGACTCTGCAGTTCAGAAGATTCAGCTAGCATTAAATAATAGTAATACCGATGGAGGTTCGTTAACGTTCGATGGTACTATTATCGAGTCTAGATTGAAAGAAAAGCAACTTACCTCCAAACAGCGGGAAGTTTTCAGGAGAACTAAATCTACTTGGGATATTTCTCAGATTGGAACATTACCCAGTATGATTAAAGTAGATTTGGGATTGTCAAATGGTTCTGTAAACGAAGATGTGCAGATATTTCTAACTTGTACATCTTTAACCTACAAAGAAATTCTGAACATTTATAAAATAATAGTTGTTGATAACCATATGGTTCCAACTATTAAACTGTTGCAAGAAGCTTATAGCTTAATTGTGCAGTAGGATAGCGCCATCATCTAATGGTTAGGATTCAGGCTTTTCACGCCTGCCATACGGGTTCGAATCCCGTTGGCGTTACTATGTACCCCAGCAGCGGAAGTTGTTGGGGTATTTTTTGTTTAATATAATTAATAATTGATGAGAAAAACATTTGAGTTTGTAAAGGTTGGAGGAGTCTGGTTCTATTGGTGGCCAGATTATGACGGAACACCAGAGGAACTAGCAATGGTTGGTGGTGCAGATGAACTTCTTGATTCTCTAGATAATAAGTTTGTTAGATTGCAGATGGTTGACCCAGCTGCAGCTAAGATAACGTTGTCTAAAATTGAGGAGGATGAATGTGGAGCAACTTACTTATGCAAAAGTAAGAATTACAATGACAGGGTATGGATTTGTGCTGTAACTCTATCAGTATTCGGGGAATATCCTCAAAATATTTACCTAAAAGATATGTAAAAAATGAAAACGTTAAATGAGATTTTAGACAATTACAAAGACTATGCCGTAGTTCTCGATGACCGTTTCGGTTCTAGATTAGCAAAGTTTTTAACAGAAGAGCAGTTAGAAAAAATAGGCTTCAAGTACGATGGTGATGAGCCTTATCCAGAGCCTAAGGAATGGACTAGAGAGAATATCCTAGAGCAACTTAAGTCTGACGTGGAGTTTGGTTTTGAGAAGGCTCTAGACCAGAGAGGCATTTCAGCTAGCCTAATGTTCTACGTGGTACTAAGGTGGAATCAAGTTCTAGAAGAGGGCTTAGAGAATTATCCTGAAGAGAATTATGCTATGTATGGGTTGCCTTTGTTTAAGGCTACTGCTGTAAAGTATGGATGGGAGAATCCTATAGGCGACGATAATGGGGACGAAGAGTTCTACAATGAGTAGCGCTATGAAGGAATCTTCTATACTTAAAGCAATTTCTGACGCTATTGAAGAATACGAGGAAAATCAACAAAGACGAATAGACCTGTTAGAGAGTAAAATTCTGCTATTTGAGAGAGAAAGGGAGGCTTTTATTCGGCATTTGAGAGAAGGAAACATTCAATTATTAAAGGATTATCTAGGAATTAAAGATGAGTAAGTACTATTTAATTAAGGAATGTAATAATATTCCTTTTATCTTAGGACAGTTCGATAGTATTGAAGAGGCTGAGGCCGCTCTTCCTTCTACAAATAAGAAGGGAGCTAAGCACTTTGTCGTTTGTTCTACAGAGCAATTAAAGTCAGCAAGGGCGGCTATATCCTACTTACAAGAAGAACTTAGAAAGAGTCGAGAGGAGGTACGGCAATGGAGGGATTTAGAACTTAAAACAAGGCTAGATTTCTCAAACCAAATCTGTGAATTATCGAAGATAGCTAATCTAACTGTAGAGGACCTAACTAAAGTATTGTTATGATAGTAAGTTCTCCTTTTGATAAAGATTTGCTTGGACATGAGATAAGGGGTGTAAATACATCTTACTACGGACTTTCTGCATTGCAGGCTGTAATAAATCATGACGGAATCCGTCAAGATATTGCAAAATATATGTATAGAGACTGCATTGTAGATGGAGGACGAAAAGGAGTAATCATAGGATTTGAGGATAATAATCAATTCTTTGATTACTACTATATAGTCTATGTGCCAGAGCTAAATACTACTGTATATCAATTAGCTAATGATGCGAGATTTATTAATTCAATTGAGATATGAAAGTATATTATATTTCAATTCCCACGGCATATGACGGGCAAGTCCCTATAAACTATGAGAAGATCTCTCCTCTTTTTCTAGAGAAGAAAGACGCTATAGAATGGGCGGTAACTCAAAATTACTGGGATATTAGATTAATAGAAGAAGAAGTTTTATGAAAAAGAAAGTTTTAATTATCCTTATGATTAGTATTGTATTCGGATTTGCAACTGGTTATTCTTTGCATCATCTGATACATTTCAATCAGAAACAGGAGGAAATGGTATTGCTGCCAGAGCATCCATTCTACTTATTGGATGAAGTAAACGAAGAAGTATTGTACAATACTTTGAAGCATTACGATTTTCCAAATCCAGCAATTATAACAGCTCAGGCTGTTCTGGAATCTGGCAATTTTAAATCGAAACTTTGTAAGGATAATAACAATCTGTTCGGGTTGTATAACTCCAGAACAATGTCTTACTTCAAGTTCGATAGTTGGATAAGCTGCGTGTTCGCTTATAAGCAATTTATCCTTAGTAAGTATAACCCAGAAGAGGATTATTACAAATTCCTAGACAGAATTGGCTACGCTGAGGATTCCTTGTATGAAAGTAAAGTTAAGGAATTGGAATTAGATATACTTAATAAATATGGAAGCTCAAATTGAAGAAGCTATCAAATTTAGAAAGAAAGCTAATTTCAAGATATTAACTAGATTAAGTCAAATCATTGACCAATATCCTTATCTAAGATTTCACCAAATTCTTATTATATATAAGATTAGTGAGCTGGGAGTGGATAAGTTCAATGAGGAGAGTGTAGAAACTTTGAAGAAGCTAGAGCATGAAATGGTGGAAAAAGGAATTAGTAAGATTACTAGTAATAGTTCTGATGGGAACAATACTATTAGTAACTAGGGAAGTAACGGGTTTTGAGACCGCAGTTATGACTGGTCTAACTATTATATTATGCAATCAAATATTTAACGAATAAAGATTATGAATTTTAAAGATTTCAAGAAAGATGTAGAGTCTGCTTTCAATGCTATGATTGCAGATAATTTATTTGTAGTTAATGTAGACAAAGACCTTTTGTGGATGAGTTATCTTCTCTCCTTTGAGGACGAAACAATTCGGCAAGATCACAATTGTAATGCTTGTAAGTCTTTCATACGTCACTATGGTAAGGTAGTCGCTATAGACCCTCAAACCTACAAGGTGAAAACCTTCTGGGATGATGTTCACACTCCTGGCTATGAAAAGACCGCATCTGATTTAGCTAAGCTCGTTAAGGAAGCTGGAATAGGAGATATATTCATTCAGGATGTTAATGAGTTTCACGGTTGTGACCATAATGTGCAACTTCTTCCTGATGGAACTACTAGAACTTGGACTCACTTGTACGTGACTATTCCTAACAAGTTTAAATTCAACAAGAGAGTACATCATTTCGATTCTGCCGCAGGTTATCGCGGAGATGTTAGAGCTAGAGCTGGTGTCTTTGAACGCTCTCTTTCCGAGCTTAAACTAAGTGCGGTAGAAACCGTAATTGAGTTGATAGAGGATAATAATCTCTATCGCGGAGAAGAGTTCCTAAAGACTCTGCAAGAGTTCAGAAGAACTATGCTTGAGGCCGATAATCTCTCACCAGAGGTTCGCACTAACTATTGTTGGTTTAACTTCAAATCTCCAATAGCTAAAATTAGAAATACGGCTATGGGAACTCTACTGATTGACTTAAGTAATGGTGTAGACCTGGAAAGAGCTGTTAAGTCTTATGAGAACATTATGGCTCCATCTAACTATAAGAGACCTACTGCTCTTATTACTAAGAAACAAATTGAGGCTGCTCAGAAGAAGGTTGAAGAACTTGGGTTAACTGATGCCCTTCCTCGCCGTCATGCTCGTGTAGAAGATATTTCTGTAAACGACGTTCTGTTCGTAAATAGAGACACTCGTGCACGTATGAAAGGAGGTATATTTGACTCTTTAAAAGAGACCTCAACGGTTAATCCTAAAGAGTATACCAAAGCTACTGAAATTTCAATTTCGGAGTTTGTAACTAATGTATTGCCACACTCTAAGGATGTGCAAATTCTTGTTGAGAATAAGCATATTCCTAATTTTGTTACCCTAACTGCTCCAGAGAACCCTGATGCAGGTCAGCTGTTCAAATGGAAGAATAACTTCGCTTGGGTGTATAATGGCTCTATGGCGGATTCATTCAAGGAGAAAGTAAAAGCAGCAGGTGGTAACGTAAATGGATTCCTAAGATGTTCTCTACACTGGTTTAACTATGATGACCTTGACCTCCATGTAACAGAACCTGGTGGTAATGAAATCTATTACGGGCATAAGAGAGGATTAACTGGTGGTACACTAGATGTAGATATGAACGCTGGTTCTGGTAAAACCAGAGATGCAGTCGAGAATATTATCTGGACTGACCAATCTAAACTCAGAGCAGGTCGATATGAAGTGCGTGTGCATAACTTCTGCAAAAGAGAACATATAGACTTTGGATTCGAGGTAGAAATCGAAATCAATGGAGAACTTCATAAGTTCAACTATGATAAGATGGTGTCAGACAGAGAATATATTGCGGTAGCAATTATCAAGGTAGATTCTATTGGTAATATAACCCTAAGTCCGGTAATTGCCGAAGGTGCAACTTCATACAAGTCTATGAACGAGTGGGGCATTGATACTATGCGTTTCCAAACTGTTTCTTGCATCATGTATTCTCCAAATTATTGGGAAGGTAATGAAATAGGAAACAAGCACCTATTCTTCATGATTGATGGATGTAAAAATCCTGACCCAGTTCGAGGATTCTTCAATGAATATCTGAGACCCGATCTCGAAAAAGATCATAAGAGAGTATTCGAAGCTATTGGCTCTAGAGCTAAAGCAGAATACAACGATAACCAGTTGAGTGGACTAGGATTCTCTAGTACGTCTCACGACGAGGTTGTAGTTAAAGTTGATAATAAACCATTTAAAATTAAATTCTAATTATGTACAAACAAGCGTCTAAAATGAAGTTGCGCTTTGCAACTAGTAAAGGTAATTTGAGTGTGGAAGATTTGTGGGACTTAAGTCTGCCTGCATTGGACAGACTGGCAGTGTCCTATGACGAAGAATTAGCCAAGAGTCCTAGAAAATCTTTCATAACTAATGATACTCCTAGCAATAGCGAACTGGAGTTAAAGTTCAACATTGTGAAAGATGTTATCACTGATAAGCTGAAAGACAAGGCCGCTAGAGAAGCAGCTAAAGATAAGGCAGCTGAGAAGGCACGCCTGACTGAACTGCTGGCTAAGAAACAGTCTGAGAAAATGGAAAGTATGTCCGAAGATGAAATCAGACAACGACTTGCAGAACTCGGATAATTGTGTCGTATTTGAAAACAGTTAGTCCACAAATCTTAGATAAACTAAGGGAAAGTGGATTGACTGTTTTGTACGTGTTTGTGAATTTCCTGGTACAGCCTGGTTTAGTATTCAGACCAAATATGCCTACATCGGATATTCACGGGTGAGGTGTATGATTTTCGAAGAGATAGGACTTTTTTTGGAACAGAGGCTGTTCTCAAAATACTTCGAAGCTAACACTCCGAATTATGTAGATTGCGGAACTGATGTCGATAAATTTATTAACATTTGTTTGCAGTTTAAATAAGTTAACGGTTTTTAACTTTGAATTTAACACTTGTACTGTTATTATAGTAAGTTGATTAGCGGTACGTGAGTATAGCTAATTACTATGCCCGAATGGTGGAATTGGTAGACACGTCAGATTTAAGCTCTGATGCCCAGTAATGGGCGTGTGGGTTCGAGTCCCACTTCGGGTACTAATTTAATATCAATAATATGGAAAGATATATAGAAGAACTTATTGAAATATATAGAAAAAATACTCTAAAGTCAGATGAAGAATTAGAATCTCTGAAGAGTTTACTTAGAAATGTTCATCGTGATGGATTTATAGCAGGAGAAGAATCAATAATTAATGTTGTGGATAAACTAACAAAACGTAACTAATATGAACAGTGTATTTTTTGGAAATGAAGGGTTGACTTCTACGTCAGCAAACTTCTATGCGAACATCGCACAAGAAATGATTCAAGCAGCACAGGAACGCTTGAATAATGTGAAATTCTTTCAAGTATCTGTAGCCTCTATCGGTGGAGGAGAAAAGCAGTTAATGACAGTAGGACAAAAGTCCCTTGACTTTATAAAAGATGATTTGGAAAAGGTCGCTGCCATGAATAGTTTTTGTGCTTGGGTACGAGAAGCTATTAAAGAGAAAGAAGGAATGATTGGCAAAGTATCTGCTACTATGCTTGATGATTGGGCAGAAAGTCAGGGAATAGGACTGCCAGAGCAGCCTAAGTATCCAGAAGCTCTACCTTCTCCGACTGAAGAGACTATCATAAAGTCGTGGGATATTAACAAGAGAAATAAATTCCTAAGATTAGAGGCGTTTGCTTCTACCTATGGAAAGTATATTCATCCAAAAGGAGCCTTTAGTAAAGCACGAAAAGAAGTTCATGCAGCTGAGAATTGTCCTATCTATAAGGAAGGCTCTGGAAGAGATTTAATTCTCTACTACCAAGACCCTACCATCGAAGTAGAAAAAGTGGACAATATGTTCATGTCTCTTCAAGACACCTATCGTTCTTACGAGAAGGAGTTAAATGCTCTTAAAGCTGAGCTTAAGGAGGAGGTTAATAAACTTTCTAACACTCAAGAACAAGAGTATCGTGAGAAAATGGCTGAATTTAAAGCAAAATACGACAAATATACCTCCGAATTAGGAGAGTTGAGAAGTCGTTTCAATAGTTGGAAAACTTCTGAAATGGAACGTATTTCCAAACTAAAAATCGCTTTGCCTAAGAATCTTTTAGATATTTTCGAAGAGATTAGGAGACAAGGCGACTCTTCCTCTAAGTAATTAGAGGACTTCCGTAGGAAGCTAACATAACATACTTAACAGGAATAATTATGAACAGTATATTCTTAAATCCGCATGGATTTAATCTTTATTCGCTGGCTACACAAAAATTTACAACCTACTCTCTAATTGAGAGTCTTTGTCTTAGTCTTTGTTAGTGTAGCTAGGTCTTTGACTACGGCTTCATCTTTGCCTGCGCGTTAGCTTCCTACATAGCTCGTCAACCACGTGTTGAAGGAGTTACGGAATCCCTTCGGGATTCTAGCCTTTTGCTTCAGTTACAAGTAATCTTTAAACTTGGTGACTATTATCCCAAATTCTCAACAAGATGAAGAGGGAGGTTGACCAACCTAATAATGGTACAAGCTCTTCGGAGTGATAGGAGTGGGGAAAGTATCTGGTGAAGCACAGATACTGGAACCACTCTTTTTTTTGATAGATAAAATGATTATTAACTAATTTAAATTAAGAAAAATGAAGAAAGTACTATTGCTTTTCGGAATGGTTGCACTGATGTCTGCTTGTGCAGGTAATACAAAGACTCAGGCTCCAGAAAACGATTCTATCGCAATCGTTAAAGAAGTTGCTGACACAATGAGTGTAGACACTCTAGGTGTGGATAGTCTTGTAATTGATAGTATTCAGTAATATGGATTTTATCGCAACCAGAGTCAATGAACTCTTAAGTAGGGTATCTCCTATTAAGCGATGGCTTATTTCTGATGTTGCGAATGAATACTATCGAGCAGGATATCAAGATGGTCAGAAACTAGTCTACAGAAATGTGTTAAAGGGAAGCGCATTGAGAGAGTTTATCGAAATTCTAAATCATTGCGGAATTAAACTTAGTTACAACTTACGTAAGGGTGGGCTACTGGTCAGTGTAAGAACTGATAAGTTGTCCAACTTACAGAATCTTGTTAATTGTTACAAAAATGAGCAAAACAAAGAGAACAGTCCTGACAAGGGATGATTGTCCCCCATTGGAGGAACAATACAAAAGCATTATGGAGAACTTTGATTTTGATAAGGTTCTGGAGTATATGCAGTGGGACAAGAGTCATAGAGAATATGATGACGAGGGTCGCTGTATAGGCAAAAGTACATGGAAAATGTATGTAGGTCCGAACGAACACAGAGTTCCCACTCTTTACGAACTATCCAGAAATGCTAGCGTACTACTAAGAGAAGTAATGAAGCTGTACAATGACAACAAAAGTCCTTATCTTTCTATAGCTACTGGACCATTCAAGGTTATTTGCAGATATGGGATGCTGGAACTTATAGCTTGCCTAGAAACTTGGAGTTATGATTGAATTTAATCAGATTTTTTGTGAGGATTTGAAAGATGATTTCGAGGAAGCTGGTAGGCATGAGAGAAATTTCGAGTTAGACGAGTTTATTCAGAAGGATTTAAGTAGAGCATTTGCGTTTGGTTATTGTCATTTAGACTGGATAAAGGAGAAAATGTGGTTTCCTGTTCCTATTAGGAAGGCTTTACGGCATTTAGGGGACGACCTAGAAGATTTTGCTCCTCAGCTTAAATGGCTTAACGAAAAATATGGTGCTATAGGAAAGAGAGTTAGAATTGTTGATTATGCAAACTATATTTTAGATAATATATTTTGTGACAATCAAGACGATTTGCTAAAGATAGCAATATTACTCGGAACTAACATGAGAGTAAATACTGCTGATGAGCAGGCTAGAAGTGTTCACTGATGGAGCTTTTAGCTCGTCTAGAGACACAGGAGGAGTAGGAGTTGTATTCGTAATTGATGGGGAAAAAGCCTATGAATTTAGTAAGATGATTCCTAATACTACTAATAATAAATGTGAGTTGTTAGCAGTAATTTATGCTCTAAATGCAGTAAGTCGTAAAATCGAATCTCTGACTATTTACTCAGATTCTCAGTACGTCATAGGATGTGCTACTAAAGGATGGAAAAGAAAGAAGAACGTAGAGTTATGGAATTTATACGACAAGGTCTTAAATAAGGCAAAGCAATTTTGTCCTAATATAGATTTTTGTTGGGTGAAAGGACATACTTCAAGTTCAGACTTCTTTTCTCAGATGAATAATCTCGCAGATAAATTAGCAGTTGAAGCAAGTCAGGAATATGAAACTAAGAAAGAATAAGAATAAGAAACTTATCAAAGAAGCTATGAAGTTTTATCCATTCGATTATGGATTTGTTCTCTCTTTAGAGAAACAAGCCCTAATTAGAATGTATGAATACTTTAAGGTATCTAGAATTGCGGAAGGCAATGAACGTGTCGAAAAAGAGCTAAATCTAGCACTAAAGCTATTAGATATTGTGCTAGAAATAGATTCTGCGTATCACCATGACTTTAGACCTGGGTCAAAGGGATTTGTAGATAGACACATAAATACTAAAAATTGGAATCGATTCCACCCTAAGGCTGCTGATCTCGATTGGAATACTCCAATCCTTAAAGATTATCTGAGAAGAGAAAAAGCCTGGTACTTATACAACAAACTAAAGTTTGAACGTATGAGGTCTTGGTGGGATTAATTTAATTAATAGAATTATGAAGAAAATTTTTAGTATTATTTGTTTGTGTTTAATGTGCGTGTTTGCTAGCGCACAAGTTGTTGAAACTGGAAGTTTGAAAGATAACTGGTATGTTTCTGGTAATGTAGGTACCACAATTTGGGACAACTCAAGAAGTTGGGCTGAACCTCATGATGTATTAGTAAATATTGCGGTGGGTAAAGAAATTACTCCTATCTTCGGACTAGAGTTAGATATGATGGCAGGTATGAATCAAGGCAGTAAAACGTTCTTCGATTCCCATAACCTTACAGCTAATGTAACTACTAATCTAACTAATCTTATTTGTGGATACGAAGGCTCTAGACGTTTATTTGAGCCTGTATTACTGATAGGTGCTGGTTGGTATCATACTTATGGTGATGTTTATAATAATGTATCTGCAAGAGGTGCAATTAGATGCAACTTTAATATTACTGATAGTTGGGCACTAAATGTTACTCCAGAGTATATGCTACTTCCAAAGACTACTCCTCTAAATCATGAAGTAAATGTTTATATAGGAGCCACTTACCGGTTTAAGTCTAATAAAGGAAACTTTCCTATGATGAAACTATATAGTGACGCTGAAGTAGAAAGTCTTAATGCTGCTATTAACGAGTTGAGGGTTAAGAATAGCGAATTGGAATCTCGTAAACCAGTAGAAATAATTAAGACTGATACTATAGTAGTTACTAAGGTAGAACTTCTTACACCTAAAATTCAGTTTTTACAGAACTCTTCTGAAATCTCTACAACTTCTAATGTTGCAGTATCGGAGTTAGCAGCTTATATTTCAAATAGTGGTAAGTCATATATGATTGAAGGATATGCTTCTGAAGAAGGTCCAGTAGATTTTAATGACAACTTAGCTGTAGCTAGAGCAGAATCTATGAAGAAGGCCCTTATCAGTTATGGCGCTCCAGAGGATAAGCTTATAGTTAAAGGCTGCGGAAGCACTACTGAGTTTGGAGATAGAGAATTTAACAGAATCGTAATCGTAACAGAACAATGAAATACAAGAAAAAAGTAAAATGGTTAAAGGATAAACAGGCATGGTGGGATAAGCAGGGAAAAGATTTCCAAGCTGCAACCACTAGACCTGGTTCCGTTAAAACTCGATAATCTATGTTAGCTATTATACTAGCAATAGTCTTGATAATCGCCTTTATTTATTACGACCCATATGTAGATATTACAGAGGATAATGTCTTATTATGGTATAATGGTAAGGGATATAGGGAATACATTATTCTGTGGTCCAGAAATACTAATTAAGTATGGACGTAAAGATTATGTTGATAAGTGATTGTATAGGAGTTGTGCTCTATGCGCTCCTATACTATACACTTTATCATACCTATGAACTAGATTATTTAGGTTCTGGAAGGTGGAGAAGGTGGAGAAGAATATCTGTGCCTGGTTGGGCTGTAGTTATAGCCCTAGTGAGCCTATGTCTTCCTCCTGTAGCTGTCTCGCTTTCTATAGTAAGCTGGATTATATATATGCTTAAGTTTCTCGGCGATAAATATTACGAGGTAGACGTTTCTTTTATTAAGTTTTTATCAAACTCAATACATGACACGAATATTTAAACATCTAATTAGGATTATTAAGCATAAATACTGGGTAGCACGCTATTGTTTCCAGTTAGGTCTTTATTGGCAGGGAATAGTACATGACTGGTCTAAGTTTAGCTATACTGAATTTAGTAGGTCAATAAAGTATTGGGACGATACTATTAGTCCTCTAGCTAATGAGAAAAACATACACGGATATTCTGAAACCTTCCTACATCATCGAGGAAGAAATCCACATCACTATGAATATTGGGTTCATAGTTTAGATGAAGGAGGAGTTCCAGCGAAAATGCCAAGAAAATATGCTTTGGAATTAGTCTGTGATTATCTGGCTGCTGGGAGAACCTATAATAAAGATTTTACCTATGGGAGTGAGTACAACTGGTGGATTAAATTTCTAAGTTCACCTAGAGCTATACATCCCGAAACCAAGGACTTCGTAACTAAATGCTTTAGGCATTTGAGTGCCGGAGGTAATATTAAATATTTATTGAAAATTGACTATGAGTAAGATAATAGGGCAAGACAAGTTAATTAAGGAAGTTAATAGAATATTTCAGGTATTTGTAAATAGTAATTGCAAGATAAGACCGCACTTTATTCTTACAGGTGAGAGCGGGTCTGGTAAGAGCTTTACTATTAAACAGTTATGTGATATGAATGAACTTAGCTTTCTAGAAGTTAATGCAGCTCAAATAACTAAAGAGGGTATTTCTGGAAATAGTTTAAGCAAAATTCTATCTCCACTTGTTAACTATAGTCACACACCTATTGTAGTCTTCGTAGACGAGTTTGATAAACTTTTCATCAACGGAAACACTAATAGCCAACTGGCTAATGAATCTACTGCCAGTGTACAGAACGAGTTTCTCAAACTTTTAGAGTCTGATACTACTAGTGTTTTTGGCGATTATGGGAAGTACATATCAGTCCCTATTGATAATGTACTATTTGTGTTTGCTGGAGCATTCAATAATGAGCCTCACATTACATTAGATAGACTAAGAGACTTTGGAGTTAAAACAGAGTTTCTTGGAAGAGTAGGATTAATCTACAATACTAAACCTCTCACTCTAGAGGATTTGTATTCTATCTTGGAGTGTTCAGACTTGTTGCAGAATTATCTTGACTTATTCTTTAATGTAAATAGAGAACAAGTCATTAGTGATTTGAAAGGGTATCTCGAAAGTTCTTTTCGCAATAATACTCTTGGAGCAAGAACAATTAATACTCTTATTCACCAATACTTTATCAAAGGTGGAAAACTCGAAACTGAAGAAGTAAAAGAAATAACTTTTAACAAAAAATTAGAATGGAAATAATTAATGCTACAGATGGTTACAAGTTGGGCCATCACAGAATGTACCCCGAAGGTACTGAACAAGTTTATAGTAACTGGACTCCTAGAAGTAATAAATACTTCCCAGAAGCAACCGAAGGTTCAGTAGTATTTGGTATTCAATACCTAATCAAAGAATATCTCATTAAACAGTTTGAGAAAAACTTCTTTAATCTACCAAAGAAGGAAGCTGTGGAGATGTTCTATCGTAGAGTAAACAACTTTGTTGGTATTGAATCCGTTGGGTACAGACATATTGAAGCTTTATATGACCTTGGGTATCTACCAATTCGCATAAAGGCTCTTCCTGAAGGTTCTGTGTGCCCTATTCGGGTTCCCATGATGACCATTACAAATACTCTACCCGAGTTCTTTTGGTTAACTAACTACTTAGAGACTATTATCAGCTGTACCTTGTGGATGCCATGCACATCTGCTACTAGAGCTAGGCTTTATAAGAAAGAGCTACATCGTCATGCTTGCAAGACTGGTTTTCCAACAGATGTAAATCTTGGTTTTTGTTGTCATGATTTCTCAATGCGAGGTATGGCGGGAATGGAAGCCGCAATTATATCTGGTATGGCGCATATGACTTCTTTTGTGGGAAGTGAAACTATTCCAGCTATTGCTGCTTTGGAAGAATATTATGGAGCTAATTCAGACGAGGAATTGATTGCTGCTACAGTTCCAGCAACAGAACACTCTGTAATGTGTGCTGGAGGAGAGGAAGATGAGCTGGGCACTTTCAAACGTCTAATTAATGATTTGTATCCTTCTGGGTTTGTTTCTATTGTATCTGATACTTGGGATTTCTGGAATGTAATTGAAAATTTCTTGCCCAAGCTGAAGAAAGACATTATGGCTCGTGATGGTAGAGTAGTAATCCGTCCTGATAGTGGAGACCCAGTAGATATAATCTGCGGGTTGAGAACTAATCCTCACTTCAATACCAGAATGAAAGAAGGTAAGTATTATTGCTGCTATGCTCCGTTTAACGACGATGCAGAGTATGTTGAAGTGTCCGAAGGTCAATATTATGGGGCATATTATATGCTTGGTAAAATCTTCGGATGGAATACTACTTCAAAGGATTACCGTTATCCTAGCACTAAGGTTGGTCTGCTTTATGGAGATTCTATTACTCTGGAACGTCAAAAGCAAATCTACTTGAGATTAGAAAACGCTCATATGGCGGCTTGTAATCTCGTTCTGGGAGTAGGTTCATATTCCTATCAGTATGCAAGTAGAGATAGTCTTGGGTTTGCTATTAAGGCTACTGCTTGCGTAGTAAATGGCGAATTGAAAGAAATCTTCAAACATCCTAAAACTGATGATGGTACTAAGAACTCTTTGAAAGGTTTGATTGCTGTCTATAAATGTCTGGATGGGAAGTATACTGCTACCGACCAGGTCTCAATCGAGGAGGAAAAAGAGGGATGCTTAGAGACTGTCTTTGAAGATGGTATCTTGAAGAAAGAATATTCTCTTGAAGAAATCAGACAAAGAATTGACCATGGACTTTAATCATCCTTTTGGGAAAGAAGCTTGCAAGAAACGACTATTAGAAGAGTATCATAAATACGGAAAGCTAATAGTCGCTTTCGATTTTGATAATACTATTTTCGATTACCATAATACTGGCGGAGATTATAGTTGCGTTATAGAACTACTTAAAGAATGCTCACTTCTAGGTTTTGAAATGATTTTATTCACCACTGATGAAGATGATTATAAAATTATGGCAAAGCAGACAATTTGTATGCGATTAGGAATAGCAAATATTACTTCTAATACTTTATCTGCTCCAAACATTAGTAGTTCTATATTCTCTAAATCTAAGAAACCTTATTACAATATCCTCCTAGATGATAGGGCAGGTCTGGAAGAAAGTTATGAAATCTTAAAATATGTAGTAGATGAAATTAAACTTAATCAACAAGGAAATCAGTGAAATTAAGTACGATGTTACTAGATTTCCTGATGGAGAGCCTCAGTTTTTCCTTACTGAGGAATTAAACAGAAAGGAATCTATTGATGTCATTTGTAGAATATCTAATACTGAGGATTTATTCCTCTTAGTGCAAGTAGGAGATATTTTAGATAGACAAGAAGTAGAATGGGATTTACACATTACTTATTTAATGTCTATGCGTATGGATAGAGTAATGAGTTTTAATCGTCCATTCTCCTTGAAAGTAGTATGTAATATGTTAAATAGCTTAGGCTATAGAAACATATATGTTCTTGAGGCACATTCTAGTAGAACTTTTCATCTTCTTGGTGACAGATGTTTACCTTGGGAATTTGGACACCACTCTTGGATTCCAGCCCAAAGTAATATCGTGTTCCCAGACCATGGGGCGAAGGACAGATATGGAAGTAACTATTCTCACTATGGTTATTTAGTCTTCAAAAAGGAAAGAAATCTAGAGACTGGAAGAATTGAGTCCTTTGAAATAGAGGAGTCTAAGAATTGCTACTATTCTACATTTGTGTTCATTGATGACTTGTGTGATGCCGGAGGAACTTTCCTAGGAGAGCTTAAGGTTCTCAAAGAGAGATATCCAAATAGCAAGTTTATCATAATCGTATGTCACGCAGTTAATGATAAAGGTCTGATTAATATGTGTAATAATTTTGACCAGGTTATTGTATCTAATTCTCATAGGGATATTAATTATCGTCCCAGCAACGAGAACTTAACTGTAATAGACGTTTGTAAATAACAAAATAAAAATGGTAATTGAAGGTCCTTTTTACAGACTTACTCCCATTAGTGAATCTTCTCCGAGGTTTGACTTGGAATTGTTGTATGATATTGGTGGGAAAAATCCGAGAAAAGAATTTAAAGTGGAAGGCTATGGCTATCCCCTAGAAGCTGCTATAGAGCGATGTCGCCATTATGCAGTAAGAAAAAAGTTCGGAAAAGATGAAGTTATAACTTTAGGTAGGTACTTAGATGAGTTTAAAAAGGCAAAGGAGGAAATTAAACTCGAAGTCTCAGGAGATTCAGGAGATTCTAGCGGAGAGGCTGAATAAGCTTTGTAGATTCTTAGATGAGGAATATGACGTTAATTGTGGAGGGTGTTGCTATATAGCATACTGTCTAGCTAGGCTACTAAGTAGAGATAAATTCAAGTTCAAAGTCATTATTTACGAGGATTATGAACTAGAAGAAAAGTTTAGCGAAGTAGCGAGAAGTCATTATCATTATGCGATTTCTATTGGAAAGTACACCATAAACGCAGCAGATTGTGATGATGACGATAGCTTTTGCAGAAATGTGTATACTGGCGTAAAAGCTTCCGAACTACTATCTCACTATCAGAAATGTAGCTGGAATGACTGTTATAATACTCAAAAGAATCAATTCATTTTTAAGACTATAAAGGTGTTTTATGACGACCTCACGGAGGACTTACGAGAAGGATAAACAAATTGTGCATACGCACGATAAGTTTATCTACTGTAGTTCAGTATATCAAATATGGAGCTGGGGAGCTGCTCTAATGGAAGAAAAATACTACTCTTCTAATAAACCTATTGTATTGAAAAAGAATCAACTATGTTGTAAGAGGAAGAAGTACTCTTTGCATAGATTCTTTGAATTACAATTTGCTCCCGAAGAATATTTAATTAATAACGGTTTTAAAATTGTAGAAAATGAAACAGGATGTGATTGAGTACATGGTAGACTCATTTGTAGACTTTAAGGGTGAAGAACGTAAAATTGTAGCTTGTGCTTTAAGTCAGGCTGCTGAAGTAAGTGAGGATGATTGTGTCTTAGCAGTAGGTTGGGTAGCTCCCGATGAATACATATGCACAAATGATCCGGACTATGCTAGAATCTGTAGAGTAGTAACCGTTGGTATTGCAGTATGTAATCCTAGTGATACCTTCGATTTGGCTAAGGGACAGAAGAAGGCTTACGATAAGGCTCTTCATGATCCAAAGTGTCCAGCTATTTATACTACATCTAGAGGTGTAGCAGGTAAAGTGCTGGTAAAAGCATTCTTGGAACAGGAGCTTACTTTCTTGAAAGAAAATCCAGAGCGTATCATTAAGGGGTATAACCAAATGAAAGCTCGATTCGAAAGAAAAGAAGCCCTCAAGAACGAAATCAAAAATCTCTCTGATAAAGAGAAGCAAGCTTTGAATCTAGCTAAAGAAGGTATAGATGTAGTTAAATGCGCTGAACTGGTAACTAAAGCCAAGGCAATAGGCGTTGAGCTAAATGAACAGGACTAAGTTTTGCTATATCTTAATAGCCTTGATGGGATTGTTAATTATTTATTTGCTAATACCTAAGAAGGAAACCGCAGTTTCTCCGCCTAATGTGCAGGAAATAGTAAGGGATTCTATAATTAGAGATAGCATCTATATAGTTAACGATTCCATCGTGGAGAAAATTAAGTATATAGACAAAGAGTATGATGAGAAAGTATCTACTATTATGTCTAGTTCTGATAGCATCAATTTGTGCTTTTTCTCAGAATACATCGACCGTTACAATAACCAGCGAGCAACTAAAAACAACTAATCTGATATTTGCCGAGCATCAGAAGTTGTCTGAAACTGTTCCGTTATTGAATAAGCGAATAACTAATCTAGAACTAATAAATAAGAGTTGGGAAAAAACGGATTCTCTTCGTAGAGTTCAGTTACTGTATTATGGAAACATAATTGAAGATAAAAATAGATCTATTGAAGGTCTTAATAAGTCTTTAAAAAAGAAGCAGAATGTCATTAAATATGGCGCTGCTGGTTCATGTGTATTAATATTATTATGCCTATTACTGAAGTAATGTTTAAGGACAAAGATGGTTTTCACTACAAACATCCTGAACGTAGCTGCACTAGGTGTAAGAATTACCCTTGCTTGCCTAACATGGATAAGCTGCAAGGAGACTTCGCTTCTTATGGTTGTAGGAAGTTCGAGGATATTAATACATTTGAAGTGTGGAAACCAAAGAAGTAACTTACCATGTCAAATTTGTTGCTGAATGTGAGGACGGGATGGGATACGCTAATTATGTCTTTGAAAGGCTAGAATATGATAATCTAGATTACAAGGATATAATGTGTGTTCGATTCCCGAATTGGAACCAGTGTTCTATGAAATTAGGAGATGTCGGCTATGTTTCACTAAGATACGTAGAAGAAGGCATCGATAGATGGTACGATGGTAAAGATTTTGTTCCATACAAGGATAGTAATATAATTTTCTTGAAATTTATTCATGAAAAGCCTATCATTGAAGATGGACAAATATTATTAGATTAACATTAAAAAGGAGATAAACTATGAAGTATTTTTAAAGAATAATTTATGACTGTATTAGGAGATAAGCTGAGAGAGGCTTTGAGCGATAAAGCAAACGACGTTAATAGCTATGTATGGAAAGGACCTAAGGTAAATGGGGTCCAGGAGGAAATTAAATTGGTAGACGCAGGTTATGACCAGCTGAGACGATTCTACAATCATTGTGAACAAATGTTGTACAACTCTGATACCAAGAATCCGGGTCGTGTAACATTACTCGGAATTGTGTCCGACCAAATACAAAGATGTCGTGCAGAGCTTCTTATTAGATGGCTTAGAGCTGAAAAGCAATACACAAACACACGTTGTTTGGAAGACTTGAAAGCTGTTATCAAAAACAATAAGGAAGTGTTAACTAATGAGGCTATTAAGGTCTATCCAATTGGAGAGATTCTTAATGGAATCCCTGTAGAGTTTAGAGAAGTACCGGTAAGTTTAGTTATGGATGCTTGTTTAGATTCCTTGGGATTGTTTGACAACTCTCATTTGACGCTTAACTTCATTGTAAAAATGGGACTGTGGTTTACACAGCAAGAAATGCAGAAAGACTTGTATCGTAAAGACCCAGTGACAGGTAAAGCTGTTAACAGACTGTTAGTAGTAAGTAAGGAACTTCGTTTGAATCCTTCTATAGCTCTGAAAATCTGTGATACTGGATTAAGTTATGCTGAGTTTAGATCTATGTGTAGATTGAAACGAGATAAATATGCTAACTTAACTAGTGATCAGCTCAGACTGCTATCAAACAAAGTTCTTTATCGCTTCCAAAATCAATGCGAGAACCAGGCTAAACAATGGAAGGATAAGATGGAAGAAATCAAGAAAGTTGCAGAACTTAAAGGATGGGACATCACTAGGAATATAGATTGATGAAAGACCTCTTTACTCCTGTTACTCGTGATGAGCGACAGGAGCAATGTAAGAGAGCCTGGTTATTACATAAAGGAAGAGGCACCATAGAAGCCTGTACAGGCTTTGGTAAAACACGATGTGCTATTAATTGTTTAAAGGCTGTTCTATCTAAATATCCTACTATTAGAGCATTGGTAGTAGTCCCCACGGAACTTTTAAAGAATCAGTGGATAGATATATTAGATAAGGAAGGTCTAGGGTTAAATACAGAGGTGCAAGTTGTAAATACTACAGCAAAGAATGGATACGAATGTGACTTTTTAATCATTGATGAAATCCATAGAACTGCTGCTGAGACTTTACAATTTGTATTTAGTAAGGTTAAATACAAGTTAATTCTTGGACTAACTGCTACTCTGGAAAGACTTGACGGTAGACATACTATAGTCGAGAAATATTGCCCTGTAGTTGATAGCGTAACTATTGAAGTAGCCAAAGCCAATGGTTGGGTATCTGATTTTACTGAATATCAAGTAATTATCACAGCAGAAGACATCGAAAGCTATCGAGAGCAAAATAGGGAATTTATAAGACATTTTGAATTCTTTAACTTTGATTTTGGACTCGCAATGAGTATGGTTGGTAAAGACGGCCTCAGAAATAGGCTTAATTACAGAAACCAGATTTGTAGTAGTTCGGATAAAGCTGAGCTGTCTAATGCTTTGAAGCAGATTACCTTTCATTCTACAGCTTTTATGAGAGCTTTACAAGCTAGAAAAAAGTTTATCCATAATCATCCGGCTAAATTAGAAGTGGCTAGGGAGATTATTGCTCACAGAGCAGACAAGAAAATTATTACATTCTCTGCTAACACTGCAATGGCAGAGAAGATAGGAGTAGGATATGTTTACACTGGCAAAGAAAGTAAAAAACAAAACAGAATTACACTTGAGGAGTTCGCCCTACTAGACAAGGGCGTGATTAATAGCTGTAAATTGGCTATTGAAGGTTTTGATTGTCCCGGTCTATCGGTCGGGATAATGCTTGGAGTTGACTCTAGTAGCACAAAAAGCACTCAAGCCGCTGGTAGGGTCATTAGAAAAGAAGGTTCTAAATACTCTGAAATATTCACATTAGTGCTAGAAGATACCGTTGAACAAGAATGGTTTAAGAAGTCTCATCAAAAGAGCGAGTATGTTACTATTGATGTAGATAACTTACGAAAGTTACTTAATGGAGAGCCTTGGGAACCTTACAAGAAAAAATTGCAGAATTTTACCTATCGTTTTTAATTATGGAAACTTATTACACTAAAAAAGAGTTTAATGAGATGAAGTCTGCTTTGACTAAGAAGTGCAAAGCATTGGAAACTAAAGTTAGTAAGCTTACCGCTGAATTGAAGGAATTAAAGAAGGACTATGCAGTACTTCTTGAAACTGCCAGCGAAAAAGTTGAGGACTAAAGTTTATCACGTAACCAAGTTTTAACGCTTTAACAAGTAAACTAGACTTGGTGTATAGATTAGTAGAAAATCTATTAATTTGTACACGTGAAAAATCTTGAACTGAAACAGCAACTTTTGTTTTGTGAAAAATATAGCATAAACCCAAGTGAGCTGTTGTTGTTAGAAATTCTTCTTATCGCCCAAGAGGGTGATGAACCCGAAATTGTCCACGAGTATTTCTCTTCTAGAGTATGCGCTCGTGGTTTTACAATAGAACTATTAACTGGACTTCGCGATGCTGGAGTTATTCATAAATCCTATAAGATTCCTGAGAAAGGGTCTGTATTTAACCCACTAGATGTTCCTCTAAATAAGTTAGTTGTGAAAGACTTTTATAAGTGTTCATTCGACTTAGGTAAGGAATTGTGGGATACTTATCCATTATTTGGAATAGTTAATAATACACAAGTGGGTCTGAAAAGCGTATCTAAGAAATTTGATACAATTGAAGACTTCTATAGGTTTTATGGTAAAACTATCAGATGGAAGCCAGAAACTCATAACCATATTATAGAGTTAGTTAAGTGGGCTAATGAACACAATATATTGTGTACCACAATAGCTAATTTTGTAATAGACCATAAGTGGGAAGAACTAGAGGCATTAAAGAATGAAGGCGGAGTTAATTATGATTCTATGAGATTACTATGATTTCTGATAAACTTCTCAATGAAATTGATAGAGGTAGACAGGGACTAAATCATGGTATTTCTATGAAACTTCCTAAGCTAGAGAGTATTATTGATGGAGTTACTAGGGAAACCTATACTTTAATTCTATCAAACTCTGGTGCAGGTAAGACTTCGTTTGCCTTATATGCTTATGTATATCGACCACTAATGGAACATCTTGATGATGATGATTTTAAGGTATTATATTTCAGTCTTGAAATGGGAGAAGTAGCTTTGTATATTAAGCTGTTATCCATATATATATTTGAGACCTATGGAATCCAACTATCTTTTAAGAAGATATTGTCAAGAGAAAAAGAATATATTTTATCTGATGAGCATTATGACTTAGTTAAGCAATGTATGCCTTGGATAGATAAGATTAGTAAGAAGTTAGAAATCTATGACAAGAAGGTAACTCCGAAGAAGGTATATGCCATCTTGAAAACTAGGTTGGAGGAAATGGGAACCTTTTCTGAAAGTGAAACCCGCCTCGTCTATACTCCAAATAATCCTAATCTTATTTATAATGTAGTTGTAGACCATATTGGTCTTGTTGGTACAAAGCCTGATATTGATTTGTTGTCTAGCTATCTTCTTTTTCTTAGAGATAAGTGTTTTATTAGTCCTGTAGTAATACAGCAAGCTAATAGAGAGCAGGGAAATATTGAGAGGTTTAAACAAGGCAAAAGTGCGTTTACTATTCACGATGCTAAGGATTCAGGTAATACTGTGCAAGATTGTAATATCATGATTGCATTGTATAATCCTCACAGAGATGGATTGAAGACTTATAAACATTACAATATTGAGTATCTAGGCTCTTATTATAGGAGTATTATGGTACTTAAGAACCGATATGGGGATTGCGATGTTGAGGTTGGAGTAAACTTCTTTGGATGGATTAATATGTTCTACGAGCTGCCGAAGCCCGATGAAATTTATGATTATGAGAGATATACAAGTCCAAACTATATATTAGAAGATAATAGTTCTATTGTAGAACAGGAGCTAGATGATATTACAGAATTAGATAATTCAAATTCGAATTTTAATTTTGCATTAGAATAATGGCTGCTGAAACAATTGCTATCGTAGGTGAATCAGGTACTGGAAAAAGTACAAGTTTAAGAAATCTTAATCCCGAAACTACTTTTATTATAAGTACTACGGGTAAACCCCTTCCCTTCCGTGCATGGAAGAAGAAGTATATTCCCATCAAAATCGAAGGAAAGAACGTGAGTGGTAACTACTATGTAAGTTCAAAGTGGGACCAAATACTGAAAATTCTTCAAATTATTGATAAGATGATGCCACACATCAAGCAGGTAATCATTGATGACTTCCAATATGTTCTCTCTTATGAGTTCGTTGATAGAGCAACTGAAGTTGGTTATACTAAGTTTAGTGAATTAGCTCAACACGCTATGGAAATTCTGAGATATTCAGAAAAGATGAGAGAGGATTGCAAAATGATCTTCTTGACTCACTCAGAAAATGTTGGAGACAACGTTAATCCTAAGTATGTTATCAAGACTGTTGGTAAGTTGCTGTCTGAAAAAGTAACCTTGGAAGGTTTGTTTACATATATCTTCTTTACTAAAGTAAACGAAGGAGACTCCGGTAGAATGGAGTATAAGCTTATCACTAACAATGATGGTAGCTGTGTAGCAAAGACTTCTTTGGGAATGTTTGAAGACTTAGAAATTGATAATGATTTGGATGAGATTATTAAAGTTATTGACGCTTATAACGAAGGGGAATAATGAAATTAGACATACTGTTTCACTATGATGTGAATGAGCAAACGGGTGAAATCACCTATATTGGTAAAGAAGAAATCCATGTTGACACCGTAGCTACTAAGAAAGCTGCAAGTAGTAAATCTTCATCTGCTAAGGTAGATGAAAATCCTGAACCTATTATTACGCTTGATTCTAACAAGTTGATTTTAACCCAAGGGGCAGTAGACTTGTTACAAGTCTGTGCAGATTGTCGTGTAGACATCAAGTATAAGAAAAAGGATAAGAAGGCAGTTCCTATTATTGGAACCGATGCTGCTTTCGGTACTAAGGCTGGAAACAAGCTGACTAAAAGTAATACTGTAAGTTATAGAGGAGCTGCTAACGAAAAGCTTTCTGCTTACGGTACTGTCTTTAAGTTGGAACCTACAGAGGATAAAGGAATTTATTATCTGATAGGAGACAAGGTACAGGAGTCAAATCCTGTGCCGGAAGAGATAATTGATATCGAAAAAGAACTCGATATAGAAGCATTAGATAATTTAAACATAGACGAAGATGACAAAAACTTAGAAAAATTTGATTTTAATTTGAATTAATTATGGCATTTAATTTTGGTATATCAGCAGACTCAGCAGTAAGAAACACACGTCGTCCTTTAACCCCTTGGAATATCCATGATGTAAAATTCATGGGTTGCGAAATCAAGGAATTTGATGGGAAGAAGGACCCAACAGCCCACTATAAAGTTTTGTCTATCAATTTTGAGAACGAAGATGGTTACTTCTCAGTAACTCAATTCTTCCCGAAAGCTGGTGATGATGAGAGACGAGAATTTGATAGTAAGAATGGTGGAAAGGTAGTGATGCCCTCCAACTTCGAAACTTTGATGGCTGTAGTTAAACAGACTGCGCAGGTTCTTAACCCTGCAGGATTCGAAAAGATGCAAGCAGCTAGCTCTAAGTTTAAGAGCTTCGACGATGTAGCTAAGGCTTTGATTACAATCACTGAGAAGGTGAAGGGAACAGAGACTAAGTTGAAGTTGATTGGTAGAAACCGTGACGGTAAGGTAGTTGCTGATATACCGCGTATTGTTGGTATTAACAAACAGGGTGAGTCGTTCATTTCTGATAACTATATTGGCGATAAGCTGTTCTTCTCTGACTATGAGGAAGGAGAACGTCAGAAATATCTGAAGGCTAAGCCTACTGAAATGAAGTCAGAAGATCCAATTGCAGATGTAGCAGGAGTAGACCAAGCTCCAGCAGATGATTTGGACATCACTGACTTACTCTAATGATTTGTTAGTAGAGTAATTCATAAATTCCTTAGTGACCATGTTTGATTATACTTTTGAACCAAAAATTACTAAGGAATTTCTTCTATCTAAAAACAATGAGGAGACTTACATGACTTATTATCTGGGCATCCCAGTTAAGAAAGGATTGTTCAAGTCTCCTTTGCGTAGTGACAGTCATGTCACTTGCAGTTTCTTTAGAGGAAAATCTGGAAACTTGTATTTTAAAGACTTTGCTTCTGGAAAATGTCTCACATTCGAAGGAGTAGTTATGGAAAAGTATAATTGTAACTACCACACTGCTTTAAGGATTATAGCTAAAGACTTTGGATATACGAAAGATTCTTCCGTAAAGAAAGTTGCAGTGAAAATCCAGCCTAAGTTTGAAGAAGAGAAACAAACTTTTATTCAGATAGAGGCTAAGGATTTTTCAGAACCTGAGTTGAAGTGGTGGGGAAGTTTTGGTATAACTAAAGACATCCTATATAAGTTCAAAGTATACAGTTGTAGTACTGTATTTTTGAATGGGAACATATATGCACAATCTGCCCAGCATAGTCCTATATATGGCTACTATTTTGGAAAGAAAGAGAACATCGAGCAATGGCGAATTTATATGCCAAAACGAAAGGAGTTTAGATTCATAGGAAATGTTTCAACCAAGACTATTCAAGGCTATAAGCAATTAGCTAAGAGTGGAAAACTAGTTGTTATAACTAAATCTATGAAAGATGTAATGTGTTTATATTCTTTAGGAATACCAGCTATAGCTCCCAACTCTGAAACTCAGTTTGTTTCTGATAAGATTTTAGAAGAATTAAAGCAGAGATTCAAATACGTTGTGTTGCTATATGATAATGATTTGACTGGAGTACGTTTTACTAATAAGATTAGGAAAGAGCATCCAGAACTAATTGTATCAATGATTCCCAGAAGCACAGGAGCTAAGGATATAAGTGATTATTACCATATGTATGGAAGAAAAGGTACACAAGAATTTATTACTAATTACATAAAGAAACTTAAGAAGAATGAAAAAGTAGACTAATACAAGTGTTACAGCCATCTTTAAGGACGGTAGTAGAAAAACTTTTGAATCTGTTGAATTAGCCTCTGAAGGAACTGGTTTGGAGATAAACTCAATCAAAGCTAGAGCTAATAAGCCTGGCTCTGGAGCAAAATCAAAAGACGGAATTACCTTTGAATGGGCAGACCCCGCAGTTAGAAGAAGTAAGTAGGCAAAGAAGAGTAAACAAAAAGGCTCTCAGTATGAGTTAGAAATAATTCACAAACTTAGAGATATAGGATACGAAGGATGTGTGTCTAGCAGAAGTCAAAACAAATTGGCTGATGCTGACAAAATAGACATTGTTGACATGAACAATGAACTTCCGGTTAATATCCAAGCTAAATTTACTCAGAATATGCCTAACTATTTTGATATTAGAGATGCTTGCAGTGATAAGTCAAAGCCGTTCTGTATATGCTGGAAAAAGGCAGGAAAGAATGGAGAGTCAGCTAGAGGGCAAGTTGCTGTAATCCCAATCAGCTTTTTTTATGAGCTACTAGAAATGTGCAAGAATGGAGGAATGGAAGGTATATCCAGAGTTTCCGACGTATGAAGTGTCTAATAATGGACAAGTACGAAATAGGAAAAGAGGAAATATATTAAAGCCTCATGAGGATAAGGATGGATATTTAGGAGTATGCCTATGCTTTGAGGGTAGGAAGTACCATAGAAGAATAAATAGGATAGTTGCTATTACTTTTATTCCTAATCCCGACAATCTGGAGATAGCTGACCATATTGATAAGGATAGAAAGAATAATTGTGTTTCTAATCTTAGATGGGTTGATACTATTGGAAATAATAGAAATAAAATTTCTAACTCCAAAGTTGATATTTGTGACAAAGATGGGAACATATTGAAGTCTTTTGATTCTATATCTGAGGCAGCAGAATATTATAATGTACCAGATGATAAGATGTGCGCAGCGGTAGTAGTTAATAAGAAAATTGGAGGTTATGTTAAATACTCTGAGAAATAAAGTTGCTGTAATACCTATAGAATATTTTTATGAATTGCTTAGAAAATGAAAAAGTTAGTAGTTAAAGGTCCGGTTCCTACGATTAAAAATTGTATAGTTAATGACTTTGATGATGAATATGCTCTTTATTTAAGGACAGCTAAAAAGAATTGGAGAACAATGGAAGCATTCTCTCTTGAGTTTGATTCCACTTTATCTGATTTGAAGAAAAGTCATTTCATCTACGTAGATAGAGAAGACCTAGAGCTATTAATAAAGAAGCGATTGAACGTTATTGAAGTAATCGAGTTATGAACATATATTTATTTCCATGGCATACAGACGAAGTCTGTACTATTAGCAAAGTAGTAGCAAGAAGCTATGAGGATTGCGAAGAGAAGATAAAGAGTATGTATATAAATAAATACGACGATTTAGATGATCTTCTGGATTATGATGATTTCTGTATAGAACTTGCTGAAAAACATGGAATATATTTAGGAGACGTATCTGAGATAAATGAATTTATGTAATCCATTAAGGATAGCGTTAGACTTGGATGACACAATCTTCGATTTCTGGGGAGCATATAAAACACTATTCCCTAGAGAATCAGATTTAGTCGAGCACGTAATTACACGAAACGTAGTAAGTCTTCGCTACAACAAGGAGTTTTGGGAAAATTTACCCTTGCTAGAAAAGCCGAATTTCGAGCCGCATATTTATGCGACTAAAAGAATTAACAGTAAAACTTATACTCGAAATTGTCTAGCTAAATACAATTTACCCATAAGACCTATTTATCAAATGTATTATCAGCACGGAAACAAGGCTGACTTGATAAAAGGCAAATGCGATGTATTAATCGACGACAGTATTAGTAATGTGACTATGGCAATAAACTCTGGACTTCCAGCATTGCTAATAGATAGGCCACATAACCAGAATGGAGATCCTTTATTCCGCATTTATAGTTTAGATATTGACGAAATTAGATTTGCATATGAATTAGAATTAGCAACTTTAGGATGGAATTAAAAGATATCAAGCTTAGGCCGCTGCTAGACACACTAAGATTGGAGAAGATAAGTGATAAGGTATATTTTTCTGAACAGTACAGTGGATACGTTAGTAATTCCCGTTTAGGATTAATTAATCCTCGGCAGGATGGTAATCCAGATAAATTCTTTACTGGGTTTAAAAATACTTTCTCTTCTGCTCTGGAACTTGGAAGCGCTGTACACGAGTTAGTGCTACAGCCAGATAGTTTTGAACTGTCAGAAGACATTGGTAAACCTACTGCAAAGTTAGGAGCAATGGCTAATGAACTCTATCCCGTTTTTCTGAAAGGAGAAGTAACATTTGACGATGTAAAGAAAGCATCAGACAAGGTCGAATATTACAAGGGAAAGCTTACCAAGGAACTAGCTAAATCTGTGATTGAAGCTTCTACTAACTATTGGAAGAATAGACAGCTAAAAGAATTTGATTTAACACAAGATAAGGAAATTATATATCTTGACAACAAATCACTAGAAATCGTAAAGTCTTGTGTATCAGCATTAAATAGCAATAAGCAAGTGCAGAAACTTTTACATCCTGAAGGGATAACTAAAACACCTATTTCTGAAAATGAGCAAGCTATTTTATTGGACGTGGAGGCGACCTGCCCTAATGGAAAAAAGTTTATCTTACACCTGAAGTCCAAACTAGATAATTATACAATAGATACAGAAACTAACACTATTGTAGTGAATGATATTAAGACGATTGGAAAAATCGTTAGTGAAATTGACACCAATATCAATAAGTATCACTATAGTAGGGAGTTTGCGATGTATTTATACCTTCTGAAGTTGTGTGCTGAAAAGTTCTATAACTTGGAGAATCCAAAATTGCAAGCTAATTACTTAGTAGTTTCTACCATTCCGAACTTTTATAGTAAGGTTAGGCCAGTTACTTATTTGGAATTGCGACAAGGATTTCATGAGTTCAAGACTCTTTTGAAGTATGTAGCCTATCAGATAGGTTATAGAGACTATTCTCTTGATGAACGACCTTCAAAATATCAGCTTTGAACAATTGTCATCAATTTACTCAAAATACTTTACCTTAAACTACCTAGGGAGCAATATGGGTGATAAACTAGCCTGTATTGCTCTTACTTGTTATATAACTAATGAGTTAAAGAAAAAAGGTCAAAAGGTAACGTGTTATGATGTTTTATTGAAAGTCGGAAAAGATTTTAGGGAAGGAGAAAAAAATACCTTTCTGAAGTCTTTAGGGGCTATCTGTGAGGATTTAATGTACGGGTGTACCACTTTTCTTGACTTTGGTATTAAGCCGAAAGATATGCCCAAACAGCTCCAGATTTTGCTCGACAATTATGTACCATTTTAAGAGATTTTTAGTTAAGAGGATTTTAACGTCCTTTAACATAAAATTAACATTTGAAGATTAGGGTTTCTATGTATGATGTAGTATAATTGATTACATCAGTAAGGGAAACAATACTGATTAGATACGGAAAAATAATTTCAGATTATATGTTAATGATTTATGTTTAAAAATTTTATTTATTATGAGTACAACGATTTTGAATTTTAAGAAAGTAGAAGTAGTAGCAGAAAGCAAAGAAGCAGCAATCGCACAAGTTGAAAGCACATTATTCCATGTAAATGGTGATGCAACTCAGGCTTACAAAAATTGGAAAGCTAAACAGACCAAGGGTATTACTGAGCGTGATGTAAAAGAGTTTATGCTTGAATATCTCGCTAAGAAAGGCAAGAACTGCCCCGGTGCTGGTTATCTGATTACTATTGAATCGTCTGTTGCAGACACTCGTGAGCGTCCGTACAAGATTGACGATGTTAAAGGTGATGGAAAGCGTAAGTTTAAGACTTTCTACAAGTGGATTGACAAAGAAACTAAGACTGTTGTTTGCCAAGTTGATACTAACAAAGCTGACGCTAAGAACGCAATCAAAGAATTGTATAAGAGCGGTAAGTATAAAGGAAATGCTGAGTTGGTGAAAACTAAGGATGTTGTTGAAGGACAGGCAGTAGTAGCAACTGCACAATATACTCCTTCTAAGAATACCAAGAATGGTACTTGGTTAGCTTTCGGTATCGAAGCCTAATTTCTTGAAAGATATACGTTTAAAAGGAAGATTGCCTAAGGGTGGTCTTCCTTTTTTATTTTGAGATAAGCAATATTTAATAGATATTAAACGTAATTTAATTATGGAAGTGTAACAACTAATTAACAATTAAATGGAATTTACTCCTATAACAGGACTTCAGATTAGAATTAATTTCTATACAAACAGAGGTTGTGTGCTTGAAGATGTAATAGAAAATCATTTCTATAACTATTTTAGCTTAGTTAATCCTCTAATAATCGGAAGAAAAGAATCCATCGCGGGAAAACCTACAGATGGAATAGTTAGGTTCTATGACGAAAACCGGAATGTCAAGTTCTGGATTCTTCAAGAAACTAAAAGAGATATAGGTATTAACTCTGTTTTCGTACATAGGTCTTTATTACAGGCTATGATGTATTTAGGAAACGTGTATTATGATACTAGTACTCATTTAGGAGTAGATAATTTCAATGGAGTATTTCTCGATTCGGCAAGGTATTTTTGCTACATTCCGAGAAGAGAAATAGATACTCTAATGGAAAAATTTGAACCTTTATGGCGCAAATATTTTCGAGTTTCACCTTCCAAAGCATACAAAGAACCAGAATTAGAGAGTTTTGCAGAATTAGCTATGTATTCTCTAAGGCATAGGGTTAAAGCATTGGATGAACACTTTAGATTAGACCTCCTATTAAAGGAGATTTACTATAATAATGTTTAAATATGGAATTGACGATTGAACAATTGATGCAAGGGAAAGCAACTAGAATTAAGGATAAAGAGTATTTTACTACTGAAGCCTATGTAACTCCGTTTATAGACAGAGTATCTAAAATGACTGATAATTTTATCATTAATGCTAAGCCTGCTGACCAAATATCGCTTACTAAAGATGGGGAGATTAATTTTGATGATGTAATATACAATAGAGTTTGGATTCAAGGTGTTTTGCCGGACGAATATGCTTGGGATAATCATAAAAGAGTAATTAGTATGATTTATGCCCTTGATACTCGTAAACCATTAGTTAAGTTCTATGTAGGAGCTTTAAATATGGCTTGTCTAAACTTGTGTGTATTTAATCCAGAAATGTTAAATGTTTCTGAGCTAGAGCCAGAATCTGCTATTAACTATAGCTTCTTAAGAAATGCTATGTCGATGACAGATGAAACCAACTTAATGCTTAAGAAACTTTCAGAGATGGAGTATAAGAAAGATGATATATATGCTGACCTAGGTCACTGGGTTGACAACTGCATCAATTCTAAAATCAACATGGGATTTGGTTCTGTAAAATTAGCTGAATCTGCTCCGATTGATGTTTATAAAGATTTGTTTTATGATGAAAAATCTAAGTATTATACAACAGACAATGTTGTAGATGGATTTACCGTGTATAACGCATTTACTGACTTGATTACCCAGGATAAGAGAGACTTAGTAAATAAATTCGAGAAGACATTGTTAATTAAGGACGTAATGGGTATTTAATATGCAAGTAGTAAAGAGAGACGGAAGTTTACAGGAATTTGACGGTAATAAGATAGTAGAAGCAATATCTAAAGCATTTAATGCTTGCTGTCCTGAAGAAAATAAAGAAGTCATTACAGCTATGGTGGCTGATATGCATTTATGGGACGGCATTACTATAGAAGAGATTCAGGACGTAGTAATAGAAACCTTGAGGGACTATGGTTACGATGATGTAGCCTCAGCATATTCTCAGTATAGAAGCGAACAATCTAGACTTAGAGAAATCATAGCTAAGATTAGTTATCAAGATAACTATATTAATAGTTCCGAAAATGCAGCTACTTCATCTGAAACAGATGGAAATGCTAATGTTGTATCTAAGAACGTTGCTACATTAGAGAGTGAGGATAGAAAGCGCGAGAACAGAGAAATTCAGCGCTATCGTATGAAGAAGAAATTAAAACTTCTTTATCCCGAACTCTCTTCTCAATATTCTAGAGACCTAGACAGTCATATTATTTATACTCACGATGAGGCTTCTACGTCAGTACTTAAACAGTATTGTATGGCAGTCTCGTTATATCCTCTAATGTTAGAGGGAGTAGGTAATATTGATGGAGTTACTCCTGGCCCTCCTAACGATTTGCAGTCATTTAGTGGACAGGTTACTAACTTAGTATTTCTATTGTCTTCTCAATGTAAAGGAGCAGTTGCTGTAGGTAGCTATTTTATTGCACTTAACTATTATATTATTGCTGAATACGGAGAAAAGTGGTATGAGAAGCTCGATTGTATATGTACTTCGGAACATTCTCTTATTAAGAGAACTATCGAAGACTCCATCCTTAAAGCTTTTAAACAGTTTGTTTGGGGAATTAATCAACCTGCTGGAAACAGAAGTTATCAATCTCCCTTTACTAATGTTTCGTACTACGATAAGACCTATTTTGAATCTCTATTTGGAGAATTTTACTATCCAGACGGAACTAAGCCAGAATGGGTAGCAATTGATACTTTACAGAGATTGTTCATGTCTTGGTTTAATAAACTTCGCTTGAAACAAGTTCTGACATTTCCAGTAGAAACCTTTGCTATGGTGCATGACGGTAAAGACATTATAGATAAGAACTATAAAGACTTATGTGCAGAAATGTATTCTCAAGGTCATAGTTTCTTTACCTATATCTCAGACAGTGCAGATAGTCTTGCATCTTGTTGTCGTCTTCGTAATGAATTAGCTGAAAATACATTTAGTCCTACCTCTGGTATGACTGGTGTAAAGACAGGTTCTTGTAATGTTATTACTCTGAATATTAACAGAATTGTCCAAGATTGGGCTAGACAAGAAACTACTTGGTGGAGTGAAGATGGAGACAAAAATCTCTTGCATTGTAAAGATAATGTTGCCCTACTCAAAAAATATCTAATAGATATTCTAGAGAGAGTATACAAGTATCACATTACCTATAAGACCATGCTCTATGAGTGGGAGGATAAGAAGATGTTTGCTTCTTCAAATGGAGGTTATATAAACATCAAAGACCTATATAGTACTATTGGGCTAAATGGTCTAAATGAAGCTGCTGAGTTCTTAGGAATGAAGGTATCTAATAATCCAGAATATTTTGAGTTTTTACAGCTCATACTTGGAACAATAAAAGAGCAGAATAAACTTCATTCTATCCATGACAAAAAGCGCCCCTTCTTATTTAATTCTGAAGTCGTTCCAGCAGAGGGACTTGGTGGTAAGAATTATAAATGGGATAAAGCAGATGGCTATTGGGTTCCTGAAGATAGGAATCTATACAATAGTTACTTCTATAATGCCCATGATGATACATCAGTGTTGGATAAGTTTATACTTCATGGAAGGCAGACTTATCAGTATACAGATGGAGGTAGTGCAGCTCACATTAACTTGGAGGAACATCTGTCTAAGGAGCAATACTTGAAGCTTATAGACTTTGCTATTCAGCAAGGAACTAATTACTTCACGTTCAATATTCCTAATAGTAAGTGCGAGGATTGTAAACATATTGTGAAAGCTCCCATTAAGGTATGTCCTAAATGTGGAAGTGAACATATTACTCAATATACCAGAATTATTGGCTATCTAAGACCTATCACTGCTTTTGGTAAGGATAGAAGAATAGAAGCTGAAAGAAGAACATATTCAAAAAATGTATAAAATAGAAGAGTTTGTAGGAACAGCTGCTGAGCTGGAGAAGTTCCTTAATGAAATGCAAGTTATTAAACATTTTAATCTATCTCATATAGTATCTAGACAAGCTAAAACTTTTGCAGGACCTGGATGCTCAGTTGATAGAACCGTTTATACCTTAGTATTTTATGGGAATGACGAAGAAAAGAAGAGACAAATATATCTTGAATATGCTAAAGAAAACTTATGTAAAGATTGCTTGACTTGTGCAGACTTCGGGTATTATTGTAGAGGAAATAAAGAAAGATGTAATGCGTGGAAATACGATGAAAAAGCACATTATAGAATTGATAAAGTTGTATGAGTAAAGTTTTAATTATTCCAGATGTTCACGGTAGACCATTCTGGAGAAAAGCAAAAGAGAAGATTAATAGTGTGGATAAGGTAGTCTTTTTAGGGGACTACCTCGACCCATATGGTTATGAAGGTATTACTAGAGAGAATGCGATAGAGGAGTTTAAAGAGATTATCCAATTCAAAGTTGATAATCCCGATAAGGTAATACTACTCCTTGGAAATCACGACTGTGCTTATTGCTATGATTTCGGAAGTGCTTCTAGGTATGATTACGCTAATGCAGAGCTAATTAAGGAAATGTTTGAGAATTTCAAGTCTCTATTCCAACTCAAATACTTCTCGGAAGGTATTCTATATACTCATGCTGGAGTTACTAATGATTGGTTAAAGAGTATGGATTTTACTATTACTGACCTAATTACTAAGCCTGAGGACTTTCTAGTTGGCTTCCTATGGGAAGTATCTCGTATGAGAGGAGGGTGGTCTAATACAGGCAGTATGGTATGGAGCGATGTCAGAGAAGGAGATAGAGAGTCTACATATTATCAAATATTTGGGCATACTCAATTGGAATCAGAACCCATTATTACTGACAAGTTTGCTTGCTTAGACGTAAGAAGACCTTTTATATTAGATACAGAAACTAAAAAGATTGAGGAGTATGCTTAAATATGTTGATGCCAGAGTAGTCTTTCAGGAAATTCCGGATGAGATTACATTAGCTATAAATATATCTAACTGTCCTTGTCATTGTAAAGGATGTCATAGTCAATACCTAGCCGAAGATATAGGTAAACCATTAATTGAATATCCGCAGGGGTTCTCTGATGATTACATTATTCATCTAGACGAACTAATTACAGATGGTATTTCGTGTATAGCATTTATGGGAGGGGATTCTGACCCTCACTTAGTAAATGTGTTAGCTAGTTTTGTTAAAGATTATTATCCGAATTTAAAAGTGGCATGGTACTCAGGTAGACAAGAACTATCGGAGCACGTGAATATGAAGCATTTCGATTATATCAAGCTAGGTCCATATATTGAAGAAAACGGGCCTTTAAATAGTAAGACAACTAATCAAGTTATGCTTCATATAGATAATAGCTGTGGAAAACCCATAGTTAAAGACATAACATCACGTTTTTGGAAATGATTCTTAAGGTTGCGTATGATGATAACAGTCAACATCTGGTTGACGAATTAAAAAAGGTTCTTCCTAAATATCCTTTAGTAGAATTACAAACTTACCATGAAGGCTTGTTTAAGGAACGTAAAAACGCCTTCAAGCTCAAGGGAGGTTTTAGCGCTAGACATACTCCATTTGCTGTATTAATTGATAATGATGCAGCTCCAGTAATGGCATTCTACAGTGAAGCTAATACTTGTACCATAGAAGAGATAATGAAAGCATTAAATAATCCCGTAGTATATGGTAGAATTGAAGGTTAAAGATATTATTGAGAAGAAGAAACTTCTGATAAAAGGACTTGAAGAGAATATCTTCAAGGACTTTACTGAAGAAGAAGAAAATCTCTTGCACTCCAAGCACGGAATGATTAAAGTTAGTCATAGGTCAGGTGCTGGTAAAGTGTATGAAGGGATAACTGGAGCGTTTAAGGTTGGGCTTCCTCTAATTATTGATAGTGAGCCGACTAAGATAATACAGAGAATTACCATGATAGATTGGGACTCTAGTATGTTCCAGGATGCAGATGGAGAGTGGTTTATATTTGAATTTACTCCAATAAGACTCTACGAATTAAGTGTATGATAAGAAAATTTACTAACATCGTTTGTGTATATTACAACGACAAAAATTATATTCCAGCTAAGTATAATTGTCCAGACTTAGAGATTGATGATGTAATTCTCAACCTGACTACAAACAAGGAACAGAATTATGAAAAGATTTCTGAGATTATTGTTGATTATGCCTTTGCTTTGTTCTGTAACAAATCTGATTTAAAAGATTTTTCACAAGACCATAAGAAATATAAGAGACAGAACTGGAAATTGCTTGATTTTAGGGAAATAATTAAAACAACAGAGATAAAACCAAAAGATCAGAAATGAAATATGGAGTTATTTTAGCTAGGTTTCAGCCCATTCACAATGGGCACCTAGCTTTAATTAAAAAAGCTTGTTCAGAGAACGATAAGGTTCTTTTGTTAGTTGGTAGTGCTGATAAAGTAAACAAGCGTAATCCTATTCCTATAAAGGTTAGGATAAAATTACTAGAAACTGCCTTAGAGGACGAAGGTTTACTTAGTAGATGTATCATTCACCCTCTTAATGATTTGACTGATGAGTCTGATAACTCTCAGGATTGGGGATTCTATTTATATGCTAACATAGTTAGTATTATAAAAGAGTCCCATTTTAATATCTACTATAGCGATGGATACGAAATTATTACAACATGGTTTCCAAAGTTTATGCTGAAGGGTTATATATCAATGACTCTCATGGCAAGAGAACAGGTAGAAGAAGGTATATCGGCTACTGTTGTAAGAGATGCCCTAAGATCTAATTTAAGCCTAGAAGGACTAGTTCCTAAGTGTGTTATAGATGCAAGATTTTATTTAACTGAATTTATTTTATTACATGAAAGTACTCATAATTAATAAATCAAGACATCAACTTCCTCAGTATGAAACTCCCTTATCAGCAGGTATGGATATTAGAGGAGACTTTAGTAGAATTAAGTTAGTAGACAATAAGCCTGAGAAATTCTTTTTCGATGCTGATGTTGTAGCTATTAGTAAAATTGAAGATCCAAATGGTCCATTTGTGGTAGACAAGGAAGGAAATCTTACTGATAGAAGAGTTCCTAGTATTCCCGTTGCTTCTACTATTGAAATAAAGCCCGGAGGTAGATGTTTGATTCCGACTGGATTGTTTATAGCTTTACCTAAGGGTTACGAGGCGCAAGTTCGACCACGAAGCGGTCTTGCATTAAAATTGGGACTTACTGTCCTTAATTCACCTGGAACCATTGACGCCGACTACAGAGGAGAGATTGGAGTTGTATTAGTGAACACTTCTAATGTCCCAGTTAGAATTACTGATGGAGAAAGAATTGCCCAAATAGTTATTGCTAAGCATGAAACTATAGAATGGGAAGTTGTTGAAGAATTACCTTCCACTGAACGAGGAGAAGGGGGATTTGGACATACCGGAGTATGATATGGATATTAATGGTATTGGGGTTATGTAATTTAGCCCTAATACTTTGTCTCATGCGGAGAGTTGAGGACATTAGTAATCAAATCAAAACTAATTATCACTTTATTGATGATACAAGAGACAAAGTCAAGTATCTAACTTCTCTAATGGATATACGAGTGAATATTCCAGAAGAAATCGAGAAGCAATTTGGTAAGATGAAAAAGGAAATTGTTGTTAAAAATGTATTAAAAGTACCATGACTAAAGAGGAATTGAGGTCTAAAATATTAGAACTCGAAGAAGCTATGAGAGAAGAAGACAGCAAGTCTACCACAGCTAAACTAAGTGATGAATGGGATGAATTAATGAGTAAGTTGGAAGATGTTATCTATGACGAACTCGAAGGTGTTGCAGTTAAGATAGTCACTGAAAGAATTGTTGATAAATACGATGTAGACACTGATATATTAATTGCAGAGTATATGGAAAGTGGAGACCTAGAGGAATCATTTAAGATAGCAGCCGAGGAGTGCGATTGCGGTTGGAAGACAGATATTACAAAAAGAATATTAAAATAATTACTACTATGACTAAAGAAGGATTTGTAAAGCTTATTGAAAATGCCCAGAACTATTCTAAGGAATTGGATAGATGGTCTGATTTTGGAATTGATTTGTTTGAACTTCCTATATCCGAACTCGGTTGGGGATTCTTAAATACAGTACTTCCGGAATTGTTCTCTGATGAAGGAGTGGACTGGGTTAATTGGTGGTTGTTTGAGAAGCCTGGACTATTCAAAAATAGTCTTCCTAATGAAGCTTATGATGAAGACGGAAATATAATTCCTACTGATACGATTGATGATTTGTGGAACTTAGTTAAGGACTACCAGAAATGACACTAGAAGAACTTAAAAAGAAAGTAGTCACTATTACAGTACACAAAAATATTGTATTAGGGGAAGATTTACATGAAGATGATCTGCTAGAGTTTCTCGAACTGCAAGAGGAGGAGGCTTGTTCTGATGAAAGATTATTACAAGCAATAAAAAATGCCTACTACGGAACTCTTAGTGATATTGAAGATATTATCTACGATAACCTCAATGTAACTATTCATGATTAAATATTTGTTAAGCAAAGCCTCAACTGGCAAGTTTAGAGTTGTATATTTATCTACTACAGAGCAGTGGGATGAAGAAAAAGCTGGATTTGTAATTAATAGAGTTACAGGACAGCTACATGGAAAGATGACAGAGCAACCAGAAATAGTCATTACTAAAGGAAAAGCTGGTAGAACGCATAGAGAACAACTTGAGTTGCAGTTTAAGTCTGAGCTTAAGAAATATTTAGATAAGGGTTACAAGGAGCTAGAGAACGATCCCGAAACTTATAGCGAAACTCAATTGGAAGAATTTTATGGAGACATTAAAACCGACCAGAATGGATTTGCAAAGCACATGCTTGCAAAATCTGCAGATAAAGTTAAGGAATCCTCAATCAATAAGGTTAAGTATTGGTATGCTAGCAGAAAAATTGATGGAGTTAGGTGTTCCTTCTACTATAAGGACGGTGAGATTCTATCTGCTTCCAGAGGTGGGGGAAATTATGACTATTCAACAAGCCATATCCGAAACAATGAGAAATTGCTTGAGTTCTTCAGGAATCATCCCACTTACATTCTTGATGGAGAGTTGTATAGACATGGTAAAAGTCTCCAACAAATCAGTGGAGCAGCTCGTCTTGAGAAAAACGCAGTTGACTGCGACTGGCTTGAATATTATGTTTACGATATAATGATTCCTAGTATGAAGTTCTCTGATAGGCTTGAAATTCTTAAGCAGCTTCAGAAAGAACTTAATCTTGGATTTAATCCAGATAAAGATTGGGAAGAGGGTGAGTTACAATTGCAAATAGTCCCGCAGGAAAAGGTCTCTGGATACGAGAATATTATGAAACTGCACAACCAATATGTTTCAGAAGGTTGGGAAGGAGTAGTATGTAGAAATCCAGATAAAGAGTATGGCTTCGGTAAGCGTACTAATGATATGCTAAAATTTAAATTCTACAAAGATGCAGAGTTTGAAATTACTGGTTTATCAGAAGGTCTTCGGGAAGAAGATATGTGTTTTACGCTAATAACAGAAGATGGTATAGAATTTAAAGCTAAACCAATGGGTTCTAGAGAACTTAAACAACAGTATAGGGAAAGACTTAAGGAGCTGATAGGAAAGATGGCTACTGTTAAGTATTTCTATCTATCTGATGAAGGTACTCCATTGCAACCTGTACTAAAATGTATTCGCGATTATGAGTAAGTACAAATTTGATGTATCGCTTGTTACATCTGGTCTTAGTGAAGGAGTATTCGAACTGCAGCCTAGTGACTATCTATACTGTGAGGACGAAGATGAGTTATTTGATGAAGTTAACGACACATTGTGTGGTACACTTCGCAAACATATCAAGTTCTCTAGAGTATATACTTGCGAATCAGACTGGCGTTACCCAAAAGGATTTTTGGAAGAATGGAGGCGATTAAAGAATGAGCGCTGAAGATATAATTATTTTAGTTATCGCTAATATAGTTGGCAACAGCTCAAATAGATTCGGGCAATCACACGAGCTGTATCTTCCAAAGTCTCTAGAGTCAGAAGTACATGATAAGTGGGACGACTGCTATCATCAAGGCAAATACTATATAGCTGGAAATACTTTTAAAATCAATTTTTATGAAGAAGATTAAGTATAGGCAATATTACTACGATGGGAACTTTTCTAGCCTAGAGTTAGAAGTTCCTGACGAATGCCGTATCTACGAGATAGGCTTTATGAATATATCCCACAAGATTGAAGAAGGTGAGACTAAAGCTTATGTTTTTCTTTGTCCTTCAGAAATCGAGGATTCTAAACTGCTTTGTAATGTTTATCTATCTTACCTAGACGATGTTTTTATAGAAAACTCAGAAATACCTATACAGAATGTAGAGGAAGCTCCTAGATTCGAAAACGCGTATATGGTAAGATACTACAAAGATGCTGTGGCAGAAAACAAAATATCAGCTATCCTGAGTAAAATAGGAAAGCTCAGTGAAGCTTCTGAACAGGATAGGAGTGACTTACAAGTATTATATAAGGAATCTAAGGGTATATCCGAAATATCTAAGCTTAGACGTATTACTTATAAAGGTATAGAGATAGGTAGTGTGTATTTCAAGAACTGGATAGATGGAACAGAAGTTGCTTCTATGGCTGTTAGTGAATTACCATATGGACGTATATGGTTTGAGGAGTTCTCTAATTCCAATGATATAGTTGCTAAGTTTAAGGAAGAAGCAGATAAAATCTATAATTCTATAATAAATTATTAATTATGTATTTAAGTATTCGATTAGACGATGACAGCGTTGAACTAATGCAGTCTGACATCGAAGATATGTGGAATTATCTGGAACAGGATACGGAAAATTTTGTGTATCATACAGCCTCGTACATAGAAGGTCTAGAGTTGGAGTATTATGCAGATGAGCTTAGGCCGCTATATGAGACATTGAAAAACTTCTTTGAAAATGAGTGATGTAGAAAAACGCTATATTTGGCTAGTTAATCATCTAATCTGGAATGGCTCTAAGCAGAAAAACGGGGTTTATTGGGTAAAGATAACCAAAGAGAATGCAGCCCTTCTTGAAGAGAAATATGAAGTGTGCGATACTCGCGCCTTGAAAGGAGGGCTTAAAGTAAATGTTATAAAAATGTGTGATAATTTTATTGTACTTGATACGCGATGAAATACGAAAAATTTGATATTCTAAAGAAAGCTAAATATTCTATCGTTCCGAATAATAGAGAGCTGTATGTAGTTTATGTAGAATGTGACGCAAACGATGGTGATTACATGAGAGATACTATTGAATTTGATAAAGAATCGTTTGAAGAAGACGAACTTCTCCTATTGGTTTTATCATATGTTAGTAAGTATTCCGGAAGATTTTCTGAGAAAGGATGGAACTCTGCAGGATATGGGCACCATGTAGATGAAAACAAAGATTTTCCTTGGTTGTCGGAGTATCTATCTGAAAATGATATTCTGATATTCGCTGGAATGTGTGATATCATGTGCCATAGCGTATCTCAGATACGTATAGAATATTATGACAACGATGGAAGAAAGAATAAGGTAGAGCTTCCTGATGTAGATAATCTTTTTGAAAACAAACAGGAGTTTGTGGATTATTTAAATAGTCTGTACAAACTGTATTATGATGAAATTGAATAATGGAGGAAAGCTCCCAGACAAGTTTAAAATAGCTAATCAAGAAATAACCGTAATCATAGAAGATTCTCTTCCAAATAACGATTACGGTTATTTTTGTGATGCTACTAACACTATTAAATTGGCGAGAACAGTAAAGTCTGAATATGAAGGAAACGTCTCTATGAGTGATGAACAGCTTAGGAATACATTTTATCATGAGCTGTTTCATGCTTTCCAGTTCTATTACAATAATGAATTTAATGAGATTCAGGCTCAAGTATATGCTAACTTTATGTGTGAATTTATAGAAACTACTGAAGAACCATTTTAAAAATATAAGAAATGAAGTTATCAAAAAGTAAGAAAGCCAATGTCAATTATTTGGCAAAGATTGTAGAAATTAAGAATTTTAGACAACACAGTAACCCAGAAGTAACTAGACTTAAGTGTTGCACCATCGATGGATTTAACATTATTACTGGTATTGATTCCCAGCCAGGATTGTATGTTTATTTCCCAACTGCTTGTTGCATTAATCCTGATTTTCTAAGGTATTGCAACTTGTATAGACATAAGGAGTTGAACAACGACCCAGAACAAACTGGTATGTTTGAAGACAATGGTAGAGTCAAAGCTATTAGACTTAAAAATGAACTGTCGGAAGGTTTTATTATGCCCATTATACAGTTCCAAAACTACATAATGTCCGTAACTAATAAAGAGATAGAAATTGAAGTAGGAACTGAATTTGATATTGTAGAACATGAAGGCAAAGAATTTTGGATTAACAAGAAGTACATCCCTAAGAGACAGCAAGGACAAGGTGGCACACCACGTAACAACCAAACGAAGAAGGTCAAAGGAATCAGCAAGGTCATTGATGAACAATTTAGATTCCACTACGACACAACTCTTATTAAGAAATGTCCTAATGTAATTCATCCAAATGATTTAATCAGTACTACTGAGAAAATTCACGGAACTTCTGGTATATCAGCTTATGTGCTTTGTAAACAAGATCTGAACTGGAAACAGAAAATCGCTAAATGGCTTACTGGAGAAGAGTTCAATAAGTATGACTATTTGTATGCTTCTAGAACGGTAATAAAGAATCAGTTCTATAATAAGAATGTTACTCCTGGATTCTACGGGTGTGACGTTTGGGCGGAAGCTGATAAAATAGTTAAACCTTGCTTGTCTAAAGGTATGACTGCATATTATGAAATCGTTGGTTTCTTACCTAATGGTGGCTATATCCAAAAGAATTATGACTATGGCTGTATGCCTCCTAAAGAAGGAGAACAGTATACTCACGAAAAGCACTTTAAAGTGCGAATATATCGTGTAACATTAACTAATGTTGACGGTGTAGTTCACGAATTTAGTGCTAGGGAAGTTCAACAATGGTGCGCTAAGGTAGGTCTTATCCCAGTAGAAGAGTGGTATTATGGTACTGCCAATAGCTTATATCCAGAACTTAACGAAGCTGAGCACTGGAACGAAAATTTCATGGAGAAATTAGCTAACGACGCTAGATTCTATATGGAGCGAACTTCGCCATCTTGCGATAACAAAGTACCTCATGAGGGAATAGTTATTAAGATTGAGAATATGAAATCTGAGGCATTTAAGCTTAAATGTTTTAAATTCCTAGATAAGGAAGGAAAGGAACTTGACAAAGGTGAAACTAATATTGAAGACGAAGCATGATAATAAGTTATAATGTAGAGGTAGTTAAGAACTACGATGTGAATATCCCTAAGTTAATCGACCAAGTGGTGAAAACACTTAAGGAAGATGAAGAGGGAGAAGTTGAAGGCTGGATGATACTTAATGAAGCGGGAGATAACATAGATTATCATCTGCGGAACTTAGGCTTTCCTGACTCTGATTGTCTAACTGACTATGTCATTGATGATATTTTAGACGAAATGGAGAAAGAGCTAGTAAAACAAGGATATGAATGTTAAAGAGTACTTAACTAGTAAAAAGTATGGCAGTTTGCGTTACAAGCTGTCGTACTTTTTTCATAGTAAAATTCCTTTCCTTTCTCCTGGCTGGAACGAGTATCGTAATCCATGGTATCACTGGTGGAAAGCCAGAAAATACTTTAAACGCCCCAAGGCCCACTTTCTATTTAGAAAGAACTTTTGGACATTTGGACTTCCCATAAGAAGAGACTACTATAGTCCGGTGATAGATATAGGATTTCATGCATTAGGATGGAAGGATAAATGGGACAGTCCCAGACACGAATGGGACCCGATGATTTGTATAACATTTTTCAGAACTTGGCATTTATTATGGATATTTAACTGGGCTACTAAACATAAAAAGGATAGTATTACTAGCAGCATGGCTACTTGGGAAGCTATTCTAGACTATACTAGATATGATAAATCTCTAAGCTATGTAGTAGACAATCATATATGGTCGTATGACCGTGATGGTGAAAAGGTTTATATTAGTATAGTACCTAATATGACTAGAGAAGGACTAAATAAATATTCTGATGAATCCAAACACACTGAGAAAGATACAGAGATTGGAGGCTGGTGAATCGTTTATAACAAGCGAGCCAGGAAATTCAATGCTCCCTCTGTATAAGAGCAATGAAAAGCATCTTGTCACTCCTATAAGGTGGCAAGAATGTAATGTTGGAGATGTAGTATTTTGTAAAGTTAGAGGAGCTTGCGTTACTCATAAAGTATACGCGATAGACTCAAACAAAGGATGCCTTATTGGAAATAACAAAGGGCATATGAATGGATGGACTAAAAATGTTTACGGATTAGCTCATAAGATATGAAAATATGTGCAATAAGTGATTTACATGGATTTCTAATTGATTATATAGAGCCATGTGAACTTGTTTTAATATGTGGAGATATTGTTCCTCTTTATATGCAGAGAAACAAGCCACAGTGTGAGAAGTGGTTGAAGACTGTATTTGCAGATTGGATTAAATCATTGCCGTGTAAGAAGGTAGTATTTACAGCTGGAAACCATGACTTTGTTTTTGAAAATAGGGATTTTCTTTGGAATAACTCTGTGATTAAATTTCCTACAGAAGGAAAAGCTGAATTTCTTGATAATTCTCATCTAGACTATCTAAGTGATGAAGGAAAGGTATATAGAATTTATGGAACTCCGGCCTGCCATGAATTTGGTAATTGGGCTTTCATGTATTCTGATGAGAAACTAGAAGAAATCTATTCACATATCCCAGGAAATTGCGATATATTGATTAGTCATGATGCTCCCGCATTAAATGATTGTGGTATGATTCCGCCTGGTAGGTGGAGTTCTACTCCTATAAATGCAGGAAATGAGGTCTTGGCTAAGGCTATTATAGATAAGAAACCAAAGTATGCTTTTTGTGGACATATCCACGAAGGAAATCATTGGCTACTAGATGCAGGCGAGACAAAGACCGCCAATGTATCTATTCTCGATGATTCTTACGATATTAATTATGAACCTTTATATTTGGATATTTAATACTATTCTGGTCTATATATTTGGAGGATTAGTATTGTCATTAGTAACAGTTGGAATTTATGAGATAATACAGGAAGAAAAGGACTTCCTTGAAACCTACGGGTCTAGATTCATTTGTAAATATTAAAAATTAATCAAATGGAACAAGCTGTATTTCAAAGAATGTTGGGAGAATTTAACGAAGTTAATGAACGTGCTGTTAAGCTCAGAGATTTTATCCTAGGGGATAAGTTCAAGGAGGTTGACAACCTTAATAAAGACTTACTAGTCGCCCAACTAAAAGCAATGGAAGCATATATATCAGTACTATCTATTCGTATTGGTCTTAATGCTCCTAAAGATGAAATTTCAGAAGCCCAGGTTGTAAAAGAAGGTGAGTAAAAAAATCATTTTCACAGACCGTTCTGACTCACTGTTGACGAGTTATCTCAGGGATATATCTAAATATAAGATCTTAGATAGTACTGAGGTAACTCGTCTCATTTGTGAGGCTCAAAAAGGAGATGATGTTGCTAGAGAACAAGTCATAAAATCAAATCTTAGGTTTGTTGTGACTATCGCCAAGCAATTTCAGAATAGAGGTATCCCTTTAATGGATTTAATCTCTAGTGGAAATGAAGGATTAATGAAAGCTATTGATAAGTTTGACCCAGAGAGAGGAGTGACATTCTTGTCATATGCTGTATGGTGGATTAGACAAAGTATCTATAATTCTATATATTGGCAAGCACGAGAAATTCGTCTTCCAATGTCTCAGCAATTATTGGTAATAAGTATACTCGATGCAACTAATAAATTCTTGCAATCGCATGATAGAAATCCAAGTTCCGAAGAAATATCAGAAATGACTGATATTCCTAGGGAGCAAATTGACTATCTAGCACAGTTTTCTAATAAGTTAGTTTCTGTGGACGATTTCATAGGAGGAGATGAAGAAAACAGTCAAGTCTGTGATATTATTCCAGATGGTGAAGACCCCCTTGATGAACAAGTAAATAAAAGCTATGTAACTAAAGAGCTAGAGAATCTACTTTCCAAATTAACAATTAGAGAGCATGATTTAATCTGTATGTTATTTGGTATAGGAATGGCTCCAGTCAATCCTAAAATTATAGCTGATATGTACGGTGTTGGAGGAGAAAGAATAAGACAGATGAAAGAGGGAGCTTTAGCTAAATTAAGACGTAGATTTTCTAATCAACTTAAAAATTTAATGTAATGAAATTCGGAGAAATATTGTCTAAGTTACAAGAGGGAAAAGTAGTAAGAAGGAAAGTATTTCAGAGCAATCTGGTAATATTTATGCAGATACCTGCAATGATTTCTGGAGATGGAATACCTGCTATGCGTTCTATCCCTGATGATATGAAAGCTCTTATGTGTAGTTACGGTGTAGGTATTACATACCATGACCAGTTTATCATGTATGACTTTTCTGATAGGACTTGTACTTACTATCCTTTTGATGGTGAAGATATAAACGCAGATGATTGGGAAGTAGTTGATCCTTTAACTTATGACCCATATGACGACTTTAGATAACTATCCAATGGGTGCAGCTAATGACCCTAGAGCACCTTACAATGAACCACTACCTACTAAGGTTAAGGTAGAAGTAGGAGTTGAATTAGGGTTATTCGTAGATGTAGAAGTAATAGATGAAGATGATATTAAAGGTGCAGTTGAAGAAGCTATTTATAATAGGTTCAAATCCAAAGATGTTGAAATAAATAACATCGAAATCTATCAACATGATTTATTTAGTAAGTCGGAATAAAACTTTATTTGTGTCTACAAAATACAAAGAAGTAAGTTTCGAAGAGGCAATGAAAATATTGTTGCCTCTTTCTTTAGTTCAATTTGATACTGAAACTAAGGGATTAGATGCGCATACTAAGGAGTTACTAACTGTGCAACTAGGTTGCAAAGAAAATCAAGTTGTCTTTGACTGGACAACTATGTCAGCAGAAGAGAAAGCTGAGATAAAGAATTATTTTGAGTCTGATAGAGTATTTCTTGGATGGAATTTAATGTTTGACTTAGGGTTTTTATATGTGCAGGATATTTGGCCGAATTATATCTGGGATGGTATGATTGCCGAGAAATTACTTTGGTTAGGCTATCCAGCTAATATAAGAGAAATGAGTTTGAAAGCAGCTGCATGGAATTATCTAAACTATGACTTAGATAAATCCGTTCGAGGTAAGATTATAAATGATGGTCTTACTGAAGATGTAGTAGTCTATGCTGCAGGAGACGTAATGTGGCTAGAAGACATTAAAGAAAAACAAGAAATAGAGCTTGCTAAGCAAGAATTAAATCTTGCTATGAAACTTGAGTGTGAGTTTATCAAGAGTCTTGCTTATTTCAAGCATTGCGGCGTTCATCTAGATGTCGTAAAATGGAGAAATAAGATGGCTAAAGACCTTGTTAAGCTGAAGGATGCTGAGCAAGAACTAAACGATTGGGTAGTTCAATGGGATTCTGAAAAGAGACATGAGCATGATGGATGGGATATTAAATACCCAGAACTGGAATTTTATAATCTTATGGAAATAGAGGATGAAGTAGCTAGACTACTAAAAGAGAAATATGTCCGATGCCCTCAGGAAGACCTTGAAACACCAGACGGAAAGGTTAAAGCTTATAGAAAAAGAGTAATAAGTCAATTTACTAAGGTAGATAATCAAGGTGATTTATTTAATGGCTTTGATACCAAGCCTAAGTGTACAATTAACTGGAGTAGTTCTCAACAAGTTATCAAGTTATTTGAATTACTAGGAATTAAAGTCAAGACATTTGATAAGCAAACTAAGAAGGAAAAGAAATCTGTCGAAGCTAAGCTTCTAGCTCCACAGGCTAAAGATTTCCCGATTATTCCTATTTATCTAAAATATCAGGAAGCTGCAAAAGTGGTTTCTACTTATGGGGAAAACTGGTTGAAGGCAATTAACCCTAAGACTGGAAGAATCCATGTAGATTTTCACTCACTAGGAGCTGATACAGCTAGAGTAAGTTCTGGAGGAGGAGTATATAAACTTAATCTACAGAATTTACCCCATGACAAGGAAACTAGAGCATGTTTTACTGCAGAGAAAGGTAATAAGTGGATTTCTGCGGATTATCAGTCTCAAGAAAGTAGAATCATTGCTTCTGTATCTAAGGACGAGGCTATGATTGAGCTATTTGAACATGGCTGTGGGGATGTTCATAGTCTAGTAGCTAAAATGTCTTATCCGAATATTATCCCTAGAGACTGTCCTATAGAGGATATAGCTAAATTATATCATGCCCAAAGACAGGATGCTAAAGGTATTGAATTTGCCATCAATTATGGAGGCGATGCAAATACTATAGCTAATAACAAGGGGCTACCGTTGTCAGAAGCTCAAGAAATCTATGATAACTTTATGAAGGGTTTCCCTGGAGTAAAACAGTATCAAGATTATTGTAGAATGGCGGTAATGAGGGATGGTTATATTTTGTTAAATCCCATAACTAAGCATAGAGCACATATATATGATATTGATGACCTCTGGCGGATTTCTAAGAAGTTCAATGACCCAGAGTTCTGGAATTATTACAGAGAAATGAAGAGAGATTCTCCTGGCTGTGATACCGTCCAAGACGTTAAGAGATATTTTCAGAGAAAAGCAGCATCTGAAAAGCAGTCTATCAATTATCGTATTCAGAACAGGGGAGCAATGTGTTTTAAGCTTTCCTCTATTAAACTATTTAATTGGATTAAGGAGCATAAGCTTCTTAACATTGTTAAGATGTGTGTTCCAGTCCATGACGAGTTTAATCTAGAATGCCCAGAATCTATTGCCGATGAAGTATCTAAGGTATTAGTTAAATGTATGATAGATGGAGGGAAACCATTCTGTCCTAATGTATTTTTAGGTGCAGATGTTACTGTATCAGATCATTGGATTCATTAACGAATAAGGGGCTATAGTAGTGATGCCAAACCTGAGCCCCCTTGGCCTACTAACAGTGCCTACAGTCCAAGGCGTAATGCTGAGAGCGCAGTTAGGGCATCATTTTTAATTAAATATAGTAGTGTATGAAAAAATTATTTGGTTTATTGTTAATAGCAATTATTGCTTTAAGTTCTTGTGCAGACAGCAAGACTTTTGAGAGAGCTGATGGAACTAAGTTTGTAGCTGAACCTTATGGTTGGGCAAACTATCAAACTAAGAAGATTGAGGGAGTAACCTATGAAGCGTGTATTGGTAACATTGTTTGGGATGTTATTGCTGTAGAAACTATAGTCATTCCAATATGGCTAACTGGGTGGGAATTATATGAGCCAGTATCTTTTGTTGAACCAAACGTCAAGTAATTATGAATGTAGAATTTACAACAACAGAATTAATTACAGATGAAGAGATTCTAAGCGCATTTGGAGAATCCATCCGATTTGACGAAGGGAAGTTTAAGATAGATTCTTTTATTGATTGCTTAGAAGACAGAGCTGACGTAATGGGTCTTTGTATTACTGAGAAATCTAAGAAAGAATTGTTACAACACCTTAAAGAATTAGTAATTAAATTAGTAAGCGAGTTGTAAGTATTGTTTTAATTAGACATAGTATGCTGAATGAGAATTTGATGGATTCCAAAGATATTATAATTGCTAAGTTAAAATTAGCTATAAAAGAGTTTCAAGAGTATGATATTGAGCGTAAGAAATACTATAGTAATGCTCTAGTGGAGCTTGGAAAATTAAAGGATGAAATTGAAGAGCTTAGAGGAATAAATAAATATTCTAAGAGCTATATAGCTATGAAAGATGAAAATAGGAGACTTAAAGCATCTTTAGCTCGGAAAGGCATTAAAGAATTAACGGATTTTTATGATGTTAAGAATGTTGAATTAATCATTCAAAATCAGACTTTAAAAGGAGAAAATAGAAAACTTCGCGCTCGTAATAGCGAGTTGATTAAAAATAATAAAATGTTAATTAATAAATTGAATAAATATGAGTAGTTACTTAACTATATATGGTGTTCCTAAAAATGAAGGTAAGCCTATAGATATTGTTAGCTTTAGTCGGTCCCACTGTATATATAGTGCAATTTGCGATGAAGTTAATGTGGCATGGGCTGGAGAAAGTGAGGTATATACCAACTTGAATACTTCAGACTTAGATGGAGTTATTCATAGTATTGAAGAGGATATAAAATCTTCTGCTGAGAGATTAACTCTATATGAAAAATATGCTGCCAATAATCCAGATTATATTGAGGAGATTATACTCTTAAAGGAGTATCTAGAGGAGCTTACTACTAGTAAAAATTATTGTGAGTTTCTACGGTATATCATATCGTGGACATCTTTAGGCTTTTCTGACTTCAGTCAAATTTGTTGTAACGTAGGTTAACATGAAATTTAAATTAGAATTTACATTTGATATCTCCGATAGCTCGTTATTGATAGACGCTAACGATGGTAGATCTGAAGAATATACTAGTTTAGAAGATGTACCAGAAGATACTCTGATGGACGTGGTATATAATTATCTAGATGGAGTTATAGAAGGTATAACTTACGACCAAATAACTGTTAAGAAATTATGAAAAGGTTTTTAATTCATGTTTCTACATATTGGTGTGGAATGGATGATACATTTAGAGCAGTCGCTGAATCAGAGATGGAGTTATGGGATTTAGCCGAACAACTAGCTTATGATAACTTTCAAAGCTACAGCTGTGAGAACGATATAGCTGAGGAAGAAGGCTATGACCCAGATGAAATGGAAGAAAGTGACTGGGATGAATTATGGAGTAGAGTAGACGAGAGTACCTACTATAGTTTTTCCATAGAAGAATGTGAAGATGACGAAGAATGGAATGAATATAGCGGAGAAATCTATGGAGAAGACAAGGTTTTACAATAGAGAGGATTTGAAGGCTAAAGATGTAGCACGTCTTATTAGCATATGGGAAGGAGAAGCTGGAGAGTCTTTTACTGACTATTGTAACTTCTCGCGAGAAGCCGATAAAAACTTCTTACTATTCTTAGCAGAGAAGTATCCAATACTTTACGATTATCATTGTAAGGTTGCAGGCAATGACTGGCTAGACCATTGTATTCAGTATGTAGTTGACCACTGTGGGGAGTATCTTACCCAATGGGTTCCTGCTGAAGAGTATCATCTCTCCTGGCAGTTAGAAGAGATGGCAATATACCCTCTTGCTGATTTTATTCTAAAGGATGATGGAGCATGGGAGGACTTTGTAGACTTCTTCACAAGTGAAAAAGAAACTGCAAGTGGAACTCCCTATATTGACTGCTATGATATTAGAGAATTATTTGAAAATGGAGATGTTTAAGTTTTACGAAGTAGGAGGTAAGGTACGGGATGAACTTCTCGGCCTTACTAATAAGGATATTGATTATGTAGCAGTTCCATGCGAGGAAGCTTTAAAGGAAAACTTGACTACCTGTGATATGTTTCAGTTATTATGGGAACATTTAATAGCAGAAAAGTTTGAAATCTTCTTAGTAACTCCAGACTGCTATACAATTCGAGCTAGGTTTCCGGAGGGCTATAAGTATCAAGGAGTGGCTGATTTTGTAATGGCTCGTAAGGAGGTAGGGTACATTCCAGGTACTAGAACTCCAATAGTTGAGCCAGGAAATCTCTATGATGATTTATTACGTAGGGATTTTACTGTTAATGCTTTAGCTAAAGACCCTGATACTGGAGAAATCATTGATTATTTTGGAGGTCTTAAAGATATTAAGGAGAAACTTCTTAGGACTCCATTACCTCCTATTATAACCTTTGATGATGACCCTTTAAGGATTCTCAGAGGCATAAGATTCTCTATTACCAAGAGACTACGGGTATCTGAAGATATGTGGCAGGCTATGAAGGCTTATGACTATTTAGACAAAATGCCAGTAGTATCTGAGGAGAGAATAAGGGAAGAACTGACAAAGTGCTTTAAGTGTAACTCATCTTTAACTCTAGGGTGGTTATCTGAACTCACTGATTTAAGAGATTACATTTTTAAGAACACTAATTTATGGCTTAAGCCAACTAGTGAAAAATAAATGTACAATATTATAACAGAACGTAATCTAAGAGAGGCTTTAGAATCAATTCCAGCACAATATACTGGAGATATGGAAAAGATAAAGCAGATTAGATATAGTACAGGTAGAGGAGTGTATATCTGTAAGATGTTAGCCGAGAGGAAAGAAAGTGTGGAAGAGGCAGTTAAATTGTATCACGATATAATGAAAGTAATTGTTAATGGTTGATTCAGAAAATTTATGTAGAAGAGCTATGGAAATCTATGGGTTTCCTGCTCAAGCCGCTATGGTAGTGGAAGAATGTAGCGAGTTAACTAATGCTATATGTAAGTTTAGAAGAGGTAGAGTCGGAGAGGATGATATTATAACTGAAATTGCTGATGTTATGATTATGTGCGAGCAGCTTTCTAATTATTTTGGAAAAGAAAAAGTTGCTCTGGAAAGAGAAAGGAAATTGACTAGACTAGAAGAACGTCTATCTAAATATGAACAAGTTTGAAAAGTATAGAAGTGTACATGAGTCTTATTGGAGAGTTCCGATAAAGTACTGTACAGAGGTTCCAAATAGTAAGGATTCTAGCTTTGTTATTATGGACTTCATGGGTAAGAACTTACTATGTGCTTGGAGAAACAACAATACTTGTAAAGTCGGAATGCCTTTTCTCTGTAGAAGAATTATAAAGAAAGGTAAATCCGGCTTTATGTATAAGAATAAGTTTTATAGTTTAGAAACTAAATACGGTTGGGTATTTTAAATATGTTATATTGATGGAAACAAGAAAAATAATTATATGTAGAGGAATACAAGGCTCTGGAAAGAGTACATGGGCTAAACAGTGGTGTCACGAAGACCCAGAACATAGAGTGAGATTCAATAATGACGATATTCGTAATATGCTAGGAGATTATTGGATTCCTAGCAGAGAGAAATTAGTTAAATGTCTTTATGATAGATTCTTACTTGATTCTATGGCCCGTAAGTATGATATTGTAATAGACAATATGAACCTAAATCCCAAGACTGTTGCCGAAATAGAATCTGAGGTTGATCTATTTAATAGAGGAGTACGAGGTGAGTATGGATGGAAGTATGAAGTAGAGTTTAAAGATTTCTGGACTCCTGTTGAAGAATGTATCCGTCGAGATGCGTCTCGACCAAATCCTATAGGAGCAAAGGTTATTAAAGACACATGGAGACGCTATAGAAACTTTATCATTCACGAGGATATTATGGCAATGAAGGCTAAGGCAAGTCAACAGAATCCTGATTTGCCAGTAGCTATTATATGTGATATGGATGCTACGTTGTGCTTAAATACTAGTGGTCGTCCCTTCTATGGAGAAGGTGCTGCCGAGGGTATGGAAAAAGATGAACCAATTAATGAAATAGTTGACTTAGTAAGAGCTTATTGTAATTTTCATAATGTAGAGTTAATCATTCTTACTGGTAGAGAAGATACTCCGGAATCTCGCGCGGCTACTGAGAAATGGCTTGATGCGCATCTACTATGTCCAGACATGGTTCTTATGCGACCTAAAGGAGATTACTCAGCAGGACCAGACTGTAAGAAAAAGTTATACGAGAAATATGTAAAGGACAAGTATTATGTCCCTATCGTACTCGAAGATAGTACAAAATGTGTAAGAATGTGGAGAGACTTAGGCATTACTTGTTTACAACCTAATGACGGAAAGTTTTAAATGGATTTAAATAAAGCAGTAGAACATTGTTGGGACAGAAGGGATTATCCAGAGATAATCTCTGATGATGCTGGATTGGATATATCTATTCCTAGATTTATCACTAGAGGCCCATGGAAAGAACATAACCGTCCTAGAAGGATTACCTTAAATGTAACTACTTATATAGGAACTAGTTGGAATGCAGTTCATTACTATGGCAATTTAGACATAGAAGGTATAAGCTTTAGTCAGGAAGATAGTCCAAACACAATGACTATGTGTTCAGAAACCTATGATGCTGAAGAAAAGAATCCTCTAGCTGGAGGAATGTATCATATTGAATTAGTGCGGCCGGTTACTCGCGAAGAAATTGAAGAAGATAATTCACGGTGGTGGGGATATGAGATCGGTAGCAATACTAATGCCTTCCATTCTCCAGAAGATGTAATAGCTCTAGCTAAGGAAGTATGCAAAGCTCGATTTAAAGGGAATTGGATACTCAAAATTGTAGACTATAGTGGAAAAGATTTAGACGAAGAAATCTTAATTGATAAGTTATGAACAGTTTTAATCTCTACGAGGATATACTATCTCGTACATGGAATAGGTATTACTATGAAGTAGAAGCCGAAACATTAGAGGAAGCTATAGAAAAAGTAAAGGACGGAGAGGTAGATTGCTACGATAGTGAACAACTTTATGAAAGTACTGACGACTTAGCTCCAGAAGAGAACAATGGGTCTGCTACCAGAGAAATTTACCACGAAGACGAGGTCGTTTGGGACAATGCAAAACTAGTTAATAGAGGTGAAATAATCACCCAAGATCTCAGGAATATCTCAGACCAACTGTTTCACATTATGGAATCTGAACCAGAAGAGTTTAGTGCAGGCTGTATTTCGCTTGCATTAGTTAAAGAAGTGTTAGAAAAGTTAGGATGGACTGATACTGAGGACCTAGAAACTAATGGCTGGGATATAGACTATTGGGTAACTTTCATAAAGGAAGGAAAAGACTTCAAGTATATAGTTAGTGGTAGTTTATACTACGGAAACATTAATATAAGAAAGGAGAAATTTTGAAAGACGAATTTGGAGATAGAATGAAGCTTTATTATGAAGCACGTTCTAAGACATCACTTATGAGAAGAACTCCTGTAATCATCCGATTAGATGGAAAGGCATTTCACACATTCACAAAGGGTTTTGTTAAGCCCTTTGATGAGTGTATGTCCAAAGCCATGCAGGAAACTATGAAATATCTGTGTGAAAACATTCAGGGATGTGTTTTGGGATATACACAATCTGATGAAATTACGCTAGTTCTAATAGACTACCAAAAACTTACCACAGATGCTTGGTTTGATTACGAAGTACAAAAAATCTGTAGTGTAGCTGCATCTATGGCAACCTTTATCTTCAATAGACAATTCCAAGTACAAGTTAATGAACTTTCTTGGAAAGGTGAATTAGCAGACGAAAATCTGGCTAAATCTTACATACGTGCTATTAAATCAGGTGCAGTATTTGATGCAAGATGCTTTAATATCCCCAAGGAAGAGGTAACTAATTGTATATTATGGAGACAGCAAGACGCTACACGAAATAGTATTCAATCTGTCGGGCAAGCTTACTTTTCTCATAAGCAGTTAGAAGGATTAAATACTAATCAGATTCAAGAACTACTTTTCCAAGAGAAGGGAATTAATTGGAATGATTATCCTACTAAGTTTAGAAGAGGAAGCTGTTGTATCAAGAAGTATCATCAGACTATGAACCAAACTCTCAGAGGTTATTGGTATATTGACGATGAGATTCCAATCTTTACTGGAGAAGGGAGAGACTATATAGAGAAGCTTATATGAGCAGAACATTTGGTGAGCATCATCCAGTAGCACATAACCCAAAAAATAGGTTTCCTTCCCCATACTTAGACAATGAAGGTAAAAAAGAGAGACGAAGAAAAAGACGTGCTTATGGCTCTCAAGGATGGAAAGGATGGGGAGGAGAAATATACTTCAAAAGATTTGGGGAAATCATGATAGATTGTGTAAATAAGAGAAAAGCTAGACAGCTTATCAAAAAACAAATAAGAGAAGAGCTTAGAAATGAATTATAGGATTAACTACAATGTAGTTTTATTTAACGAAATCCTTTACGATAAAGAAATAAAGGTTAAGAACAAAGATAATGAATTGATGGCAAAATGTTCTCTTGAGGATTATTTAAGAAGAAAACATGGAGATGCATTTAGACAACTTATTATAACTAAATGTGTACCAGAGTATTTTAATGATAGATTGTTTAACGGAATATTTGGAGGAATGTTTTAATGATAGTAGATAATTTTGAATATTTATCTAAATTGTTTGACGAATTAATAGACAAGGATGATTTCTATTTCGTACAAATAATTCAACGTAAGAAGGATGGAGTAGAACTCCCGTCATATACTTCGGGCGCTAGAACTATTAGAAGTTTCTATTTCTTTACCAAGGAAGAATTTCTAAGACAAGAACCTTACATAAAAGACCTATGTAATAGTAATAACGCTCGTGCTTATTTCTGGATAAATCCAAGAAATACTTTCGATATAGCTTGCGAATCTATTAAGCAGTTTACTGACTTAATAAAGAATAAAAATACTAGACAAGGTATTGCTGTATATGACAGAGCTACTGGTGCTAGCAGAAGTACAAACTATAAGAAATTATGGATAGTTGATATAGATTCCAAAGATGATGAATATCAACAGAAAATAATTTCTCTAATCAAAGAGTGTAGAGGTTCTGAAGGAGAGAGAATTAGACACATCATTCCGACTGTAAATGGATATCACCTTATTTCTAATGGGTTTGACAGGCAACAGTTTTCTCAGAAACTAGCCTTGTATCAGTTAGACCCAATAGATATACATGACAATAATCCTACACTTTTATACTATAACCAGAAATAAATATTAAGATGAAAACCTATACATACTATATAGAATTTAAGACTAGATGTGCTGAAACGATTACAATAGAAGCTCCAAGTGAAGAAGAAGCAAGAAAATCTCTCAGAGAGACTTTTAGAAATCTGACTTTAGTGGAGCTTATTAAGGAGGATTAAATGAAGAAGTTTATATATCACATAGAACATACTAACGGTATGGACCAAAATGTCTGGACTTCCGCAGAAAATCAGTATGAAGCAGAGCAGGAAATTAGACATGATTATCATTCAATCAAAAGTTTAACTTTAATAAAGGTAGAGGATATGTATTTAGAAAATGGTGACGAAGTAATAGAAGCCGATAATGGCAGACTTATATTAGCTAATAGTGGTGCTTATTGTGATGAAGACGGAAATCCTACTGGTGGATGTATAGATGATGAAGAGTACGTCTATATAACAAAAACTGGCAGTGTTTATCATACGGATAGAGGTTGCGCATCTTTGAAAGCTCGAAATCCGAAAGTGGAAGAAATACCGCTTTCTGAAGCAAGGAAGAAAGGTTACAAACCTTGTAAAAGGTGTAAACATGGATAAGTTCAAAGCTTCTATAGTTAAATATATATGCCCAATTTGTGGAGAAGTAGCAGAGGAGGGAATCATAATGAATTCCCTTCTTTCAGAGAAAGCTGCTTCTGAAGTAGAGAAATTGCATGGGAAAGCTATAGGATTTTCTGACCATGCTTGTAAAAAGTGTTCAGAGTACAAAGACACAGCGGTATTCTTTATTGGAATTAATCTAAAGAAATCTTCTGATAAAGAACCTTATAGGACTGGACAAATTGTTGGAATAAAAGATGATGCTCCCTTAGTTTTACATTGTAAGGAATATATACGTTCTTTAAAGGACGGAACCAGATTTTGCTTTATTGATGAATTGGTAGGTAAGGAAATAGGATTATGGCAGTAATGAAACTAATTAGTAAGGAGGAGCTAGCTGACTTAATACGAGATAGTATTAAACTCAGTTATCTAGAAGCTGGAGGAGTTGATAATTGGACATGGTATGATGAAGCTCTAACTGAGTATAATGAAGACGACCTAGATGATGACACATTAACTAATGAATATAAGGACGCATGAGAACAGTAGCACAGAAGGTATTTCAAGTTGCCTATCGCACAAAGAACCAAGGAGTTGAAGGCTGGATATTAGTTGAAGCCAACGACTTCATAGAAGCCCTAGACGTGTTTAAGAGTCATTTTAAAGACTATGAAGTAACCGAAATTAGAAAATTCCGAGATATTATTAAACCACTTACTAAAACTATCACAGTAGAACTATGAAATTAATTAGACCTTCATTTGAAATTTTAGAACAGAAACCAAGAGCTATTGTTATTCCTGCCGATATGGAAATAGGCCCACGTATGGTAAGAGAAGAACTTCTAAGTTCTGTGTATAGACAAATAGAAATAGCTGGAAGAACCTGTTACAAGTCTGAAGATAAAATTACAGATACGTCTGCTAAAGAGTTTGTAGAAAGAATGGTAAAATCCGGTCATGGAGCTATGCTTGAACATGGTACTGTTTACTTGTTGCTGAATATGGCTTCTAGACAACAGTATTTTAAATATTGTAGTAATCCGTACTCTGTAGCTAATAGTACTGGAGAGGCTGAAAAAGGGACTTGGTTGGGATTTGTTACCACCAATTATAGAGTTCTTGTGGAAAACAACTGGCTAGATGATTTGCAATATATCTGTGAGCCTGGAAAAGAACACGAGAAGAGAATTACTGTTAAGTTCGTCTGTGATAGAGGAGTATCACATGAATTTGTGAGACATAGAGTATTTAGTTTTGCCCAAGAATCTACCCGTTATTGTAATTATAGTAAAGATAAGTTTGGCAACGAGCTTACTTTTATTATCCCTTGTTGGGTTGACGGACTAGCTTTGCAGGAGGCTGTTAGTGGTACTGTTATAAACCATGACGATTTTGGAGAGTTAATTGGAGAATATTATTACAGTTTAACAGGTAAAGAAGAACCATATTTTAAACCCTGGGAAATTACTCCAGAGAGTAATTTTGTGGCATCTCTACAAGTATCAGAAAAACTTTATCTAGAATTACTTAATCAGGGATGGAAACCTCAACAGGCTAGAGCAGTTCTTCCTAATAGTCTAAAGACCGAGTTAATTATGACTGGTACTATTGAGCAATGGAAAGGATTCTTTGTATTAAGGGATGCTCCAAGCGCTCACCCACAAGCTAGAGAATTAGCAGAACCTCTCCATGCTGAATTTATTAAAAAAGGTTACGTATGAAAAAAGTTAGAACTCCAGATGAAATACAACTGGAAATAACTCGCTTAGAATGGAAGTTAAGAGAGTTAAGAGAGGAGCTTCATATATCTGATGCTGTTAACAACCCAAACTATCAAGAATATAAAGGTAAATGGGTCTTCCATGATGCATACGAAAGTGGGTGGTCGTGCGTCTACGTTCTTGGAGTTACCATAAATGACGATGATGTATATTTTTATGGGTATGGGGTAGTATATAACGAACAAACTAAGGAGCTGACTGTTGTTAGTAAGGACTATCCAAGGGATTTCTATATTTGCTATCCAGATAATCTTACCATTATAGAAGAAAGCGAAGTAACAGATAAGATATTTGAGATGTTATCAGTAGAGTTTGAAGAGTGTTTCTAAACTATGACTAAACAATTAGTATATTCTAAAGATATAACTATAGATAACTTATTTGTTGGATTAAAGTACATTTCTTTGACAATTTCTGGAAGGATTTACAAGACTTCCAGAAGTTTCTTAGGATGGACACTCAAACCACAATATAGTTATACTCTCAGCGTTCCCTACATTGATAGCCCTTATTTCGATGGGGAGTATGGGACTAATAAAATTCTTAGGTCAAAAGCTGAGAACCTAAGGCAGATAATGTTGGATAAAATTTCTGAATTTGAAGAAGAAAATGACAGCAGGTGAATATTTCGGAGATTGGATGGAAGTAATAGATGGTCCTGAGCTACGTAGAGTAGTAACGTGGATGAGTAAGCTAGACAAATCCATCTTATGTCCTTCATCACAGAATGTATTTAAAGCATTTCAAGCTTGTTCTCTTAAAGATTGTAAGGTTGTCTTCTTAGGTCAAGACCCTTATCCGCAGCAGGGAGTAGCTACTGGAATATTATTCGGAAACTCGAAGGATACTCCAGAAGAGAAACTATCGCCTTCACTTCAGATAGTCAAAGAAGCTGCAATCAATTATGAAATCCCGCATAATCTCATAGAGTTCGATAATACTTTAGAATCTTGGGCCAAACAAGGTATATTAATGATTAATACTGCTTTTACTTGTGAAGTCGGAAGAGTAGGTTCGCATTATGATATATGGAGGCCATTTACAGCTAAGCTAATTCATAACCTTAGCACCAGAGATGGAGGTATAATATACGTATTGTTTGGTAATCAAGCATCTTCATTTAAGAAATATATTGTGAATAGTCCAAAAATTATTGAGGTCTATCATCCAGCTTATTTCGCTAGACAGAACAAGAAAATGCCATACAGTGTGTTTACTGAGCTTAACCAGGAACTATACAGATTATACGGTTATAAGATTGACTTTTATAAAGAGACTGAATATGGTACTTGCTAAAGAACTTGTAGACAAGTTAAAGAAAATCGAAGACTTTGACATCACTTATGAGTCAAGTGATAAGGATTCCGGAGAAATATATATTGACTACAATAACATAGTTTTTGTCCTAGAACATTATATATACAAGGATAAATTCTGCCTTTCAGGAGGGTTACTTAATATAACATACAAAGGAAAAGTGTATGACAGCGATATTCTTCCTTATTATCTCGACGTAGACTATGATTCTGATACTTATAATGGAGTTGATGAATTAGTAAGTATGATAGAAGATGATATTAAAGGATGTGACTTTAAGAAAAAGCTGCGCAGATTAATTAGTGTAGTCGATTCAATATATGAAGATTTTGACGAAGCTGAAGTAGAATTTATTAAAGACATGCTACAATGAAATATAATATTTGTTTTACATTAGGAGACCCATCTGGTGATGGACACGCTAATACATCAGAATATCATATAGTAGCTACTCACTCTGTTGAGGAGATTACTAATGCTTATAAGAAAACTACGGAATTGTTGGGATTTGATTTTGTAAAAGAAGTAGGCTCGGAATATGAAGCAGATGGATGGATTCCACAGGAGTATACGAAGAAGCTATTAGAACTTAACATAATAGACGACGAGTATATAACTACTGAGGATCACCAATATGGTCCTCCTGCTGGATGTTACTGGTTTGACTATGCAGAGGATGAATTCCTTGAAGTATTCTTCAATATAGTAAGATACTCCCTTCCAGACTTTGAATGGACTTCTAGAGATTTGGAAGAAGATACTCTATATCTTCTAGAGGGAGCAGCTTACGGGTTTGCATATCATGGCGAGTAAAAGAATACCAAGGAAAGTAAAGAAAGCTCTAAAGTATGTGTATTTATTGCCGAGGAGAAATGGTAATATGATACAGTATGGTGGAGTAGGCATAATTGGAAATAGGTCAAAGTGGAAACGCAAAGCTGCCAAGGTGTTGCGTGCACGAGACTATAGAAAAATGTTAGATATGATGACTAGTAGATTGAAAGATTTATATTCCTCAACGTCATATTCAAAACCTGATATTATTGAGTCAGATTTTTTCGAATGGGAAGTAATTATTAAAAATAAATAACATTATGAGTAGTATTTCAAACATTTTTGGTAAGAAAGCAGTAAAATCATTTGCAGAACAACTTGCAGAAGTAAAGAACATTTTTAAGACTTCTTATGACCAAGCGATAGCTTTAAATGCAGCCATTGCTGAGGACATTAAGGTTAAACAAAATGAAATAGCGTCAATTCAGACCCAAATAGACTTTAATTCTCAAGTTGCAGAAGATAATAGTAAGTATATAGCTAAGCTTAAAGAATTGATTTCCTGATGTATTTGAATATCAAAATAAAAGAGGACTTTCGGACTCTTAAGAAGGATTCGGAATACAAATTTGACTTTGCAGAACGTAATAGGTATTTAATGGTAGGTCCAAATGGGTGTGGTAAATCCACACTCATAAATATCTTGCGCAGTTATCAATGCGATAATATTAATGACGACCCAAATGGGTTCGAGCAGGATAAGTTAGGATATTTAAACATCAGAAGTTTGCAAGCAGAAGCTGAAATAGAAACCGATTTTGAGAAGCTCTATTTCATAAGCTCTGAATTTGATGACCCACTATCCTTAGATAACTGTGCTACGGCAAGTGCTCTCGTTAAGAACGGTGGATTCTATCTAAAGAATAAGTCGAACGGGGAGCGGCAGTTACAAAGTCTAAGTAAGTGGATACATGAAAACAAAGCTGATTGGAACGAGAAATGCCTACTAGTATTTTGACGAAGTAGATAAAGGTTTCGATTTAAGGTATCAAGTTGGATTGCATAATATGCTTACTAATCTTCCAGTTATGCATGGAGTAAAGATTCTAGCAGTATCTCATACTTTAATTCCAAATGCTATTAGAGGATAAGGTATATGCTTTTCAAATACAGAATAATGCTCAGTCCGTCTACTTATGTAGCACTAGAGACCGGATATAGTATAAAAATTAATGATTATAATGAGCGAGAAGAAGTTTAAGTACAGCCCTGACCATACGTTTTTTACATCAGACACGCATTTTGGTCATGCAAATATTATAAGGTTTTGTAAACGTCCATTCGAAAATGTCGAGGAAATGAACGAAGCCTTGATAGAAAATTGGAATAAAGTGGTCTCTGACGATGATACGGTCTTCCATTTGGGAGATTTCGCCTTTGGTGGAAGTAATGTATGGAAAGAGATTATCCCTCGTCTAAAAGGTCATATAAACCTCATTATCGGAAATCATGACAGAAAAAATCTTAGACAAGGATATATGTCATTTTTTGACATGGTAGTTCCGCAACTACAAATAGAAATAGAAGATACCTCCATCTATTTGAATCATTACCCATTTCTTTGTTATGGAGGTTCGTATAGAGGAGTGTGGCAGTTGTTTGGTCATGTTCATTCTGGACCAGGAGCGGACGGACTAGATATTTCAAGACTCAGAGTATTGCTTCCAACCCAATACGATGTAGGGGTAGATAATAACAATTTTACTCCTATCTCTTATAGAGAAGTCAAGAATAAAATAGAAGCACAGAAAAATGAAAGTCTGGATAGGGCTAAAGCCTAATGATAGGCAGGGAATGGAATTTAATCTGACCCCACTAGAGTTTAGAGACTTATTAAGTAAGCCAGATTGGGTTCCACTCCATTTTTTAGGTTGGAGAACATTTATAACTTCTGTATATTTTAAAATACTTTGACATGGAACATTATAACAAGAAATCAGTATCGGATGATTTAAGGAAGTATGACCACTTAGCTAAAGATTCCGACTTTATAGAAATTACTGAATGGCATAACGGAGAAGGTTGGGATATTGCCATCAACGAAAGAATGGTTTCGTTAACCTGGGGACAGTTAGAAGCTATTAAATATTTAATTAAATCATTAGAATATAAGGATTAATATGAAATTGTATTATTTATTGCTGCTAGTTATGTTCTTTCTAATGAGTTGTGAAAGAACATCTAATGTATCAGAAGGTCGTCATATAGGTACTTCCGATACCGACTATATATTTGAGTATACTATAGACGGACATGACTATATTAAGAAAGGTTATGGGATGGCTCATTCCGGAACTTGCAAGAAATGTAAGCAAGAACGAGATAGTATTGTTAATGTCTTAATAAAAGAATTAAGTGCTAATTGAAGTATTAATAAGCTATCCAGATCCTATGGATAATTGTCTTCCGCCTCAAATTTATATTAGGGAGTGGAAGACAATGGAAGTTTCCCCGTTTGAATGGTACAAAATACTTTCACGACCTTACGGATATAACTATTATAGATTAGGAAAATATATTAATAAATCTGTTAATAATGAGTTGCGTTGAATTACATCGAGGAACTTTAGTTAAAGTTAACACAAAAGGACTTACAGTAGAGGAATATTGTGAACTTCTTTGTAAGAAACACGGCTATGAAATCGCTTATGAAGGAGATACATATGCTGAAACCTTAAGGGATGTAGATGATACCTACAAGGTATTAAATGGGGAGTTATATAGGTGTGATGATACTCAATATCCAGAAGACACTTCTTACTTGGTTGATGTTAGAAGCAATGGAGATGGAACTTACGAATATATTGCCCAATTCTACAATGGTGGTACTTATTTAGATGAAGTTTTAGAAGATGGAATAAAAAATACTTTAAAATGATTAGGGAGAAAATTGACAACTTAATCAAGCAAGCTATGCTTGATAAAGACCAGCCGAGAACAGAAGTTTTGAGAGCTATTAAGAACGAATTCCTTGTATATCAAACAGCAAAAAATGCTAAGCCTCTAGATGATGCCGCTGAAATTGCTATTTTGAATAAAATGATGAAGCAAAGAAAGGATAGCGCCGAGCAGTATAAACAAGCAGGAAGATTAGACTTGGAATCCAATGAGATATATGAAATCAGTTTCATTAGTACTTTTCTGCCTAGAAAAGCTACAGTGGAAGATATAGAAAATGCTCTCTTTGAAGTAATGCTTGAGAAAGGATGGGCTAGCATTAAATCAGGACCTCAAATTCCAAAAAAGTGTATGGGAGAAGCTATTAAGGCTGCGAAAGAAAAATTAAGCAATGTAGATGGAAAAGAATTATCTGATATTGTAAAAACTTACTTGGAATAATGGACAATATAGCTATCGACTTAGTAGAGAAATATATTCTCAATCATCTAGATAAATCAGACGCAATTCCGGATTTTGAAGTATATACAGTGTGGAAATGTAAAATTTTGCAGAACTGGAAATACTTGCTATCTAGCACACTTCCAGATGGAATGTATTATGAACTTACATATAACGGAGATAAGAAACAGTGGTACTTAGATGCGTACAAGAAATTTGATAATGTATGTTATAATTTAGGATAATATGAGCCATTTTGTAGGATTTGTATTCGGTAGTAATGTTGATGAATTGCTTGAACCATATGATGAAAATATGGTAGTAGATGCATATGTAAGATACACTAAAGACGAAGCTGTAGATGAAGTTAAAAGAAGACACGCCGATAATTACGAATATGCTCTTAAAGTACTAGATAAATATCAAGACCCTAAGTCTGATTGGGAAAAGGAGCAGGTAGAGCGTGCAAATAAAATTATAGAAGGTGGTATTGGAATATCCTATGAGGACGCCTGGGAAGAGGCGAAGAAGTGGGGATATGACATGGATGATAATGAAAATCTACTCTCTACCTATAATCCAGAATCTAAATGGGACTGGTATTCAGAAGGAGGTAGATGGGGAGCTTGGTTGATTCTAAAAGAGAAGGATGAAAATGGAGTACCTCTGACAGCAATCTTTGCTACCAAATCTGAAGTAGACTGGGATCGTATGTTTCCTAATAGAGTCCCATTCTGTTTTGTCACCGAAGATGGTGAGTGGCACGAGTCAGCTTCTATGGGCTGGTGGGGTATGACTTCTGACGACAAAGAAGAAGATGTTTGGAACAAGGAGTTTAAAGAGTATCTAGACAGTGTAGGAGATGATGTTGAAATTTCAGTAATAGACTTTCATATCTAATGTCAGAAAAGAATGATAAATGGACGATGTTCAAGAATTACATTCATAACGAATTGGGCATCACCAAGGATGATATAAGAGCTTGGCTTAAAGAGGCAGTACAGTCTCAAGCCGAGCTTATGTTAAAGAAAACTTTTGACGACTTCGATATGGATACTTTTGTACGTAGACATATCGAAACGCAAATGAGATATTGGACTACAGACTCTGTACGCCATCAGGTAGCTAATTTACTAGCAGACAGATTAGTTATTTTAAGCGAGGATAATGAAAAAATAAATGATTCTAAACATCAGCTTAAGAACTGACATAGTAGCTTGTTATACTGATTGGCTGGTAGACAAATTGTTACATAAGGACTTTATTTATTCCCAGAATCCTAGAACTAAGGTTACTACAGCATACTCCTTAAAGGATGTAGACTGTATAGCCTTCTGTTCTAAGGACTATTCTAAAATATTACCATATATTCAAGAAATCAATTCCAAGTATAAGTGTATATACTATTATACTATTACTCCATATGGAACTGACATAGAGCCAAATGTTCCATCGGTAGATGAAAGTATAAAGACTTTAAAAGAGTTGAGTAAGATAGTGGGCAAAGAAAATGTTTTGTGGAGGTTTGACCCTTTACTTAAGACTAACAAAATATCTTGCGAATGGTTAGTAGATTCTTTCGAGAAAATGGCTAAAGAATTGTCCAAGTATGTAAGTAGATGTATATTTAGTTTTATTACTCCATATTCCCACACATTAGCTAATATGCCAGAAATAATTCCTTTCACTGAAGAGGAAAAGGACTGGATTACTATGAGAATGGGAGTTATTGCTATATCCGAGAATAATCTACATTTACAGATATGTAGATTAGGAAAGGAATATCCTGGGGTATATGTTGAAGGATGTATGAGTCCTAAGATATTTGGGCTTAACATAAAGCCGACTAAAGCTTCTATTACTAGTGGATGTACTTGTAGCGTTCAGACCTACGGAATAGGAGAATACGATACTTGTAAGATGGGATGTAAATATTGTTATGCTACTATAGATCATAATCTGGCTAAAAGAATACCAGAAAATCCTAACTCTGAACTTATTTCTGGAGAAATAACGGAACCAATTAAGTACGTAAATAACAGAGTACAGATAAGTCAAGAACTAAGCCTATTTGATTAAAATGATTACAAGAATTGAAAAGTTTGGAGCATCATGGTGTGGACCATGCAAAGTACTAGACAGGACGTTAGAACAGCTTACTGGAATAGAAATTGTCAAGCATGATGTAGACGAAGAGGAAGAACTTGCGAATGCAAGAGGTATACGAAATGTTCCAGTTTTGATATACTATAACGAGCAAGATGAGGAAGTTAAGAGAACAGTAGGTGCTATTTCTTTAGGCACTATTATATCAATTATAAACGGTAATTAATATGTATAGAGTATTATTGAGCAGAACAGGAGTAGCCTATGCTAAGGAATGTGATGACGAACTCGATGAGTTTGATTTTATAGAGGTCTTAAGAGACTTTGTGGATTCTGGAGACGTAATTATGTTCGTAGATGATTTAGACACTTTGAGAGATTCTATGGAACTTGAATATAAAATCGAAATAGTTGATGGAGACGAATGAAAACATTAGAAGCTATAATGTAGGGAATTCTAATTACAGCAAGCATAAAATACAACCTTGGGATATTTGGAGAGAATATAATTTGAATCCATGGGATGCAGATATCGTAAAGAGGATACTGAGAACTAAGGAAGAACCTGGTAAGTCTAAAGAGGATGCTAGAATAATGGATTACGAGAAGATTATCCATATTTGCAAAGAAAGGATTCGGCAGATTAACGAGGACAAAAAGGAAGAAGGAACTTCCTCTGGATTTGTTATTAGTACTGATGGTACTGCTTGTATATCTAATATATTTAAACCTAGTGCTATCTCTTATAGTTTGAATGAGAAGGAGGCGAATGCATATGCCGAATTTCAAAAACAACATTATGAACTACATAAGGGAATAAAGGCGTGTGGATGTTCAGTAACATTTACACATAGTGGAATAGGTATAGGTAAATCTGTTAAATGTAATGTATGTAAAGAGAGTAAGAACATAACTGATTACAATACTTGGTAAATAATAAAGGGAGAAGCGTAGACAATAAAGTCTATGTTTCTCCCTATTTTTTTTATTCTTCTCCAATACCATTTATAGTATCTCTCTTATACATTTTATATGTGTCTTGCAGAGAACGTGGTAATGCTTGAGATTTAGTAATTAATTCACCCATCGTAGTATCTCCGAATAAGAATCCTCCAATATCATGCCAAGTTTTTGCTCCCCATTTCACGGCGGCAGGACTTGTATTATTCATAACATAATCAAATATAGGGAGAGGTCCTTTAAATTCTTCAAAGCTACTCGAACTACCTTTGTATAATAATTCTATAGCAGCATTAGTTAGTACAGCCTAGCCATCTCCAGATTTTTTATGCTCTTTATATGCAGGATTTACTAGCTCTTCAAATAGCCAATATAGAAGTAGTGCTACTAAGGCATCAGATATCAGTCTTCTCCAATTTCTCATTTGCATAGGACTACTAAGAATGTTTTGCTTTATTCCTTCCCATCCCCTACCATGATATAATTCAGCAACAGTATCTTGTAAAGTTCTGAAAACTCCTTGAACTACTAGAGGAATATCAGTCAAATAAGGTACTCCCGTGTCTTCAGTAGTAATGTTACCATTATCATCTATCCAGAGCTTGTTTCCGTTTTCGTCCTCCTTCTAAACTTTCTAGGTTTCGTAAGAGGATTCCCTCCTCTTACCTAAGTATACATCATATATACCGTTCATCCAAGTAGAAAATACTCCAAACTATGAACCAATAGCTAAGTTTTCATACATAGCTTTTGTGCTTCGGTTATATGAACCATATATAGTATCCCCTAAGTTTTTGATTTCATCAATCTGATTTTGTGTATATCCGTCTGGAAGATTAGTGTCCAAACTTACAGGTAAGTTAGCATCTGGATTTTCTTCATTAAACTTCATAATCTAACTTAGATACAATGATTTTTGCTTATTATAAGCTTCCATGTTGCTTTTATCATTAGATGCCAGAAGTTTAAATCTTTCGTCCATTCTCCAATTGTATACCAGCTTTCCATCTACAATCGAATATGCTTTATGGGAGCCATCATGCTTTAATTTCCCCATAAATAGTACCATTCTATTAAGAAAGTCTGGCTTTCTTAACGTAGCATATGCCCAGTTGCCTGCATTGGTTATACCTCCTCTGTTAGTTTTATAACCCTCCTATTGCTATTCTATATTGATATTAGAAATCAAATATTTACTATTCAACTTATCTAATAAATCAATGCTCATTGCCGAATGTACTCCCTGTCTAAGTACAAACTGATATGCCCACATTACATCCTTAGCATCTACGTCAGTTCTATATTTAGTCATAGTTCTGACTACATTGGATAGGAATCCTCCGAACGTATCTCTAATAGCTGCTACAGGACTTGCCGCAATGTAAGCCGTAGAAACCGCTTTTCTTAAGGGCTGCAATCTTGCGATTATTTTTTTAGAGCTTTCCTCCATAATACTTCTGTTAAAAACAGCAGTCTTTAAATAATCGTCAATATGCTTGATGGTCTTAGCAAATTTTTCTGAGTTATCTTCTCTAACTCCAGTTAATTTTAACTAAAGAAGAATACCCTTAGCCCTAGTCAGCATCTTATTCATTTCCTCTTCCTAAAGATTTTTGTAAGAGTAATCTATAACTAAGTTCTGTAGATTAGTCTCAAAATAGTCCTTACCATACTTTGATAGCAATCTTTGTCTACCTTTAGTAGTCTCAGAGGCTCTAAATCTATTGTATGCTTGCATATTTTCGATATCGGAATTAATCTAAGACTCTTCCTAATCGGTTAGAATATCTTCATACATTTCTTTAAAGAACATAGTAGGATTCTTACAGTATCCTTTAACTCTTCTCTAGAAATCCTCAAAGTATTTACCTGGATTACTCCATCTAGTAGATGATGAAGCCTTTTCTAAAGGCACCCAGAGATACTATGGATTATTCTTAATAAAGGTTAGTATGCCCTTATCATCTTCTGACTTATAGGAGAAGTTATTATCTTTAAATCTCAACTTATTTATTTCAAATAAGGCCTTTTTCAGAAATTTTCTATCGTCAGCATCTAAGTCTGAGGTTGAATCATATGGATTCTTAAAGAATAATTCCCCATCCTTTTCCTAATATAGATGCTTAAATACTCTAGCCTAATCCCCAATTATAGCATTTCTAGCCTTACCATATCCTTTTGCTTCGTAATAGTCCAAGCAGGCTAAATTAAAGTCTGAAATCTAAGGCTCTAGTTTATTAGAAATTCCGTGAATTGCGTCCTAAAGTAATTTACTTATAATTCTTACCTATGTGTTAGAAATGTTCTGAGGTCTCGCTAACAGGCGCTCTACTTCTGATAAATCATCTTCTGATATTCTTATAATTCCAGAGAGTCTATCTAAAGTTATCGACGCGTTTAGTAATAGTTTACAGCATCCAGTTACTAATTCATTTCTCTCAGGATTAGCTAGAGTAGCTTTTCCAGTTGCATACTTTATAATCGTATCTGGAGACAAGGACATATGCTGTCCTACCAGTATTTTATTTAGTTTCGAAATAAGTTCTTCTAATCTCTGTATCTAAACTTCATTAGTTTCTGCAGAAGATAAGGAATCTATTGTAGTTCCATTTAGCATATGTTGCAAACCGTCAATATCTGAACCAGATATCAATTCTTTTAAAGAGTTGAAATCCGTCTTACCAAGATTTGGGGATTCATGTAGGATATCCCAAAATTCATTTATCAAAAGTTGCACAGGCGAGATATGCTCTACTGTAGCAAAGTTATTACTTATCTTCAATCCTGGGTCTTTCTAATTTAGTACTTCCTAAGCCTTGACGAAATTAGAAACAATTAACTAAATAGGATACTATTGACTTTGTATTCTTCCACCAAGTCCTCCAACTACTGTAAGGTCTCCAAGCTTTATATCGCTTCCCAACTATGGAATTATTTCATTTAATAGAAACATAGTCCTCATAGTTTCTATGTTTCCATAGGTAGCTTTCATTAATTCTCTACCCTAGTTATCTGTTCCCTAAAGGTCATTTAAATGAAATCCTAATATATTCGTTCTTCCCTCGAAGGAATGTATCTAATCTAGGTTTAGACCAGATAGAGTTACTAGATTTATCTATCCAGTTAAGGTATTTTTAAACATAATAATATTGCAATTATCTAAGGTATCATTCTTAACAACTTCCCACAAATAATTGTACTTATCTTTTCCATTAACTTTTACTACAGAATGTTCAAAATATGGGCTAAATAGCTAATCTAGGTAATCATTGTCAAATTTAGGAAATCCGAATCGTCTAAATTCTCCAATCTGATTAACTATACCCCTAGCGCTAAGTTTACCATTATCTACGTTTAGAAGCTTGTCTTGATTCTGTTTAATTATATCTACTACTTCCTTATTCTTACTCTTAAGTTCGGAACTCTTTACATTATAGACAACTCCATCTATAGTAAGGTTCCATCCTGTATCAGGCTATTCCCCCTACGTCCAGTATGTCCAATTCTTATCAATAAATTCTTCTATAGTAGAAGTAATTCCATCTGCTTTAATGTCCTTTTTGGGAAACACAGCTTTTAATTGCTGGTTTACCTTGTCAATAGAAGAGTCGTTTATAGTTATTGTTTCAGCATTAGATGTTATAAATCTCTGTGCTAGTTTCATAGATTCTTGCATCACAAATGCACCTCTATTATGACTATAGCATTCTGCTCTATTTACTACTATATCCTTAATATTTTGAAACTAATCATCATATTCTAATGTAACTGGAATAATATTAAATCTAATATCATTAGTATTTATTCCATTATACTATAATATTCTAGATAATAAGGCAAATTCATTTCTATATTTTTCCTTCTTTGCCTAATCCCAAAATGCTGGAGATTCGTGCGAACTTTTGATATTAAAGACCTCTACTGAACCATTAGGTTTCACTACAATATAGTCAATATGTCCAGTAATTGTATCGTCTCTTCCTATTAGTTTTGCTGATAGATTTAGATTCTTCATTATAACTGGAGAGGAATCATCACCAAATTCCTTAGATTCTTTACCGTTGCCTAAGTATACCTAGCGAAATATATCGTCGTAAACCTAATCATGTATAGTATCGCTAAGATGTTCAAAAGACGTACCTTTAGTATTATCTTCGGTCTGAGAATAAGAAGTTTCCTTACCTTGCTTAAGAATAATTTTATGTAAATCCCTACCATCTTCTGCTATTCTCTTCCAACTATTTCTTAATATAGAAATATGCTTCTCTATTTCATCCTTTGACAGCCCCTTCTATTCATATAGTGATGCCATTCTATCAATATAGTCTTCTACCTACAGAACTGGCATTATCTATTTTCCTAATTGGTCTATATACAGACCTGAGTCAATAAATGACTGTGTTGTGTATCCAGAAGCATTAACTTCTGCACATCCATTCAATACATCTACTCTATCAGAGAACTCTTTTTTAAATTTTCGTTTCCCTGCTTCCTTTAATTCAGACAACTTATCAACCACTCTAGTCTGACGATTATAATCCTTTGAATAAAGAATATCATAAGCAAGCTATGGACTCTTTTTCAATATTTTTATTAATTCATCGTAAGAGTGGTTGTATTGTCTTTTACCTACTAACGTGTACTTACAATCTTTCATTTACAGTTTTCTAATATTAATCCTTTTTCAATCCCCTTCTCTATAAGATTAGAAATGATACGATTTTTCTACATCTATCCTATCTAAGACGAAACTAAAGCATTTACACTAGACTAAAAGCCTAAGTCTGTGTCTAAATCCAGTTTAATATTTTTTCTAATATTTTGTCTTATGTTTAGGAATTGCTGTCTGAACAAATCTATAGCTTCATTAGTTCTGTCGCTATAATAGAATACATCGCCATTCTCAATCTATCTAGCTAAGTATCTTACGACACCTTCTTCTATTCTATCTATATATGCTAAGTTTTTGTAGAGGTCATTGACTCTACTCTTAGTCATCTAAGATACTTTCTTATCATAGAAATTCAAAATGTCTTCATAATTTTTAGTTCCATCCTTCATATCCTAAGCCTTAATAGCTCCTAATACTATATGGAATGTTTCATGCAAAAGGTCGTTAACACTAGCATTGCTCTAATTTATGTAAAGCTAGTTATCATAAATAAAGGCTTTGACATCATCGGTGCCATTTGGAAATATTCTGTTACCGTTTTGGTCCTACAATTGCGATAGTTGGTTATTATCTGTAATGTTGATTTTAATAGGAGTGTCCTTGAATAAGGTATTCTCTAATGATTCTTTAAGATTGAATAATGTACTAGTTAAACTTTGAGTTGGAGGATTGCCCTACACATCTACTCCAGTAGAATTAATAGTTATTCCAGAATCTGTTAGAGATTTTATGTAGGCAGTATAATTGCCATCGTTGTTTTTAGTACTTCTTTCTATCAAATATTGCTTAACTGGAGCATTATTAATATCAAAGATAATTTTCCTTATAGCCTCATAATCTGCATCCTCCATAGTTCTTCCCTACATGGCATTAATAGAGTAGCCGTTTTCTGTCATTGCATATAAAAATATTCCAATTTTCTCTGGCAAGTCTAGGGAGGAAATATCGATTCCCTTTTGTTTATAAAATGCCTATATTTCTGACGGCTTCTTATTAGTAATAAGGTTATGCTCCTAAGCAAGTAGCTTAGTTTTAGGACCTATGGGATAAGCTATAGAACTAATAGTCTATCCAGGATTTGTTGGAAACTCTAAATGAACATATCTCTTTCCGTCAGAACTTCCTAACATCTGCTTCAATTCTATCTTGGTCTATTTACTAACGTTGGCAGAACGGTTAAAACCTTCAACTGCTAATTTAGCATCTTTGAGAGATTTAAATTTAGGAGGGTCATATAAGTTAGGACTAATAACGCTATTACTAACAATGAAGATATTCTCTCCACTTTCATTAAGATGATTGTATATATAGTAACCCTAATATTGTCCATTATCAACACCATCTTCGTTTACTGGAGTAAAAATGTTCATAGTATCATACCCAAAGTTAAACTCATCCTTTAATACTCTACCTATTCTCCTTAATTTAATCTTATCATCGTTAGTAAGCTTCTTTCCCATATAGCTGTAAACTATCTAGTCTTTATCTTGAGATATATCTAAAGCATATAACTAGCCATCAATCTCCACATTCTAATATCCAGAAAAGAATTGCTAAGCATCTTCTAATGTTGCTATATTATCATCATAACTACTAGATAATTCTAGTTCTCCTAAAGCTCTTCTTTCTTCGTTCTTCCTAGATAGAACATTATCAAATAATTTCTTAACCTGAGGTTTAGTAAGTCTTATGCTCTATGGTACAGATCTACCTACAGATTCAACGTGGTAGTTGGATAGTATTATGTCGTTTTTGAAGTATTTCTATAGTAATTCTTCCATCTCCTCAGAGTTAAGATTTATAAATTGCTATTCGCTGACTTCCTAAGAAAATTGGGAGATATAGGTGGCAAGCCCCTTGTATAACTCAGACTTACCAAACTATTCTCTTTTCCAATGTAATCTCCTTAAATATCGGGCTAGGTCAGACTCTGAGTCTTCATTAATTACCTACTACTTATTAAGTTCTCGGCAGAAATCATTTAGCACAGAACCAGAATCTATAATCTGGTCACCGCTCTTAATAAGCTTAGTATAGTCACTACTGTTATTTAGGTAATCTAAAATAAGATGTTTAATTGTAAAAGATTCTGAAGGGGTAGAATCTACCTCTTTAGTAATACGCTCTAAATTCTTTTTGTAATTATTTCTAATAATGTCTAACTTATCCTTATACTTCTCAGATAAGTATTCATCAAGAATTTCATTATCATTTATAACCTATTCGGTTAAATATTTTTTGTGTTCAGTTTCGGCGAAGTTCTATACATCGAATTTGTTTCTAAATACATAGCTTACTACTCCATTCACTACTACTCTTCCCTTTAACATATCCCCGTTGGAGTATGCTTTGTCTACAAGAGTGATTATATAGGGTTTATCAATATCTTTAATTAATTCCGTTTCCTCTGGGTAACGAAGTTTTAAATTCTCGAAAGAACAGTTCCCTATTAGCTGTTTATCCAAGAAGTATTTTTGAGAGTTTTTTACTCTTGTAGATGAAGTCTGCAAGTCGTAAATCAACTACTTTATTTTATGTTCAGGAAGGGTGTCTAGATATTCTACAATATCTTGAAGAGAGTCTAGCTCCTTTTCACTAGACTCTCTATCAATTTTGAAATTATTTTTCCCTCCTATCTCAAGAATTACATCACATTCCATATTAACATAATTTGTAAATAAGCAACCTGTTCTATCTTATATATTGTGCTAACTACAATACTCTATCTTTCATATTAGCTTCTCCGGTTCCAGAGAATATAGAATTTTCTCTAAGTCTCTTATGAAGTTCTGGGAACATTACTAATGAGTTCTGTGAATAGTTATATATTCTTTCATCTATTTCTCCCTAAGTAAGACCCAAGTGGTCTAATTGTAGTAGGGATTCTGGCTTACTCATATCATATTTCCAAGTATAATCAGACCTATCATAGTATCTTTTATAGACATCATAACCGTGAGCTGGATTTAGAACTTTTACGTATGGTTCCGTTCTATAATTCAACGCATATGTAGAATACACAGTTGGAGCCATAGCTATTAAAAAGTCTCTCTTAGTTGGCATGATATACTTAAAATCATCATTGTAATCCTACTCTGACATGAATTTATAGTAATCGTACAAAACATTACCCTCACGAACCTAGTCTCTAAATATACCAGTCATATACTTACCTCCTAATCTAGTTCCATTGACAGCTAAGTTATAAAGCATTAATATATCTGCAACAGTATGATTTTTGTCGAAGGATTCAGTAGCTAACTCCTGTATACCTATTAGGTATCTATTATAGGTCTACTTGTTTGGAAGACTCTAGTCTATTTCAAATAGGTTAAGAGCTGTTCTCAGCATACTCTTTCCTCTATTAGAACTCTATACAAGCTCTTTAACTAAGAAGTTATCTGGGTAAGTATTTTTAAGCCATTCATAGAAATCATTTTCTACGAAGTTCTTAAGAGAATCTATACCGTTAAGAGAATTTATATACAATTCATCAGACCTTACTAAATTATAATTAGAATCATATACTTTAGTATTATCTACTTTAGATATATCTATAGGCTCATCCTTAGATAAGAAATATGAAGTAATTAATATCTTGTCTGCATAAGATATTATGTTCTTGTAATCTTTATCTGATAATGCACTATAGGACAATTCTCCTAAAGAAATTAACTAGTCTACTATCTTTGATTTATTCGCAAATAAATGTCTCTACTATAATGTATAGTTTAGCAAATCTAGATTCATCTTATAGTGTGGTATTCTATTAACTAAGTCTAGTATATTCCAACTTGATTTAATTAAATTGTAATATGTCGCAGCTAATTCCCTATAAGATACTAAGTCACCTTGTCTGGTATTGTATATAGTTCTAGAGCTTTGAGGTACTATAACCTTTTCATCATTTAAGAACTTGTACAAATCAAAATTTCCGTACAAATCTGTATTCACTGCATCCTATAAGATAGATACTATTTCTACAAGCGATAGTTCTGGATTATTTCCTTGAATATTCTTGATAACCTTTACTAAATCCTTTTCAGTTTTTGTCTTGGTTTGCATCGTAGCAAATATCTCTGGAGCTATAGATTGAAACTCTTCTAAATACTAAAGCAATTCAGCCTTCTTTCCAGAACTACTTGTAGCAGAATCCTCTTCATCAGATAGATTAACAAACTTAGTCTTGTAAGAATCAGAAGGTTTCTTTATTCCCATTCTGCGCTCTCTGGTAGAAACAGTAGCATACATTCTCTTAATAAGTTTAATTAAATCCATATCAGTCTGAGGAATACCTTGATTTAATTTCAGCCATACTGAAGCTAAAGTAGAAGTTTCATTGGCTTCATCAGTAATTCTCTAAAACTCATTCAAGTCTAGTTTAAAATCTAGCATTGAGTAATTGCTATTAGGATGTAATCTATTATAGTCTGCTATCTGGGATTTAATATCGCTAATAATCTAATTAATGTATTCAAATACATAATTAGTGTTCATATTATCAGTCTTAGGAAGTTCATACTGTGATAATGCTTCCATATATTTAGGACTATTTGCAGTTAGTGGTTCAGTTTTAGCCTTAATGAATTTTTGAACAAAATCTTTCAAGGATTTAGACTCTGAATCTTTATATATGTTTCCTAGCTTACTAATTATCCACATATATTCATTATTAGTCCTTCTTGGAGTACGACCTTCCGCCATCATCTCAGACATCATCTCAGCTTCAGCTTCCATAGCTTCAAACTAAGATTCCATAGCTTCTAATCTTTCCTCTGGAGATAAATTATCTTGGGGCTTTACAATTAGTTTAGAGAGGTCTATATCTCCATTTAGTATCTTAATAGCATTAGTTACCGAACTAGATTGATTTTTATATAAATCATTTCTACTATACTTGTCAATTAGCTCTACTACTGGACTTGTCATAAACGCCACAATATCCTTAAGATTGAAGCCCATCATAACAAGATGTAAGTGATATTTAGCTAAGTTGGTCCCAGCGTTAATCTTAGCAAGAATTAATTCCTTAGCATTATCTGTTGCCGCAGAAAGAATCTGAGAAATTAGCTAGTCGACGTACTTATCATCCATATCTATTTGTCCGTCGTAAGTAGAGTAGAACTCCTCTTTAATTTTCTAAGAAAGTTCTGGAGAGGCATTCCATAAATCGGGAATGTGTTTAACCACTACATTCATCAGCTAATCAGTTGCTCTTCCAGATAGTCTACTATAAGAATGATTCATCTTCAAGAAGAATTTATCTTTTTGATTTCCGTTTCTTAATACATTATGATAATAATATGTTAAATTGAACCAGTCCTTTTCACCATTAGCCGCAATACCAATAACATTCTTACCAACCAAGTTTTGATTCTGCATTACATATTTGGTAAGAGGATTCATCATATTTAGCTATTTAGTCTTTGCACCCTTAGGTGATTTATCAGCTTCTTTTTGTAAATCTCTCATTGTGATAGGAGAATATGCCTAATCTCGATTACGTATATTATGAACTACGTTTCTAATATTAGCACTAGCTACATTCTTATATGCCTACTCTCTCTATCTATAACTTACCTTATAATCCTCATGCTTCTAGATTTGTCTAATTAGTCTTCTTTTTTCATCAGCATTAGCTCCAGCAATATAGTTATATCTACCGTTGTTATTATCTATTTTATAAATTAGATTAGCAACTTTTCTTAATCTTTCTGGTCCAGATGATGCCAATATACTATTTAGTTCGTTCTCTATAGAGTACTACTCTCCCTCAACGACAATCAATTTATTTCCTCTAGGAAGTGGTAAAGTTTTACTTGCATCTACCATCTATTCAGATGAATAATCAAACAATGGACTCCATCCTATATACATACCATCATCACTAAATGATTGTCCCATTACGTATGCTTTATCAATATCGTAGTCAGAACCTTGCAGATAGGTCTAAATATAGCTTACATAAGCTGTGTTAGAAGTATCAGCAGTCCAACCTACACAAACCATAGGCATAAATGACTGAAGTGACTGGGCTGGAATACGAGAAGAAATAAAGTGTAAGGAGGTTAAGAATGACGAATACTATTTTCTATACTATTGTAGATACTCGTAATATCTATCCCGTATTTGTTTATATTGCTCAGAGAAATTATTTCCTATCAAAGCATTTCTTAATTCTATCATGTGTTGCTAGAATCTAGGAAGCTTTCTAATTTCTTCTGGAGTCATTAATACTCGTTTCTTAGACTCTTCATCATATCTCGTATCGTTACCAAAATCTACTAGACTGTTTGCTATAGTTCTCTGTAGTCCAGGATTTAATTCCACTCCTGTATTTACCTATATATCAATAAACTTATCTTGAGAGTATATATTATTTAATATTGAAGAAATCTAATGGTATGCATCTGAATTAAGAACATCCTAATCGCTACTTTTCTTGTCTAATGCTCTTCTTATATCCTAAATCGGAGCTATTTTATATAAGGTATAGTTAATCAGCTAATGTTCTCCATTAACTAATTCTGCCTTAGTATACTTGTATCTTTTAACATAGTCTATTCTCTGAAGAATATTCTCTACGTTTCCATTCTTATCCTAAACAAGTCTATATCTAGACTTATCAATCTCTTGATTACTCTAATCTAAGACTTTTCCATCTACATACTTCCAAGAAGATTGTATATATTTACCAATCTTTATTCCATCTTGGTGAGTATATATCTCGTTATTATCGTTTATATATTCCTAAGTATAATCGAATGGGTCTTCATAAATGTTTAGAGTTTCAACAAGATTACTGAAAGACACCAAGGTATGTTGACCATTATTCTTTACAAAAGCTAAATTATAGAATCCCGCCGGTATTTTAGGAACTTCAGTTTGTCTTCTGAAAAAGTTTTCTCCTTGGTCCATAATATCAGCAAGAGAAGCATCGCCAGTTTGGAATATATCCTTATACATATTACCTAATACTATCTCAGCTTCTGTATTTTCCAAACTTCCAGGAATAATGTCTATAACCTGTCCGTTCAATTCAAACTTTCCTTGGTCTAATAAGTCAAGAACTGCCTAAATCTCAGTTTGTTTAGGTCTCTCAGATTTCGGTAAATTCCAAGAACCTCTAATAATCGGATGGTCATATATAGTCATAAACTTAGGAGTATTGTCAACTGGGTCTACATACTGCCATCTAATCAAAGAGGGTTTTAGGTTATTAGGCTTAGTGACACATAACTTAAATTGAGTTCCTTCTAGTTCAGTCCTATTCTTGAAATTGTAATATGTTTCCATATCACTTAAATCAATAATCTACCCTGGTTCTCCTGTAGGATTAATTACTTGGACTATATCTGTGGGCATAAACCAAGACTTATCTCGTACCTATTCTGCCTACTACTTAGCATCTAGAAATAGGTTAACAAGTTGTCTATTGTACTCAGTAGTATCCTAAGAAGTAATGTTCATATATGGAATAGCAGAAGTATCTATCTTATCAGCAGATTCTCTTATCAAAGTAGCTAAATCGAAGCTAGCAATTCTTCTTTTACGCTCTCCGTACTTATTAGGGTCTACTCCGTTCTAGGCACACCATGCTTCTAATCCATTTCTCAGTTTTCCCTTGAAATCGTTTCTGGCTCTCTTTAATACGTCCTCAAAAAGATATTTTCTATAGGTTTTCGTTTTAGGGTCAAACATTTGAAAGTATTGGACAACATTATATCCTGGTGCCATAACATAACCAGAACCTGGATGTTTACGCTTAATAGACTTAGAATTGATTACAGAAGTGATGTTAGTAATAAACTAAGTATAGATACTAGGATCACTAAATGGAATCTTTAATCCCATAGATGAGTTATCCTTATTAATCTTAAACTCTTTGTTTATTTCTTGCTTAAGCTTCTCAGTTAAGTCCATATCACTATTACTCTTAGATTGGACTATCAACTTTCCTACTATCTTATAAAGCTAATACTTAGCTTTACTTGGGTCTACTGCGTAATCTTTAAAGTATCTTTGGATATTAGTTAATTCCTATTCTGAAGCCTAGAATGCAGATTCTGCAAGACCATAGTAAATCTCATTTACTGACTTGAAGTCTTTACCATAAGCTGCACAGGCAGCTACTACCTGAGAGAACTCAGTTAATTCAGAATCTACTACATCGTGGTCGGCATTTAGCTAAATGCCCAATCCCTAGATGTTAACCTAGAATGTATTTAAAGGATTATTATCCAACCACGCATCCGAGCTGTTTATGTTTTTTGCTCCGTTCTTTACAGCGGAGTTATTAAATACATATCCAATAAACTTATCTTTGAGAGGCTGGACCACATCTTTAACAGATGTAACCTTAGCATTAACCTTATGACCTACATTAATCACAAAATTAGTTAATACCTAGTTGCTAAATTCGGATGTTACTCCCTTAGCATTAGTACAGTTAATTCCTCCTAATGAAACAAATAATTCATACAAGCTGTCTATTGTATGCAGTCCTTCTGCGTATTCAGTGAAATGTTCTGACTAATCATTAAAGTAGTGATATACTTTATTAGAACCTTTCCCTAATACAGTTTCTACTGTAAAATACCCAGACCCATCTTTTCCGAAATCAGTTATCTGTACTACTTCCCCAAATTGATTCTTATAGAATAATTTTTCTCCTCCTAAAATAGCTTCTCTAAACCATCTAGAGACCTCTTCTTGGTCGTACATAGTTTGTTGAAACTGATTAATATTCTTAGTTAGGTCGATAGTACCATTCCAACGAATATTATGCATCTTCTTAAACATATTGTACTATGCAGAATTAGATTGTAATGACTATAGCATCATAGCATTAGTTTGTCCAAATGCTGCAAATTTAGCTAAGAATGATGTTAGGTCTTCTGTCTAATCATCCCAAATAGGCTTTCTGTTAGTACCTACTCTCTAGTCTCCAAGTGAGTTATTTTCTAGGATAACTTGAATAGGAGACATCTAAGCACTTCCATCCTAAGAATCTATAGAATCAGATTCTCTAAGATTATTTACCGGAGCTGCCATATCGTATACAACAGCAGCATTAACTTTAGTTGCAACTCCATTAATTAATCCCGTAAGTGGATGCTACAATGTAGCAGGAATAATAACGTTACGTTTGAACTAAGTTCCTTGCGCCGTATTAATGATTTCAATGATAGTCTTGTCGTAAATATCCTACATATTTGGATTACCATCTAAGTCATTTATAGCTCTAGCTTTAGAAAACTCCTCTATGAAGCGGTCTAAGGATTCAAACTTTATTTTATTTCCAACAAGTAAATTTTCTAATTCCTTGTTAGCAACATTAAGTTTTATAGGATTATCAGCCTATTTAATATTGCCTATAGCCGAAACAATTCTATTAAATAATGTTCCTTTTGCTTTGTCAGGATGATTGATTTCTGTTCCAGATAAACTAAGTCTTAGATTATTACTAAACAATCCTTCTATATAAAAGAATTTCTATAGGAATGGATTCAATATTCCATCTCTCTCTAGTAAAAGCTCTCCAGTATCTTTATTAATCCATTTATCAGCAAACTCCTTTCTATCTTTAACCTAAAGTATTTTGCTATCTGATAATAGCCTTACTGTCTAAGTAGCATTCTTTTCTTGGAGAGTATTAGAAATCCAAGAATTTAACTCAGAAGTAGAGTCAAATAGTCGGAAGTTTACTCCATATTCTCTAAGATTGTCTAAAAACAATTCCTATTGTTGTCTTAGGAACTTTCTTAGTCTAACTGAGTCATTATATAGTTTTGCATAAAAATCAGTAACCTCGTTAAGGTCACAGAATTTCTTTCTAGACCTGTAATCTTTATCTTTCTCTAGCTCTATCTTATCAAGATTATACTAGTTATACCAATATGCTAAATTAGTTAATTCTGATTCAGTTCTATTTCTTAAGAAAGTTCTAACATTATCTAATCTATTAGACTAAAATATGTCTTCTGCTTTCTTGAATTTCGCTCCCTACTGAGTAGATAAGAAATTTATTAGCTTCTCCATTTTAGCTACTACGTTTGCCTGAATCTAATTGTGTGCAGAGAAGAAGGTATTTTTGTATAAATCAACAAACTCCTAAGAATTGTCTGACATCAGATTCATAATATTATCGCTAAACATTGATAAGGTAGACATATAATTTAGGAAGTTAGTCTTATCAGAATATACTGTAGGCTAGAAGCATATCTTGCCAGTTCTTAAGAAGGAATTATAGAATTTATCCAAGATAGCGTGCTAGAATAGCTCAGAAGAAGACATATCCCTAACCGATTTAACATCACCTATGGGTGTAGTTATTTCACCATCAATTACTGGGTCTATATCTATAGCATCTATATTCTAAACGAATAGTAGAGAAGACGCTGCACCTCCTTGTTGACGTTGTTTATGAAGACGTCTATTTAATTCAGATCCCAATCTCGATATACTATAATTTGATACACTAGCTCCTGCCTTATTGAGAGAGGTTGACCTTACTGACCTACCAGAAGCTTCTACACTACTTCTAGCTAAATCGCTCAGAGCCTTATCTCTAGTTGTAGCTGGTTTAAAGTAAACTCTATTTGCTTGTATATCAAATATATCTGAGGATGGCTTCTTAGATTCTCTATTGAATAAGCTAGTATACTTAGAGTTCTCCATCAAATACTCCTTCATATCCTGATCTCCGGCAAGTTTGATTTGATTATCAATGTCAGCAGTTCTAATTGCTAGCTTAAGAAAATGATTCAGATAATTTTTAGAGAATAAATTATTCTTTGGGTCGTATTTGTATTTATCTTTATACCCCTACAGAGTTTCTAGCCCCTTGTCGGATAAGAAGTTAGTATCCAGATAATAGTCAAACATTTCCAACAGATTGTTAAATACTGTTTCGTATTCGTTTAATAAAGCCTTGTTAGTAAGAACTTTGTTGCTAAACTCTCTGATATTAATATCTGCTAAAACATCTAAGATAGGAACTTCTTTACCATTTATAGTAACGGTTGAGTTCTCTAACTCTAGGTTATCCATAGTAGAAAATAAACCCTCTATATTAGAAGCACCTTGATTATATTTAAAACCAAAGGTATACATAGCTCCTTCCTTTCCTGGAAGTTCTACTTTAGAAATAAACTTGCCTGACTAATCAGGAACGGAGGTATAGTTATACTTAGTAAGTCTATCTTCTCCGAGTTTATTTATCTGTCTCATTTTACTCTTGAATGTAATTCTTTCTACAGAGTCAAATAAGTCAGAATCCCAATTGAATTTTTGCTTTACCTAAAAAGCTGCTTTAGAGTATTGTAAATTGCAATCTATATAATTATTATTAACATTTCTATAAATAATAGCACATAAATCTGAAACTGTTTCTAGGAACTTGGTTCCAAATTTCAAGCTATCGTTTACCCTTCCTAATTCTATAGAAATGTTAGAGTTAGGATTGTCTTTATTTAGTACCTCATTATAGAATGAATAGAGAATATTTTTATGTTGTTCTGATAGTAGATTTTCATTTCTCATGAAGTCTATCATTCTACCTCTAGAGTTCTATATGGCCTAAGGCTTAAATAAAATCTCTAATATATCAATAATATTATCTAACACATTAACATTTTGAGTGTTTATGAGGTCTTTTAACACTCCTATAACTGCTTCACTGTTGCTAGTTTCGAAGTTAATATTATTATTTAATATATCTGATAATAAAGACTGCCATGCCTACATAAGAGAGGTCATATCTAAAGTTTGCGGAAGTGGCTAATGTGATTCATTATATTTATAAATGAAAATAGTGTCCAGCATATCTTTTACGTTAGTACTAGTATGAGCTTCACTTCCTTCATTGTTTGCAGTTTCCCATCCAGCCTTCTAATGCGAGTGAGATTCTCTTAATTTGTACTTCTAAGCAGCCTATCTTTGAGGCTCTACATTGTTCAGAAATCCTCGTTCTATCCCTATACTACCTCCTAGTTTCTATGCTAATAAATCATCAAACTGAGTTAAAGTAATATAATCATTTACATAGTTTAATAAGTCATCCTTTGGATTTTCTATTTCTTGGATAATCGGAAGGACTTCATCTTTGAAATCAGCTCCTCTTTCTATCTCCTTTAACAACTTATCTTTAATTTCAAGATAATAGTTAGAGAATCTATTTGCTAGAAATAGTTGAGTTTTGGCTTCCGAATTAGTATAGTTAGTGCTATACTTATTATTAAACCATGTATTGAGTTTAGGATTATTTAGTATAGTCTTAATTCTGTCTCTTATACACATCTCCGAGCCCACGAGACAGGCAGAAATCTC